AATCAGTCATAAACCGATACTTTATGCTTCCTTAATCCGCCACATCGCCAAGTTGCGAACCGTTATAAGCAAGCTGCTACGTTCCTGCTCCGAATGAAAGTTCCCCATTGTTCAGCCATACTTTTTGCCACTCCGCTAAAAGTTTTTGAGCTTTCCTTTTGACTTATATTTACAAATTGGTATTTCTGCCCTCGTTTCTTACCTCCTGTATTGCTCGGTAAATACGGCTTATAGTTGCTTTTAATGTCAGTCGGTTTTAATAGTGGCAAATTTTTCAACCACAATAAAGTTCTTTTGCTGTATTCGTGTCCATATTCGTATGGCTGTATCGCTTGGCTATGTTTTGGCAATTCAACCACTTTTAAAGGCGTTGGATTTTCAATAGCAATATATTCAATAGGTGCGTTAAGTAGTTTCAAAAACAAATCCTTCGCTTCCATTGCCTTTGCATATCTATCTTGGCACAAATTACCTGCCGTTGGATACATCCATCTTGCTCCAGCCCTACTCATATAAGTACAAGGTGGGTGTGCAATCATCATATCATATTTACCACTATAAGCCTCTTTTACTGCATCTCCTACAATATGCCATTCAGGTTTACCACCGCTACATTCTTGTAGGTCGCAACTATAAGCATCAAATCCTAATTCTCGGAAAGCTCTGCAAACTTCTTGGCTCTCCTCACAAGCTATTAATATTTTCATTTCAATTTAAGTTTTTCGTTAATAATCCGCAGCCAGCTTATAACAGCGGTTTTGTGCTATTTGCCCATCAATATTTGTGGTAAACTTGAAACTTTGTGCAAGGGCAAACAGACACAAAGCCGCAAAACGTTATGTGAGATTGCTCCAAATTGATTTCATAAGACTATTTCGCCATCAAATCGGCTAACTCTTTTTGCTTTCTAATAATTTCTCTTTGTTTAAAATCTTCTTTGTTCAAATCATAATATTTTTTTATAATTGAATCGTAATTATTAAACACTTCTTTTGCGTTTTCTAATTTAAAGTAAAGGCTTTTGTTTGCGCTATCACAATAATCAGGATTAAACGATTTTAATTCAAAAAAGAATTTTTCAAAGAAAATAGTTGGATAATCCCCACCAAAAATATATGCTCCAGTAGGATAACTAAATTTAATAAGTCTTTCTCCTTTTGGTTTTTTACCATTATCCTCCCAGCTTATTGTTGTTCTTTCGCTATCAATAAAAGTTAGATGTACATTGTTTTTCAATTCTTGATACTGAATGTTATTTATTCTTTTTTCGTCAATTTCAAGTCCGTAAACCTCTTTTAATTCCAATCCAAATAAATGGTTATTGGCTTTTAATTCTAAATCTTGAAAATCAAAATTTAATAAATCTTTGTTCTTTTTAGCGATTTTCAAAATGCTGTCATAAATCTTTTTTGTTTCTTGTAATTTCATAACGTTTAGTTTTAAAAACCCACAACCTCACATAACAAGTGTTTGGCAAAAAAGCGGGTTCGGTTATTAATTTAAAATCTGTTTTGTGTCTTTATAATTTAGGCTTAATCGAAGTTTCGGGCATTTTTAACCGCTTCTTCGCCAAGCACTAGGACGTTAGCAGTAACTTTACCAACTAACTCGAATAAAATCGCCTTGTCTTTGGTCTAATGTTTCTTTAACATCAAATCCCTGTGCTTTTAACCATTTAACAACTAATTCATCGTAAAGGTCTGAATCAAATGTGGTTTCCCTTTTCCCGTAAGAAGCAACATTTTTTAATCTTCTTTTTATTTCTTCAAGTTTTGGGGAATTTTGACTTTCTGAAATAATCTGCAATTCTTTAATAAAATCCATTTTTCTATGTATGTTTTAAAAATATGTATAGAGAATTACTTTTTTCTATACATTTCGATTAATAAATAAAATATCCTTCCTAATGCTAAAAGTATAAATGGAATTGTCCAAAAATATACCCAACAATTAATCTCTTCTTGTATCGACATAAAAGCTACTGCTAACAAAGGTTTGGCGCAATAAAGCCACAACCTTCTTATTAATATTCTTGTTTTTCTAAGGCTTTACTTCGCCAAGCCTCTGGACGTTATAAACAATAAATAACTAATCTTCGTCTATATCGTTATGAAATAAATATTCGTCTGTTTCGCAATCAGGACAATTTCCATCTATTAAATCTTCACTGTCTAAAAAAGAATTACATTGTCTACAAATAAATTCTTTATCTTTATAATCTTTACTAAATCCCATTTTTTTACTGTTTATAACATCGGTTTTGCTCTATTGCGGTTTAGTGCTTAACCAATCTTCGGTTTGTGTTTGTTAATTTTGTTTTTTAACTCAATAATTTAGGATTACTTTTCCGCAACAAAGCAAAGCCTCGAAACGTTATATGAGATTTATTCTAAACTTGGGGCACCCAAACTAAATTAATAAAATCTGTTTCAAACCCTTCGCTTTCAATAATAGAAACAAAATCATCCTTTACAACAACTTTATAAAAATCAAAGTTTTCATTTAAGTAATCCTCTAAATCTTTATGATTATTTGCAACTAAAATAATATCGTTACAAAAATTTCTTTCGTATTTAAACAGTAATTTATTCATATTTATATAAATTTAAACCTCATATAACAGCAGTTTTGCGCAAGTGGCAGTTTGTTTTATGCCTGTTATATTTCGGCTTGGTTAATAATTATTTTTTATTTGTTATCATTGTTTTTAAATCGTGCCACCTTCGCAAAGCTGGCAACTCGTTATCCTATAAAAGAAAAAGTAATTAGTCCCACTAATATAATAACTCCTGCTAAAAATGTTTTTCTACAATACATATTATTTTATTTTTTTACAAATGTATTAATTATTTATTTGATGTGCAAATGTTTTCTCTGTTTTTTTTTACCTTTTTTCGCGCAAAAATTCCAAATTTAATTGTTCTACAAAAGCAAATAACTCTTCTTTTTCTTCCTGAGAAGGTTTTCTCCAATGAGAGAAGATTTTTAAATCTGCTTCTATTAATTTTTTTTGCGCCCAAATTGACAATTCTTCGCTATGTTGTCCATATTCTAATTTTATTAGTTTAGGTTGAATCTTAATTGCATTCTGTTCTCCATGATAAAGAGAAACACTTCTTGTATATAGATTTACTGCGAATCTTGTCATGTTTTTTTATTCAATTAGTTTTCTAATTCTTTGAGCTTCTTCATAGTCTTCGTTTTCTAAAGCCTTTTTAAGTTTTAGTTCAAGAGTGTACTTATCATATAAATTTGTAAATAAGCTTTCCGGCTCTGTATAATAGTCCCACCCATTTTGCCAAATATCAAAAGCAACTTTAATTAACTTTTCTTCTCTAAACATTCTTATATAAGATTCCTCTAAATTTTTCAAATATATCATCCCATTTGCTACTCCAATAAATTGTAACTTATCTCCAATATAAGAGCGGTCTCCATATCCATCTGATGGGCTCACCCTTGTAATAAAACTACCTTTTTCAATTTCTATTATATTTTTCATAACTATTAATTTGAATGTTGATTATTATTTAAAAACGTTTCAACTATTGTGTAATTTTGTGATTCCACATCAAAAACTGAAAGAAACATATCAAAAGGATTGCCCTTTTTCAAATCTTCAAAATGAATACGGCTTTCTAATTTTGTTGAAAAATAAATATTTTCTCTTTCATTAGCTTCACAAACGGTTATCATATAAGGATACTTCATAGCTTATTTCTTTTTTAAAATTTCTGTTGATAGTCCCAACTCGGCGCGTTTTAAATCGACTGCTAATTGAGCTGCTCTTATTGTTTCATGTGAGCCACAGTTATAAGGAGTGTTCTTATACATGAACCTTCCCATGTAAGGCTTCTTATCATTTTTTCTTGGCGCGAGTTTTATGTATTTTGGTAGTTTTTCTTTCATAAAATTAAATATTTATTGAAGTGTTGTAAATGACATTGTTTAAATTTTCTACCACTTCCACAACTACACTTATCATTTCTACCTAACTTTTTATAGTTTATATTGTAATCATTTAATATCTTCTGTGCCTCTTTTTTAGCCTCTTCTCTTACTTGTTTGTCATGTCTATCAATTTCATCTTGTCCCGCATCGCACTCCACAATATTTTGAGAATAAAAATCGCCCATTCCCATAATAGCTTCCATACCAAATCCCGTCATAAAAGCCCCGTATATTCCTAAAGTATCTTTAGTTTTCTTTTGTTTATATCGGTCTCTTTGTTGTTTAATTAGTTCAGGTTTTACTTCTGAAGGTTTATAAGGTGTATAGATTGCATTACATGTGTCACATTCTAATTCTTTTTGAACATTCCACGAATGGATTGTGAAATTACTGCAACATTTACAATATGTTCTATGTTTTTTAGGAGGTGTTGGCATAGTTACTTTCTTTTACGTTTATTTTTCAAACAAGTTTGTCTGTGTTTTTCATAGTTTTTACCGCCACAATCTTTATAAATTTGTTGTAGGGTTCTTTTTGTTGGAAGTCCTAAAATTAAATAGCTCATAATTTCGCGTGAGGACTCGTTCCTCGTTTAAAAAAGTTAAACAGAAAAATACTTCTCAATAATAGGAATCAATTCCAAATTAAGTTTATGTTCATTTGATTCTCTTAATGCTTCAATAAATGCTTCTGCAATAAGTTGTCCATCATATTCTGCTTTAATAGCTATTTCTTTTCCGAGTGCTGTTGATAGGTTCATAATTTCTTATTTTATTAATACTTCTTCAAGCGTTACTGTTTGTCTGTTTCTTTTTAAATTTTTCATTCCGCGCAACCTTTCATTAATTCTCTCTTTTAAAAGCTCCCTAACTTCATTTGAAGGCTTCCAATCGTTTAAAAGATGTTTAGGTAGGTCTTTATAGCTCTCACTATAATCAAGTGTCTGAAAACGTCTTAAATTAGCTTCCTTAATTAATTCTTTATGGCGCGAAACTAAAAACTGCAAACGAGAATAGAAAAAAGTGATATGCCCGCTAGATAATTTGAACACATCTGTTTTATTTTCTATCTTAGCTTTCCCGCTTTTTACAGTATTTAATATTCTTGGCAATTCTCTTATTTCCGCTAATAAATGAGCGTCTGTCAGTTCGTAGGGTGCTATTGCAGCATTAATTCTTGTCATAATTTTTAAATCTTTGAATAAAATACTCACCCAACCAAATAACCGATGATAATAAATGTAACCAAGTGTACATATCTCTATCGTTTTCTAAATCCCACGCGAAAACAAAAAAGAAAAATATACCTGTTAATAAAGGAAATAATGTTTTCATTTCACTAAATTTTTAAAATTATTAACTTCTTTCTCAGTTTTTACGGCGAAAGTTTCTCCTTGCATTACACAATCTTTAAATAGTTCTGCTTGTTTTTTGGTGCAAGGGTTTGATAGTTGAACCCAATATTCTCTAATATCGTTTTCTGTTATCTTTTGTTGTTTGATTGCTATTGCTATGTGTTTCATAATAAATATTGTTCAGCTTCATCAATTGTGTCGAACCATTTATAATATTCAATCCTTTGTATTTTCTCTGTTTCAAATTCTTTTTCCGCGACTTTTCCGAAAAGATTTTGTACAAATCTATACTTTTTAACTTTTGTTTTCGGCGTATTGTTTAGGTGTTTCCATACTGTTACTTTTTAACCTTTAATACTTTACCTGTTGGTTCTTTTCCGCAAAAGTCTAAACCTCTAAATACTCCATCTGTAAATAGCTCAGCTTCTCTTCTTGTTTTAAATGAATATAAACCTTCTAAAAGAAGTGAGTTGTAATGCCAAATTGTTAGTGCGTATGTTTTCATAATGTTTTTAACTTTTCTCTAATGTCATATAATTTACATCTTATTTCGTAACTGTCTGTTCCAAAATCTTGAAATAGCTTTTTACCTATACTTTCTAATTCTTTAATTATGTCTTCCATAAAATTAATTTATTTGGTAAATAATTTCTTTTCTGTTTTTTGCACTTCTTATTTGGAGGGTCGCGTTTTCTTTTTCGCATACCTCTTTAAACTCATTCGCCCACTCTTTTAATCTGTCAAGTTTTTCGTATGGTATAAGAATAGCGTACATTAAGTTGGGAGCAAATGTGAATTCTCTTAAACTTGATAAGGCTTTAAAAGTATTATTCTCTTTGGTTTTCATGTAAACCATTAGATTACAGTCTGTTGTTTTCATAATATTTCAGTTATTTCGCCGCCAAAGAAATAAAAAAGACAGCAATTAATATTCACTTCAAATATAATAATAATTTTCTATTCTACAAAATAAAAAGATTACAATTAATTCGGTTGATAAAAATCTACATCCAATACTTCGCAAAACTCCCAATTACCTTTACTTACAAAATCATAAATATCAGGTTCATTTTCGCTTTCTGAATTGTTTTCTTCTTGATATTTATCCCATTTCTCACAAACTAAATCGTAATTGTGTTCTTGTGTTAAAACAGTTCCTACTATTTCTTCACTAAATTTATCGTATAATTGTATTGCTTTCATAAGTTTTAGTTTAAAGGTTTATAATATTCTTTTTCGCCACGAATAAAAACTAAAGAAGGAGCTCCAACTTTATTATTCTCATAAAAGTTAATAATTTCATACCCCATATACTTCTTTAAATCTTTTTTAGAATATTCTTTACAATGTTCTAAAGTATCTGTTGGGTTTTCTGTTAACCACTTTTTTATTTCTGTTTTTATTTCTTCTTTGTCGAATTTTTCAAACCATTTTATAGGTTGGTCTTTTTCTTGACTGAATAATAAGTGTGCCATATTACTAATTTTTATAATCTAACATTTCCTTTTTAGTAACTCTATCAAAACCGTAAAACTCTAAAAAGTCGTTAATATGTTTTGCTGTTGTATTGCTAAACCAACCGTAAACGCTCATTTTGTTTGTTTTGTGGTTATAACTTGCTACTCTTTTACCATAGCTTATTAAGTCGCTATAATGGTCGCCGTCTGAATTTACATATTCGTTTACGTGGTTATTCTTTTTGTTATTGATATAAAATGTTTTCATAATCTAATTAAATTTAATAGGTTGACTTTCTACTTTTTATTAACTTTCTATACTCGTTTTTCATAATTTCGCGGGTAAAAGAATTAAAAAAAAGATTTACTATAAACAAAAGATACAATCTCTAACAAAGAAACAGTAACAGTTTCCTGATAAACATATTCCTCTGAATAATCAAAGAATATAATAACATCCTTACCCATTTCTGTAAAATCATGAACAGATTGTTTAATGTTAAGATGCTCTTTACAATAAGATTCTAATAGTTGTCTTTTCATAACATGAATATTAAACCGATAACAAATAATTGATAAATTAAAGCCGCTCTAAGTACATTATGATTAATACTTTCAAAGTCTTCTACTAAATGTGGGGAAAATATACCAACAAAAGGGGTGAATAAAATTAAATATTTCATAGCTTTAATTTTGTTTTTGGGGGTAACTTACCGCCCTTACATTAATAATCCTTTAAAACGTTTGTAAATGGTATTCTCGTCTGTTTTTACAATCTTTTCTATTAGTGGAATAAACTCGCCGCAAAAAAGGAATAAAACAGAAAAGAAATACTTTATAAAGATAATAAATAATTCCAACACTACCTACAATAAGATAGTAATTTATTTAAAAAACCCCTAACTTATATTCAATATTTTGTCTACTTTGTAATTCTGATAAGTGTAATTCAACTTCTACTAATTCAGAATTAACATAAGTAACACTCACAACTTGTAATTTATCAAAAGGTGCTTCATAACCTTGTTCAATTTTTACATATTCCCCTACTCTTGGAATAACTTTAAAATTAGAAGGGAATTTATTTTTAAACTTGTCTATATTAGTTTTAAATATAATTTTCATAATACTTTATTTTAATTGGTTAAAACTCGCCGCAAAAAAGAATTAAACAGAAGATAAACTAAACACAAACAGTTAACAACCCATAACTATTATAATAACAACTAATAGGAGGATAACTATTTAAACTATTGATATCAGATACAACCTTCTGAATATTTATATTATAACAAGATACATTACTCTTTATACGAACTTCTGTAATAGCTAACCTCTTTTCTTCAAATAAGGATTTAATAATAAAATCTTTGTACTACTTTTTATCGTTATTCAATAAATATTTACTGTTTCTCGTGTTACTGTTAAATGCAATTGTTATCTTAACGTTTATTTCTTTATTATCCACTTCTTACCACTTTTTACCACGATTTACCCTAAAAGTACTTTGAAATGCAAAGTGGATTTTTGGTGGGTGGTGGACTACCGACCTTATTAAACCTCATGTAACCCCTTATAAATCAAGACATTAGGGATAATATCTTTAAATCTTCTTTCATCTCCAAGAGCATTTGCATAGCGTCTTTATAGTCTTCGTTAGATATAGCTTCTGTTATTATATCTATATCGTTTATTAGTTTGTTTAGCATAATCTTTTTGTTTTTAGTTTTCTTTTGCGCGGAATTCCTTAAATATGGGATTCTCTCTAAGACTTATATAGAGCATTTTTCCCAAGATTAAGGATTTCTTTTTAATCTGCCAAACATTCTTTCAATTTCACCTCTTCCAAAACAGCTAAGAATAAGTTTCTTTTATCTTTTGCTGTTGGCTCTTCCCAATTGTCCCACAATAAACTGTCGTTTGTGTGTTCTCTTAATACTTCAATCTCTCCATTTATTTCTATTTCGGCGCATTTATAATAAGAGCCTCTTCCGTTACCTCTTTCCATAAAAGCATTGTGACAGATGATTTTTCCCTCTATACTGTTATTCTTTAATAACTGAGCTACTTTCTTTATAAAGGCTTTACTACCTCTTTCGTTGTAGTTGTCGTATATGTAGTTTGTTACTGAAAGTTTTTCTGTTGTCTTCATAATCTTTTTGTTTTAAGTTTTTTTTCGCGCCCAAACCTGAATCGAACAAGGTCGTACCTATTATTTCAGTACTCTACCATTTAAGGGCTTTTTAAATTATTGTTTTTGATATTTTTCTATTTCTGCGCCGTTTCCTATCTCAGCCGTTAACTTGTGAGCCTCAATTTTAGCGTACAAATTACCATGTACAGAATGGAATTCACCGTGGTAACGTTCAGGGATAAATAGACTGCCTTGTGTGTTTTCTGTTGTTGGTGTACTGCATCCTATCAAACTGAATAAGAGCGCAAATAGTATTAATAGTTTTTTCATAATTGTACTTCATTAAAGATTATACGTTCTACTTTTTGGAGTTCTTCTCCTTTTAAATTTTCTTTTGTCGCGCGGTATTCAATTTCTGCTTGTGTGTCTTCTTTTCCGCGCCAATAGCCTAAAAAGAAACTGCTCACTACTAACACAAGTAATAAGCCTATTAAAGCGATTTCTTTCATACCTAATTGAATTTTTTATTATACTCTTTACTTACTTGTTCATCTGTTAGGCTTGTAAGATAGTTAAATCTTTCTAAACTTCTTTTTTCGCTTAGTAGTATAGCTGTTAATTGCTCTGTTCTGTTCATAATTTCTATTTTTTAATTTTCTTTTTCCGGCGAAATTTATAGCAATACCACAAGACGATTGATGTCTTTTCTACGCAATACATAAAAAGTCTTGAAACCTCTCTCAACTTTTACGTAACTGCATTTTTCTTTTTGCATTGCTGCCCGCATTCCTGATACGCTCCCCGCATTTTCATACACTACTAAAGTAAGCCTTTCACTTTCTGTTAGTGGTTTGTCGTCTATAAATATAGTTTCCATGATTTTATTGATTGGTGGTTAAAACTCTTTCGTAGGCTTTTGTCATTTTGTCGTTGTCGGCATAATGTACATTTTTAATTTTTAACATCCATTCGTTAAAACCGTTTACTTTGGTTTTATTTACCGTTGATAATATTTTGATTGTCTTCATCTTTTTTGCGCGATTTTATAAATTATTTTAATTTTATAACGTTACATTATTTGCTAATTTTTCTGCAATTACTTCGCTTTTTAGTAAATAATCTACATAATCGACAAAGGCACAACGAATATCCGTACAATACTGATTTTGTGTATAGGTCTTTCTGTAATGCTCTTTAAATTGTGGATGATTTTCCCAAAAAGATGCGCGTATTTCTTTAAATGTTTTCATAATATTAAAGGTTTTCTTTTAATGTAAAAAATGCGTTTGATAAGTTATTCCAATACTCAGATAAAAATACGTCTTCCTGCTCTTCTGTCTCTATTTTATAACCCGCGTTTTTTGCATTTTCCAATATTTCAAAGTTATAAAAAGGAACAGTTAAAACAGAAGGAAGACCACGCAACCACTCAGAAAATAAAAATCTTTCGCTCTGGCGTTTGTTGTTTTCGTGTACGTATTCACGCTTGAAAATATTGTACAAAGTTTTAATTTTGTCGTACAAATAACCATCGTTGTTGATTCCGTAACCGTCAAAATTAATATTGTCTAAGATGGTTTTTTCAAAGAAAGTATAAACAGTTGTTTTCATAATGATATTTTTTAAATGATTAATTAATGTAAATTTAATGAATTTTTTTTTGATTGTGCAAATAAACTTCGTATTTATTTTAAAGTTTTAAATTTGTGCCGTTGTTGTTATCGCTACAAATAAAGTCTTTACTTTCAACGGCTCAGATTTTTATTAGCTTCTTAGTGCCTGACCTGCTCCGTTTACTAATTGTTTAAAAATGGTTTTGATTGCTTGCATAATGTTAGTTTTTAGTGTTTAACTGTATTTTCTTTTTTTGGCGATACATTTAAAGAAACTAACTCTTTTTTATCTTCATCATAGCACGAAAACTGATATAATTTTTCTGCAAAGTCATTATCTTTTAAGAAAGAATTATTTCTTTTATTTCGTCTTTTTGCCGTTTCCACCATTTCACACAACCTTTCATAATTGTTGTAAAATGTATTGTAACCGAATTCTTTTAATATGTCAATAACTACGTTATTTAACGACTCGAATTTATGTCTATCTTGGAAAGTTAATTGTTTCATAATTTCGCGGATTAAAAAGTTAAAAATTAAAGTTTTCAAATAAAACGGCTATAAATAAAGCCACTAAAAAAGCGATAAACAAATTTCTATTAAAGTTTTTCATAATTAAAAATTTGTTAGTTGTTCCCCACAATCTGACAATCTATAAAAATCTATTGAATAGCTATTTTGTTGCATACAATTACAACCGTCGAAATAACCTTCGCATTCTTTGTAGTCTTCCGCTTTACCTGTCCATGCAGTATCAAAACGTAATAATTCGGACGCTTTTAATTTCTCTTTGTTGTTATTTTCGTTTATAAAAATAGCATTCCCTTTTTTACTAAAATCTAAATTATATTTTTTCATAATGTTAATTTTTAAAAGTTTTTGTACAATATTGTACTTTAGTCCCCTTTGTTCGTTTCGCTCGAATAAACTAAAAACTATTTAGCAAAGGGATTGTATTATTTTTCTTTGCCCGCATTCCACCGACAACAAAAAATAAAAATTAATCTTTTTTTATTTCTAATACTTCAATAATATAAGGGTTGTCCGTTGGGTTTAATTCGTCGTAATAGTTTTCCCAATCTTCTGGAGTAGCAAAGTCTTTTGCTACAACGTTACCGCAATAAGAATAAATAACTGTTATCATCTTTTTAAATTTTAATTAAACAAAATTAACTATACAAATATAAAAATAAAATTTAAATTACCAAAGAAAAAAGTAATAAATTTAAATTTTAACATTTGCAGTATTTTTAGAACGTTGCGCAATAACAACATAACAAAGATAAAAATTATTTTTAATATACAAAACAGTTTTATTAAAAATTAGAAATTTAGAATTATTCTAAATAAGTAAAATAATTTGCATATTTAAAAAGTTTTTTGTATAATAAACGCGCACGCCTGTACATATTATTAAAAGCCGCGAAAAAGATAAAGATCAGTTAAAAACCAATTACAAGCCACACAATAAAAGATAAAGTATATAAACATACTCAAGTATTAAAACTTTGAGAAAGTGCCACAAATGAAAAATTGAATTATGCAAATAAAAATTGTTAAATTTTTGTACCTGTAAAAAATAATTAATATACAACTGATTAAGATAATTTATAATAAGAACAAATAAAAATAATAAGGTAGTCTTTAACTTTTTGCCGCGCATAAAAAATAAAACGATAAAAACAAATAAAACCGTTAAAAGTTATCAACAAAAAAACATTTCTAAAATGAAAATCAAAAAACTGATTTTGGAAATTTGGAATTAGTCTAAATAAAAGTAGGCGGGTATGGAGTAAAAGCGTCCGAGATTTGGGGAGTCTGTTGTATTAGTACCAACTCACATATTCACGTATAGCTATTTTTTAAACAGGCACACATTCACGTATCATACATTTTTAAAAGTTCTCCCCACCAAATTTAAATCTTTTATATAATGACTTTTTCACTACTAACAATTTTATTTTTTAATCACTCCCTCTCAAAAACACATACAATTATCCTTCTTGCATCCAATAACATTAATCTCCACACACTTTAAACCAATTAAGCTAAGAATTAGCCTTTATAAGACGTTTTTACTTAAAAGTGATAGTTAGATATATTTGATATAAAAATAATGGCTTAAAACGAGTGTAACGAGTAAGTAACGAACGAAGTGAGTAATCAATGAATTAAATTAAAAAAGAACATCCCCACACCAATTAAGATATGAGGATGGGGGGTCTAATTAATTGCAATGCCTTTATTAGGTTCAATTGTTAAATCGTATAAGTCTTCTTTTAAGATATTTAGATTACTTATTAAGTATTGTGTTCGGTGTTGTGCTCTGATTATTTCTTTTAATAAACCTTCTCCTGTTATTTCAGGGTCTATAATAAAATCTCTTGGATTTGGAACATCTTTTGAAATTATTTCTCTTAATGAGTGTAATTCATTCATTATTTGTCCTAATCTGTTGTTTATTTCTTCTTGTGTGTTTTTAATGTTTTCTAATGTCATTTTATTTCTGTTTTTAATTTATTTCCGCCAAATTTAAATAATAGTCTTCTACTTCAGACATTTGTCTTAAATATCTTTTTTCTAATTGTTGTATTCGTCCCACCAAAGAAAAGGTATCCTTATCATCTTCTCTTGGAATGTTTAAATCATCTAAATATTGGTGGGCACATTCTACTGCTTCTTTATAGTAATTATTCATTTTTATATTTCTGTTGTTTAATTCTTTTTCGCGATTTTAAATCTTAAATTATTTATAATGTATGTTTTATTTCCCCAACACTCTACTTCAATTGTAGCCACGCTTTCTATGAATTTAAATGTTTCATCAGATACATTTATTTCTATATATTCCTCAATAGGTTCATAGCTCGGTTGAAATAGATTTAGCCCTGTACTACAAAACTCGTTCATTATCTCTTCAATAATCCTTGTATCAGGAGGAGTTAAGCTAATAAACTTCCCTGTTTTTGTTATTAGTGTTTTCATATTTAAAATATTTCACATAATATTGGATGTCCTTTTTTATAAACTCTTTTTATTTTTGTTTCGGGCGGTAACTCTTTACATTCTGAAACGGGGAAACAACCATTCTCAGGATTATCTTTGTCAATGTAATAATCCTCATGTAATTGTTCTGCTTCAATTTCGGTGATTACATCCTCCGCATCTTCTCTCCAAAGAATTACATTTTTGTTTAATTCTGATTCTGGTAAATTGTTACAGAAATCTTTTAATTGTCTAAAATTCATTTTCTATCGTTATTAAATTTAACTATGTACTATACAAAATGGATTACTACATGTCTCAGGGTGCTGTGTACAATGTGTGTTTCCTTCTTCTGTTTCTACGTCTTTTCTTTTCATTGTTCTATTGTTATTATATTTAATCTATTAGCTCTCTTTAAAAGTTTTTTAATTGTTCTATATGTTTGTTTCCAATTAAATCTTTTTCTTTCTAATTCTTCTGAGCACTCTTTTTTAAATTCTTTTTTGCCGCAATTTAAAAAGAAGTCTATATTGTCATAAAAACATTCTTCTGCTCCAATAGTTCCTGTGCTCACTTCAATATATCCAAAGTTAATAAGTTTCTTTTTATGCTTCTTTAAGTTTTCTTTTACGGAAATTGATAATGTTACATCGTCTAAATGTAAATTTACTTCTGTGTGTATTTTATCTTTCATAATTTTTCTTTCACTTCCTGTCTGTTTTCTTCAAACTCTTCTTTTTATTTAATTTTTTTAATTTCGCGCGAAAAAGAGTCTTTAACAAACAATCTTCTTTCTTCTTGGACAGCTAATTCTTCTTTCTGTTTCTTTAAGTTGTTTATTTTCTCCGTTTAATTCTTTTTCTTTATTATTTGCGCAATTATGCACTGAGAAAAGTAGTAAAATCACTACTACTATGTAAATCCAATTTTTTTAATATTTTCTTTCATTATTTTATTTTAAAATTTCGAGAAATAAGTCACTTAATCCTTTTATTTATAAGGCTTGACACTCTGTTGCGTATATATATATATAATAATTACCTGCAAGTGCTACATTGGTGCTTTGATTAAACATTTTCATTAGAAAAATTATTAAAAATTTCCCCACCTTTTAAAAAAGAAAAAATATGAGCAATCACATCAACAGTCCACCCGTTTCCTATTGCTTTATATCTTTGCGTGTCGCTGAAACCAATTGTGTAATCAATTGGTAGAGTTTGAAGTATTTCACATTCCTTTGGTGTTAATCTTCTTAATATACCGTTGGATTCTACAATCTGCCCTTCTCTACTATTACTATTATTTTTGTAATATGTTGCAAACAAACATTTAGATTTATTAGCAACTAAATCAAACCCTTGTTTTTCCCTTACTCGTTCCACAGCACGTTCTGTTAAATAATACTTTTCATCAACATCGGTTTCAATTATATTTCTAAAATCCAAACCTAAATCAATGGGTTGTTTTACATTCGGTATATTAGTCCAATACAATCTATTACGTCTTTGATGGCTTAATAATGCTGAATTTATCTTTATAGGTTTTACCCCCAATGCTTCTGAGATTAAATCCTCCCATTCTTTTTTCATTACAACATTTTCAAGTAAAAAGTATTTTGGTTTAGTTTCATTTAAAACTCTTACATATTCCCAAAATAAACCACTCTTACCTTCAAATCCAACCTTATCACCCATTTCTTCACGATATAAACCCATTGTACTAAATGATTGACAAGGTGAGCCACCAATAAGTAAATCAATTTTTGGTAATTCACTTGCTTTTACGTCCACTACACTTCCTATATGTTTTGTATTTGGGTAATTCCTTTTACACATCTGAATTGCATAACCATCAATTTCAGAAGCGAAATAGTTTTCAATACCAATATCTGCTCGTTCAAGTGCAATTTGTCCGCAACTAATACCATCAAATAATGATAATACGTTTATTTTTTCTTTTTTGCCTACGCTCATTTTTAATAATTTTTTGTTTAGTATTTCAATTTAAGTTTTCCGTTAATTAACCGCACCAACAGGTAACACGTGCTATAAGCAATAGCGGGTTCTGTGCTATCCGAAAGTTTCTGCTGTTTATTATCGTTTGTCATAATTTGAAAGTTCTTTGTTATTAATCCGCTACTGCTCATAGCACCATACGTTATCTTACACAGCTACAATTACATTTAGGATGGTTATACATTCTAAGAGAGGGTTTTGATTTTTCTCTCAGTTCTTTATTCTCTGTTTCTAATTCTTTTACGCGCGAATTTTGTTTTTCTAACTCATATAGTGAATAGATGAATAGTGAAAAACCTAATACTGCTAAAATTACTAATGGTTTATTTGTGTTCATAGTACTCTTCTAATATTTTATATTGTTCTTCTGTTAAATTAAATATCTTTCTAAATCTTTCTTTTCCGCCGATTTCAATAGGTAAGTAAGAATTTCCACCACGTAAAGAATAGCCTAAAATTAAATCTTTCTTGAATGAATCTCCTAATTCAAATATCTTTTTGTCATTCACCCCGATAAAGTGGTTTTCATTTGTCAGAATTGTAAATCTATGACCTCTTTGCCATAAATCGAGCAGATACGTTAAACAATTTACTTTCATAAAAATCTTGTTTCTGATTCATTTCCTACAATTTCTACAGATATTGTCTCTCTACCTTTAGGTGTAATAAACTCACTCTTCAATAAATTCTCTTCAATTTTCTCTTTTGCTTTATCAAAACTTTCCGCTAAACAAAAATATTCTCCAATTTTACTTTTTACTTTGTATAAGTTCATAATTATAATTTATTTTTGACAAATTTACAAAATATTTTTCACATAAAAAAGAAAAACAGCAAAAATTTTCTACAAAGTTTCACTAAAAACAAAAAAAAAGAGAACCAATTAGGCTCTCTTAGTGATATTGAATTCAAAATCTTTTGGTGCTTTTGTTGTCCCGCCGAAATAAGGTCTTAAAATAATTTTCGGAAACCATAATTTCCATCCACTCATTCTAAGTAGATAAAGACTGTTATTATTTACTTTAACGAAATAATTATGCTTACTTATTTTAATTTCAAATACGTTTTCTTCATCCTGATTTACAAAACAAAGTGGAGTTATTGTTCTTTCTCCATTCATATATCTGATAACTAAGATTTCTGTTTTATTTTCTTCTTCGCACCACCTCCAACCGATTCTCACACTTGATTTATGGTGATGATAACTGTCAGAGAACCCAATGATTTTATTAGTGTCTTTCTGTTTATCAATTTCATAACTGAAATCGCCGATTAATTTAAAAGTCCCACATAATTTCCGCGAAAAAGTAAAAAACGGAAAGAAATTAAAATTACAATAATGACTATTCTTTTCTATTAAAAACCGCATACACACCTTTAATTAAAAAGAAAATAAAAATCGCCGAAAAAGAATATAAAAAATAATAAGATTCCTCATACTCCTGAAAAAAAGAAGCTATAAAAATACCAATCATAGTCAGTAGTGCCCAAAATAAGTCACTAAATAAAAATTTATTCATTATAAATGTGTTTTAAATGTTGTATTAAACTGTTTATTATAATTTTCTATTTGAAATTTTATTTCCGCGCAAGTTTCAAAATTAGACCACAGCTCAAAGAAACTAAGGAGAATTAAAAGATTGTTTATATCATATAACCTAAGAATATTAATATAGTCATCTCTGTCAGAATATCGGATAATTTCATTGAATTCTATATCTTCGGGAAATACTCCATCAGGGATAAAAGCTATATGTAATTTCCAAAACTCTTTTAATTCTTCAACGGTAAGTTTCTTTGTAATCATTCCCTATAAATAAGATTCTTTATTTTAATAATATTGTAAAATCATTCTTGCGCTTGTCTATTGAATTTTGGAAGGCTTTAGTTATGAACAGGACTTTAGTCAACCAATATGAAACAACATTTTTACAAATTAAAAGACATAGTTGACATAAGCGTTTTTATATTAACTATGTGGCTATCTTTTTTAATTTTTGTTGGCTATACACTAAAAGAATACACTTGTGTTACCCTTTCATTTTATTGGACAATAATTCTTTTTTATATACTTCCTTTTCTTGTAATAATTCTTTCTTTTTTACAAAAAACGATATCAATATCACAAAAAAGACAATAACAAAAGATAATGATAATGCACATCGTAATTCAGGAACAGATAGAGCCTTATTTAACTTTAAATAGGTTTCATATTCATACATTGAAATTCAATATTTTTTCTAACAGTTAACGTTGAGCCAAGCTTACCGCTAACGTTTTGTGGCTTTATGAAGTTGCGTGCCTCCAAAACAGCCGTTAATAAATTTTTTCTTTTCTTCCCGCACGCACGGAAAATTCCAAACACACCCTAAACAAGCAATTTCATAAAACCTCTGTTAGCAGTAGTATTTTCTTTCAAACTTAGTAAATTTATTTTATCTTCGTCAAAAGATATTTAATTATGATACATAAAGATAATATAAGCACCGAACATTATATAAACTCAATAGCTCCCGACTACTACATTGAATTACCTTTCAGACCGGAAGAAAAAATAGAAGAGAAAGATGTTACTTGTGTATTCTCTATTATTACAGAACCTTTAAAATTAAGATGTGTAGGCATTGATTATTTCGATATGATTGATAACGATGTTTTATTAGATAAACGTTACGGAGAATATTTGCCAAGTCATATATACGTTTTTAAAGGAAGACCTTTTGATATTGAAGCTGAAAGAAACAGACTAATTATCTAAAAGATTTTTATAGAACTTATCGTTTGATGTATAACTCTCAACACCTCTTAATTGAACTGTTGCTGATTTTCCGCAATCTTTTAAATACTCACAAAATTCTTCAAGGTCTTTATACTCTCTACTTTGAAAGTTTTCAAGTATTTGAGATGCTAATTTAGAAAAGTATTTTTCCTTATTATTGTCCATAATATTTATTTACAGCAGTTTATCGTAATATTACTGCTAACGTCCCGCCAGCTTTGTGAAGGTGCAATTTTCACTCACTAACGATGGATTAATAATTAATTTTTATTCTTGCACCAAAACTTTAAATTAAACCTTTAGTTGCACTTTCACAAAACTGCCTGTTGTGCGTTCGTTGTTATTCTTCTTTCGCATTTCTTATCAAATACGCTCCTGCAATTGCCATTAAACCAAAATATAAAGGTGTCGCAGATGTGTATCCCGCACCTCCACCATCATTATAAAAAGCCCCACCTGACCATTCAGAGCTTAGATTACTCATTTGTATTATAGCACCACAATCTTTTATTAACAGATTTATTGTAAATAGTAAAACCGATAATACAGGTGGAAATAGTAAAATGTAACCAATTGTTTTTTGAATATTTTTCATAATATTTAGTTTTAAATTATCTGAGTTGTTTTTAATTTTCACTAAGTTCTGAAAATTTTTCTTACGTTTACATTTTAATTTTCAATATGGAAGATTTAATAAAACTAACAGAAAAAATACATCCAACAGCTACGAGATTTTTCATTAATCATTTTTTTGTTGCATTATTTTGGTTTATTCCGTTCATAATGTTTAAAAAGGAATTTTTAGATTACTCATTTCACATACAAATGATATTAGTTTTCTGCATAAGTTTAATTTGGTATCTTGTTAGCTGTGTTATAAATGTAATATTATTGAATATATTCAATCTTGTTGATAAATACGGATACTACTTATTAGAGCTTACTACAGTTTTTACAATATTATTTTTATGCGCTTTAATAAATGTTGGATACTATTATTCATTTACAATCACTAAATTTCTAAAGCTTTCTTTTATACCTATTGTAATTACGCCCTTTACAATATTCCTAGTAATCGAGCTGTTGTTTTTGATATTAAAAGGAATATTGAAAGTACAAAAAAAGCAAAATAACTAAGTGTACTCAAACTCTCTATTACGGTTAATTTCTTGTTTCCGTCTTTCAAATATGTATATAGTCTAATATGAACAGGTATTGATGTGATTAACCAAACTATAAAGTATATTGACAACACCGTTTCTAATTTCATTTTCACGTCTTGTTTTTAGGTAAAGTTGACGTACAATGACGCACAACGTCCATAGGCTTTGTGTCAGGTGGCGCGAACCAACACAGACCTCTCTGATTAATAATTATTTTTTAATTGCGCCAAAACTTTCCAAATATTCCTTTAACCGCCACTTGCACAAAACCTTTGTTGTACGACGGCTTTTATTATTTCCCGCCAAGTTATTAAAACTTTTTCTTACTTTTGGTTTTCACTTTAAATTTTTAATATGGCTGAAATAAACACAACAAAAAATGATGAAATATCAGGTTTGAAAAATAAATATAATCCTGATAAACATTTACCAACACCATTTCCTGAACAATTTAAATATGAGAATTGCATTTGTGTATTTTACTCAGTTATTTTAAATGAAAAGTATAAAACTTTAAAAAGAGTATATCATAATGCTAAATTTTATAAATCATTTACAGAAAACGATATGGTGGGTTTTGATTATAAAGGCTTTTCTTTGAACGGAGTTTACATATTAACTTCTACTAAAGAAGAAAGTGTTTCAATCTTAGAAGATATAAAATCTAATACAGAAAATTATAAAGAAAATTATTTAGACTGTATTTAAATTTTCGGTGGTTTTTCAAAAGCTGCTCCGTTAAAATAACTTGCTCTTTTTAGCTCTTCTTTAAGAATTTTTAAAAATACCTCTATTTCTGAATACCGAAGTTGGTTTAAATGAGAGTAAGTTACGCTTAGTGCTTTACTAACTATTTCTTTACTCTCTTTTGTTAAGTGTTTGTATTTTTTACTCATAGTTTTATTAAACAACTTATTTAACGTTCTGTTGAGTTAAGCTGTTGTACAACTTGTAAATATACGCATTGCGCTTTTTAAATATATCTCGGTTTTATTGAATATATTTACTTTTGTGCATTGCGTATATTTTTTTGTTAATAATTAATTTTAAGGTTTTGGTGCTTCGGCAATTACATAAAGTTCATTTAAAACTAAATATTTTTTACCGTTATATTCAATTTCTTTCCCGCGCTCCTCATCATAAAAAATATACATCCCTACTTTATAAACTTCTGTTTTTTCACCAATAGAAATAACTTCAGAAACCATATTCTTTTGATTAGGCATAAAATTCATAGAGTTTGGATTCTTTTCAAATCTTACAACGACTTCATTCTGCTTAAATTTTAAATCCATATTACACTACACTTATAATTCTTGTATTAATAATTAATTTTGCCACAGACACTGCATTTTCTAATGCCACTCTCAAAGATTTTTTAGCATCAATAATTCCTGACTTTCTATAATTTACAACTTTTTTAGTTTTAATATCATAAAGTTGTCCATATCTGTTAATTTGACGAATCGCTTTTTCAGCTTCTACATCACCATTAGTTAAAATCTGCCTGAAAGGTTCACAAATAGTGTCTAATAAAATTTGATATCCTAAATCCTTTTTATTTTTACCACTTAATTTTTTAGCAATCGACAGCATAGTTGCTCCACCTCCTGCTACAAACCCTTCTTCAACAGCACACTCTAAAGCCCTCTTAGCATCATCAAAACGGTCAAACTTTTCTTTTCTTTCCGAGTCTGTTTTTCCTCCAACATAAATTGTAGCAACACCATTCTCTAAATTAGCAATTCGCTTTTCAATAAAATCTGTTTTTTCTTCAACTTGCTTCAAAGAACTCAAATGTTCTAAACTTTTTTCATTTAATTCTCTCTGAATAATGTAAGTGCGGTCTTTTGAAACTATCACTTTATCTGCTGTCCCTGCGTGAATTACTTTTGAAACTCCCGGAACAAAAACCTCCGCACCTGTATAAAAAGCAATGTCTTGTAAAAGCTGTTTTCGTTCTTGTCCAAACTCAGGGGCTTTAATAACACAAATATGTCTTCCTCGCCTGTGAATATTTACAATTGCATTTAAAGCGTCCTCAGAAATGTCTTCAACAATTAATAATAAGGGGCTTGAAGAGTTGGTGATAATTCCGTCAACTAAATTAGAATTAGAAAGACCCAGACTATTTTCAAAAATTACAATCTCTACATCTGTTTCATCAAAAGTTAAATTGCTTTCTTTAGTTGTTAGAAATGGCGAAACATATCCTTTCTCGATGTTCATACCTTTAATAACTTTCATTGTAGTTGTTGGAGAATCTGCTTCAATTACATCCACAATATTTGCATTATCAAAGGCTTCAATAAGCATTTCAGAAATTTCTTTATCACCATTGGAAGAAATGTAAGCAATATCTTTTAAATTGTCTTTATCTGCATCCTCTGCTAAATTGTTAAGTTCTGAAATAACATCCGTCATTGCTCTATCAACACCTTCAATTATTTCTCGTGGAGTTGATAAATCTTTAGCCTCTAAACTCTTTTTAACCAAAGCCTGCGCAAAAACTAATGAAGAAGTTGTATTATCCCCCGCCTCCGTAACAGTTTTTACCGCCACTTGTTTAGCAAGATTAGCTCCCATCTGCTTTTCTTTCCTAATTACTTCGTCTTCATCATTGAAAAATATTGACTTACAAACAGAAACACCATCTTTAGTTGCAGAAACAGTTCCTAAATGCCCTTCAATCATAGCAATTTTTCCTTCCCCACCTAAAGTAAGTTTTGTAGCATCGCAAGCCACATTAAATCCAAAAATTAAATTACTATTATCTAATGTCGTCATCTTCTACTTCTATGTGTAATACGTCTCTTTCCGTTTGTTGTTGTTTTTTAATAAACTTTGTTTTGTCTTTTTCCCAATCGCCCGAAAGAGAAGGAAATATGAGATACAACTCCTCTGTTTCGAGGAGCGTATCGTATAATCTTTTATAATCCATTCGATTTTAAATCTTTTAAAATGTTTTGATATAAAACACCATCAACTTTGTGAAAAGGAACATTTAAATCTACATAATTATGAATCTTATCTTTTATAACTTTCAAAGAAAGTCTGTTATCTAAAGTTTCAAATCCTACGAACGATGCCCCTGTTTCTCGTCTAATGATGTTATGCCAAAGGTTGTGAAACTTGTTCATCTTTTCTAATTTCGTGTTTTTTAATTGCTTTTCCTGCTTTCACTGCTTCCATAAACCAATGTAATAAGTTGAATTTCATATCCATTGCAGATGCTCCCATAATTGTCATTGCAGGTTTTGGTTCTTGGGAGAAGAATGTTTTTGCATCATACATTTTCTGTTCTGTTTTACCTTTACCTGTGGCAATAGTTTCTTCATTAAGCATCACTGTTTTGGTTTCTTGATTCTCAACCATTGTTAAGACATCTAAGAGTGCTGTTAATAATTCTCCGGGAATTTCTACAATACTTCCCTGTTCAAATGTATAGTCCGCTAAGTTAATTTTTGTTTCTTCGTTCATTTATTTTTGTTTAAAACCCGCCTCAAAAGACAATTAGTCTCCGCAGGGAAATGCCCTACGCTCGGCGGGATATGTTGTTAATTATTATATTCTAATACTTCTATTCCTAAACTTTTTATAAATTCTTCATGTTTTTCTCTTGTATCTAAATAAGTCCCATCTTGTAAATGAAAAATTCTTTTTTCAACGTTTAATATTAAATGGTTATGTAAATTCTTATGGTCTCTAATATTTAAGATAAATACATCTTTCAAATAATCTTCGTTATAATTCCAATGATGTAATTCAAACTCTCTATGTAAATTTAGGTAATATTTACTCCTTAGACCTTTATATACCGTACTATTTTTCCAAGGTTTATTTTTGTCCCACAATTTTTGTTGCTCTTTATAAACAAGTCTGTAGTACTTATCTCTATGCCTTTGACGCTCTTTTTCTAAACCTTCAGGAGTAGATGTATTTATATCTGTCCTTTCTTTAACATCCGTTTTGGTACAAGATTTACATTTCCCTAAATATCCATCTCCCATTCCACTATGTTTATAAAACTCTTCATAAGGTTTTGTAACATTGCATTTAAAACAAGTTTTTCCTATTTTATAAAAAGTCTCAAAAATATCTTCAGTAAGTAATCCTGAATTACATGGATTCGGGTCGTGATAAAGCCTTCCATTTTGGTATATGCAAATATGGTTTGCCCCTCTATTTGTTTTTCCCGTTACTGTATAAAAAGAGTCATCGTACCTATGCCCTTCAATGGTTTGCCAAATCCATCCTTTATTATAAAGCCACTCTTGTAACTGTACATTCCAATCGTTTTCTAAGTATTTCTCCTGAATTTGAATTACATCTTCAGGAGAATCTAAGTTTAAGAAACAAGCTATTACTGTTGGGAAACAATTACCTAAAACTTCAGGTGGGTTATGTATCCTTGTTTGATATAACTTTTTCATATCTAACGTTTAAGCGAACGGAAGGTCGTCATGTTTTTCTGACAAATTAGCTACAGGCTCAAAAGCATCATTTGGCGACATTGTAGGAATTTGTTTTCCGCTCGGTTTTGGATTTCTTGGCGTTGTACCTACGTGAGGGTCTTCAGCTGTTGTGTTATTTTCTCCTTGAACCCATTTTAATCTTTCTGTATGTTCTTTTAACACTGCCAATAGATAATCATCTTTAGCTTCCATTGAGGCGGCTGATGGCTTCTTTTTACCTAAAGCATCTTCTTTCCAAGTAATTGCAGGAATATCTCCTTCCACGAAATTACCATCTTTGTAATACGCATTTGTCAATCCCTTTAATTTCTCACCATTAACAGAAATAGAAACTCCAATTTGAGAGTACTTACTTCCTTCAGGGATAAAATTATAAGCTCTTACCGTAAGGTTATCCCCTTTATTGAGTTTTGGTAATACTTTAATTAGACTTTCTGCGTAATTGTCCACATTTCCCCTTTGGTCTGCAATATCTATAGGTACATAATAAACATCCTCTCCGTTTTTAATATTCATAGAAATTTGCTTTCCAAAACTGCCATCATAAATAGAAACAGATTCTAAAACTCCTGAAACACCTTCTTTATAATATTTTCTATAAGAAACGTTACCTTTACTTGATGTATGTTTCTCAAACCCTTGCTTTTCTTCTTTACTGTAAATGAAAAACAAGCCACTACCGAACTCCAGTTGGAGATAATTTTTGTTAATTGCCATTGTTTGTATTTAATTATTTATATTTATTCTTCATTACTTGGAAATTCTAAAATTAAATCCTTTTCTTTCTTTTTAAAAAGTCTTTTAAATTTCCATTTTAAACTTTCTAATTTTTCTTCCCACCAACTTTGGTCTGCTAAAAATAATTGACCGTAAATATCGTCTGTAGTTTCCATAACATCAAAAGATAATCCTGCTTTTGTATATACAGTTGTAATACCTTCTGTTTCTGAATCAATCGCAAAAGAAAAATCTTGACGTTCTAAAATTACTTCATTGTGGATGTATTCATATTCATCTTCTTTAAGTTTTACATATCCATCAGGCGATACTTCATCTTCTGTTTCTTCTTCCTCTAATTCGGGAGGCTCTACTCCAAGATTCCTGTACCACTGAGCCGAATGAGGCGGGGGGTTATCTTCATCAATCTCTTGTTGTTTCTTATTAACTTTCTTTAACCTTTCTTGACCTTTCTCATTAATCTCTGTTGATACGGTGGTTAAAAATAAGATTTTAGGTTTACTCATTTTTTATTATTTTATTTCTTATGCAAATATACAACTTTATTTTGAATTGTGCAAGTTTATTTTTGATTATTTATTTTCAATTAAAAGCTCTAATTCTGCTAATGCATTCCAAGCAACATGATAGCAATGCGGTAACATACTTTCCAAGTCAATACCTTTTTGTATTCTATGTCTTAAACCTGCATCTGCATAATCTTTGCTCCCTCCTTTTACACGTTTAAAATTCAGGTAGTCTTTATCTGTTTCTTTATACTTTTCATGCCCGTATTCAGAACATCTTACAATTGCTTCTAATGCTTTCGGGAACTGTTTAAATAATAAAGATAATTGAGGTTTTAATATATTGAATTTCTGACCCTCAGTTTCTTTAAACTTATTTTCATCACATAAGTTATTATTGAGGATTGATTCTTTAGTTGGATGACAACAAACACATCTTGAGTCGTCACACATTGTAAAATTACAATGCATTGGTTTTCCTTGTAATAGAGCTCCTTTTAAATCTTGTTTTGGCGCAATTGGACTCTCTGTTTTTAACACTTCCATTTTTTGCAATTTCAACCTTTCACTATCCTCAATTCTCTTTTTGCGCGAACAGTAATTTTCATCAACAAATGGATTAGAATGAACAGGTTTTGTATTTAAAGTACTTTCTGTTTTTTTATTTGGTCTCCAAGAGAAAGTGTAAATTTTAGGTTCAACTATTTCATCTTCTTCACACATTTCAAAACTTACAGGTGCTTCTATACTATATGTAAATCTACTTTTATCTTCACAATCTTCAGCTTTCAATCTTGTAGCATTAACTCTATTCCGTTTTTCGTCCGCAAAAAAAGATTCTAAACAGTCTTTATGATTAATCAAAAAATAAACAAGGTCAAACATCATCTGTCTGTTACTATTATTAATTTTCAATATCTCTGTATGAAGTGCTACATCGTTAATTGAATTAAGATTGTTTTCTCTTAAGTATTTTTTGTGATGTTCTTTTAGATTCATTTATTTAATTTTATTGTTTTAAAATTAACTTTTTACTTAACCTCCCGAAAAAGTTTAAAAAAGTGAGTGACACTACGATTCACTAAAACCTCCGCGCCGATAAAAAGACTTAAATAGAAACCGAAATTTCTATTTAATTAACATCTCCCTACTCGTGATTTTTGTCTACGTTCAACACGTTTGTTGATATTTATTTTCGCGCAAAAAAGATAAAAACAGAAGAAAAATTTGTGGTCACTCTCTCCACATTAGCAACTTAAAATTAAGGTTTATTTCCTGTTACCAAGAACACAGCACGTTACTTACCTTAGCCGAAAAGTGTTTTTTACCAATATTTCTTCTTTTTAAAATAGTATACGATTAAAGCTTACCTTTAAAGTCTCATCATCCGTCTCTCTATTTCTTCTGCAAATATAAATATTATTTTTTAATTATGCAAGTTTATTTTGGATTATTTTTATTATATTTATAATCAAGAATTTTTCCAACTAAATCTGAACGGTGATTTGATTTCAATTTGTGCCATTTTATTTCGGGAATATTTTTACTTAATTCAATAACATAATCTAATCCTGTATAAGAAGCTTGAATATCCCGCTGTGCATTATCACCATTAATTACAATTCTACCACCCTTTCCTAAACGGGTTACAAGGGCTTCCATTTCGTGTTCTGTTAAATTTTGTCCTTCCTCAACCACTAGTAATTCTCTATTACCTATAGTTTTTCCGCGTATGTATTGTGTTGGAATACCTTGAATTTTTGCAACAGTTGTTTTTGTAGCAGTCTTATCTTTATTTTCCTCTCCTCCACTCAAATGTGTCAAATGTTTATCGACTTTATTTTTATCGTAACACGCATAAAGATTATCACGGAAAGCTTCAATATAAGCATCAAATTTGTGAGAAATTTCGCCGGGAAGAAATCCTAAAGTCTTTCCAACCTCTACGGCAGCGCGAGTTACATATACTTTGTCAATATGCCCATTAAAAATTAAATCTAAAACAGTTTGGGCTACAACCAGACTTTTGCCACTACCCGCCCTTCCACTAATAACAACTATTTCATTATCATAGATGTCTGATTTTACTATTTTTTGGTCTTCGTCTAATGTGATATTATATTTAATATCGTTTTTTCTTTCTCTCATATTTATGAATTTGGTTCTAAATGTTTAGAATAGACTGTTGCTTTAATCCAAAAATTAAATGCTAATGGGTCAGTCAAAGCCCCTGAACAAATAATATTCTTAGTTTCCTCATAGGTTGTCTCAGCTTTAGAAAAACAAAACTGAAGAATTTCTTTCTTATAGTTAGGCTTATCTTCTTTTAAAATTTTCAACAACTCTTTAGAAGAACCATTATATGTTTTCCATGTATATTCCCCTTTTGATTGACCTTTCAACTTACCACTTGTGTAATTAGGTTTTAGCATTGTTTTTCGTCCAATATAGTATCTACCATCTTCTAACGTAATTTTATAAACAAAGGAGATACTACCTTTCGGTGTTTTTGAAATATCGTCTATTACTTTACCTTGATATTCCCACTGTGGTTTACTTACTTTCTTTTTTGGTGGCATATTTTAATATATTAATCGTACCGTCTTCCCAATGTTCTACAATGTTTTTATTTTCATCCATATAAATCATTGGTAATCCTTTTTCCCAAGCATCTTCTTCTACCCTTTTGCGGAAATTTTCTTGAAACTTTTCTGACTTAAAATATTCAGATTCTGTCATTATTCTTCGTTGTTAGATTTAAAATACGCCTCATAAACAAGTATGAAAAACCATGTCAAGGGTAAAACTAAATAGTTCCAAGTATTATCACCTCTTTCTTCAAATGGAATTTCTAATTCTTCTTCCATTCTTTGATTAGAGATTGATATTGTTATTCCAATGAATATGTATAGTGCTGTTAAAAATATTATCATCTGTTTTTATTTTTTATTTGCGCGAAAATTAGCTGTTATTACCAAAACATCCTGTTTCTATTTGAAATCTAATATCCTGCCATTGCAAGAAGGCTTTTTTCTGCTCTTCATCTGACAATGTGTCATCACAATAGTTTTTCCAATGTTCAGAAGCTTTATTCATTGCCTTTACCCAAGGACTGTCTCCTTTAAATGTAACTTCATTTATATGTTTAATCATTCTCTATAATTTTGTTAAACTGCTCTATTATTTCTCTCCCATCAAAAGAATTATGGACTAATATTAATTCACCACTCTCTTCAATTAATTTAGGTTGACATTTACAAGTTGATAATTCCTCGTGTTCTTCCGAATCATTGATTGGTAGTATATGCCAAATGCTCATCTATTATCGTTTGAATGTGTAAATATAAATTGTATCCGTTTTTATTCCATTACTTTCTATCCTATAATCAGGTTTGATTTTAATACTTGATTCTATTTTTATTTCTGAAAAATACTTATCATAAACACTGTAAATCACATATCCAAAAAGTAGTAATAATATAACAAATAACCACCCAACTAATTTCCAAAGTACGTTAAAGACTCTCATATTAACTCTCCATCACTTTTTTAACAATCTCATCAAACTCTTCTGCTGTAAATACTCCTACTTTCTTCTCTTTTAATTCGCCACCTAAAAAGAATAACATAGTAGGAACTGTCCTTACATTATATTGAAGTGCTAATGAATGGTCTTCAAAAACATCTACTTTCTTATATTCTTTTCCTTCTAAATTTTTATCTAATTGAATACATGGTTTACATGTATCACTGTACAGTTTAATTACTTCTAATTCCATATTCTATTCTTCTGTTTCTTTTTTAGTTTTTTCAGCGATTTCAGATTTTAAGTCCTCTAATAAATCAGGGTTATCAAATAACATTGGTACTAAATTATCAATACCCTGTACTATAGTCGTACCCTTATAGGTAACCCAACTACCCTTCATTTCTAAAATTCCTAATCTTTTTGCGGAAGAAGCTACGTCTGCTTCAATAGTGTAACCCATTCCGTAGGTGAATTCAACGGATACTTCTCTGTTTACAATCCCTACTTTATTTTTAGTACACTTAATACGTACCATATTACCTTCAACAATTTTATCTTTATTTCCAAGATTACCTTTTTCATCTTTTTCTTTTTTAGATGATTTGAATAACTCTAAAGTTAAAGAGCTATTGTGATGCAAACTTCTACCTCCCGGAACAACTGTGTCTGGACTGTATTTATTAGCTTTATCCATATTATCTCTGACTTGAGATAAAATAATTAAAGTAGTGTTGTATTGGTTACATAAACCTATTAAAATTGGTAATTGGCTGGATAGAACGTTGGCGCGGTTTGCCATCGTTTTTTCACCTGCTGTTTTTTGTAATTGTTCTCCACTCGCAGAGTTATTAATAGAATCGACAATAATAACATCATAGTTAGGAATTTGTTGCCTGATTACGTCACACATTAATTCTGTTGTTTCAGGAATAAAGTGGTCAAATTTTGAAGGGTCTGCACCCAAACTTTCTAAATAATCAGTTGTTAGTGTAGCTTCTGTATCTGCATATAATATCCTGTCCCCTAATCCTTCTGCAATTTGAATTGTTAATGAGCTCTTACCCGCACTTGGTTCTCCTGCAAATAATACTAACCTGCCTTTTGGTATCCCACCATCAGTTACCCAATCAATACTTGGTCTACCTGTTAATGATTTTTCTGCATATCTTGGATTTTTCTGTAAATTAACTATAGCTCCACGAGCATATAAAAAATCTACTTTTTCAAAAGTTTTATCTAATCCTTCGTCTTTTTTCTTTGCCATTTTTATTTTGTTAATTGTGAGATGCGCCCAGAAATACTGTTTAAAATCTGTTGAACCGCTAAAACTACTAATCGGGCTCTTTCTTTTTGTTTGAAAGCAAATGCACAAGCATCATCTACTTCTTTAGACTGTAACCTTGCTAATCTTTCTGAATCTGCTACATTATGACATTTACCTGTTCTTTCATCTATTTCATTTCTAAAATATTCTTCTTTTTCGGCGTAGAATCTTTTTCTATCATAATCCTTTGATTCAGCATTAGCTATTGTCATTGAAACTGAATCACTAAGATAAAATAAATTTAATGCTATATTTTCTCTCAAATCTTGTAATTCTTGAACAGTCATTGAGTTTCTTTTTTCATTAAACTCATCAATCAATTCCGTTAATTTATAAAAAGGATGTGTTTCAGTTGCCATCTCTAAACTTGTTTATTATTTCTATATAATCTTCTTTATAAAAGACTTTCAATTCTTTACTTTTTTCCGCCAAAAAATCTAAAACATCAGAACCATATTCCTCAACTAAAAATTCTTCATACTCTTTATGATGTTTAGATTTATACCCTTCAACTTGTACTTGAGCATCAAAAGTGTTTGAAACAGCAGATATTAAATGTACATTTTTTAAGTTATATCTCAAACTCATTATTCCTCGGTCATAAAAATGACAGCAATGCATTTGGTCTTTATGAAAACTTTGCTCTTTAATTGGACACCATATTCTTTCTCCGAAACCTACCGATTTTCTCAAAAGATATTGTCTTAATTCATAGTCTGCAATTTTCTTTAAATCTGAGTTAGACAGACTTTCTAAATCTTGTGTATTAAAATCTAACTTTTTATATTTACTTTTCATAATGCAAATATATGAAATAAAAAGTAGTTGTGCAAATATTTTTACTGTTTTTTATCTTTTTTCGCGGAAAATATATTTAAAACTTCTTTGAGTTTAATGTATTCAGTGTCTATGCCATTAAATGTATGGATTTCTAACTTTTGAATTAATTGTTTAATTTCTTCTTCTGTTTTTGGTTTCTTTCCCGCCGATAAAATTTCTAAAGGTTTAAATCCATTACAATTACAAGATTGTAAAAAACTATTACACTTGTTACATCTCGCTGCTATCATAATAAATCATTTAATTGTCCTATAAAAACTCGTCGCCAAGCTAATTCCTGACTATATTTCTCTATTAATCCATCTGAATCCTCCACCTTACTTTTAAGGTCGTATAATTCGTTTAAAAGAAATTCTAATTCTTGGCAGGCTTCTTTATGGTGTTGTATTAGGTTTTCAATTTTCTGTTTCATCTGTGTAAAATGTTATCTCTGTTGGGGTTACACTTATTTCTTCATCCGAGCCCTTTTTAATCCATTCTAATAATTGTTCGTAAACTTTTTTATTAGTTTTAACTGTAATTTTCATAATCCTTTTATTTCTTTCTGCGCCGAAATTATATTTTCTCTAAGGGTTTCTCCCTTTTTATATGTCTCAATAGAGCATTCGTAGTATTTACTAACCGATAATATTTCAACTTCTTTTCCTAAAAATTCAATATACTCTTCTTGAGCTTTGATTAACTTTTCATATTTTGAAATTATGTCATCTTCATAATATTTTTCTATTGCACTCATAACCCTTTCTTTTTAATTTGCTCTCTAATTTTATTAAGTTCTTCCTCTAAATCCTCTTTACCTTGCTCAAGAGTTACATAAATTTTAATATACCCTAAAGAATTAATCCTTATTGTTATTATTCTATGATAATCTGCTAAATTATATTCTCTTTTAAAATTCTTCTTTTCTTCTTCAGAAGCTCTTATAAATATATCTTGCTCACCAAAATATTTTGAAAATTCCGCTATAAAACTGATAGTTATCCTACTCCACTCATCTGTTTTACATTCAATTTCTTTATTTTCTTCCTCAAGATTTTTTAGATAATTAAATAAATCTTCTATCGAAGTAAATGTATATTTTTTATTGTTTATTTTCATTTCTGTTTGATTTTCTTTTTTCTTTCATAAAGTTTACCTTTCAAATATAATTCAATTGTTAGTGGTCTCCCTAAATCCCAATAAATATCTCTAACGACTTCTATCTCTTTTCCATTATTTACAAATATAAATACATCTGTTGTATCTGTATGTTCATTGTATTTTGATAACAGTGTTAGTAGTTTTTCTTTTGCTTCTGTTTCTTTGTTGCCGCGATAAATGAAATGATAGTAGTTTTTCAAAAGTTAAAATGTTTTAATTTCTTTTTCTATTTCGTAAAGTCTGTTGCAATCTTCTTCTGTAATTCTTCCTGTAATTAGTTTCATTGATATAAATTGTAATTCCCAATATAAATTATCATCATAGCAGAAGTACATACAATCATTTAATGTTTTTTCAAATTTTTTGTTTAATACTAACATAATTATTAATTTAAAAGCAAAAGTACAACTTAATTTTTAATTATGCAAATTTCTCTGTTTTAATTTTAGGTATTATACTAAATTCTTTTTCAAATTTTTCTAACATCACATTTTCAACTAAATCTATATACTCCTCTGTAGTACTTATTGAATCGTGAACTGTAAATAGAGGTATTTGCTTTTTTGTTAAGTACATTAAAGTCTCTACGCATGAAAAAATAAACCGACTTTCTGTTTTTTGTAACATTATTGCTACATCTTTGTACCGTTCTGTTTTTATTCTTCTGACAACATAAAATATTTCGGGGAACTCTTGTTCAAACACTTTCTCATAATCTGATAAGTCTTTTCTATTTTTATCAAACAGCACACCTCCAAAAATCCTTTTCTTAAACTTACTTCTACTTTTTTCTGTTAATTTTATTCCCATTTTTTCGGCAAAAAATTCATAAAAACCGTATTTACAAACAACATCTCTGTATTTATTTAATTCTGTTTCTTTAATAGAGCAATTACTTTTTAAAAAACAGTATAAGAAGAATGGTTGTGAATTTCTAATATCCGCTTGAAATAATGGTTTATTATCAAATGATAGGAATTTTCTAAATTCCGTAGGGGCGTTTGTTAAATTATTATGCAACCTGTCTCCTGTATCATCTTTAGTTGCAAATTTAGTATCAAATAATTCTATTACCATTTTGCAAAATTCAATCCTTTTGTCTTCAGATTTATCAATTTTATCTCTTACAAATCTTTGAGCCTTTTTTCTATCTAAGATTAGATTATCCATACATCTTGTAATATAACCATACCCATCAGTAGATTTTAATAAGTCAAATCTTGGTTTATTTAAAACGTCTGTGAGTTTTTTGTTGAGTTCGATATCTTCTATTTCAACTAATCTAAATTTTTCAGTTTTATATTTATCACTTAGCTTATATCCTTTGGACTTAGAAGATTTTATATAAAAATTATCCGTTTCTATAATGCCATACATTATTAAATCATCTAAGAATTTTTTAGCATAATCGTATGATACCAATTTACGAAGATGATTAATATTTAAATTTACGAAACCTTTAGAGTAAAATGTTCTGTCGTAATAAGGTGCGGTTCTAATATAAGAAACGATAAACAAATAATGCCAAGTAAAATCTTTATTTTTACCTTCATTATTTACTATCTTATTCACTATATCTATAATAATATTATTAGTATATATCTTCATATTAATTTTAATAACTGTTCTTATGTCGTGGGGACGGATTTTCAAAAATCCTTATTTTTCAGTACTTCACGAGGGTCAAAAGAAAACAAAAAAACGAAAACTTGTAACCTATAAAATGACGAAAGTCCAATAAACTGAGAACCCTAAATGTAGCTGCAAGGATTCTGTATTCAGTTTAAAGGACTTTACGTGTTCTCTTTAATATTGTTTACAATTTAATTATAGGCAGCTACGTCTATAATAAACTTTTGGTTTTAAATTTTAACGAGCCGAACAAAACGTGGTTAGTTAGGTGGGCTCGGTTGTTAAGTACAATTTCTAAACTATTCTATTTATCCGTGAACAATGTCACCAAGAATTATATCTTTTTTCATGCTTTCAATTTTAAAGTGCAAATATACAACATTAATTTTAAACCACCAAATTGATTAGCTGAAAATAAATTATTTTTTATAAACTAATAAAATTCATAATATTATGTTAAAGTTCTTGCATGATAATAAAATACGTAGTATATTTGCATTTTAAATTATGGGTAAAAGGAGAAATTACTACTACATTCCACCCGAATACCACAGGGAAATCAGCTTCCAAAAATACATAAAGAAAAATAAAATATTCTTTAGAGATGCAACAAAACTCTTTAAAGGGTATGGATATGTTGTAACGGAAGAACATAAGAACTACACAGCTTTTTCTAAAGACGGTATTACTTTTTATTTGCCGCGAATACAAGAATATTTCACTTGGGTATTTACAGAGCATAAGGATTTTATCTTTGAAGATTTATATGGGGAATGGTCGGTTAAAAGACTGAAATTTAATTTAGACAGAATGAGTATGTTTAAATACAGAATAAAATACAATAAAGAATTTGGCTTATGCAAATAGACTTAACGGGGTTTACTTATGATTTTAAAACCTGCGGATATAAAAATGATGCGGAATTAACAGACATTATAATCAAACTGTATCAAATAACATCTAAAAAATTAGCACTTCAAGAAAAGGAAGAAAAGATACTTTTGTTTTACATTAAATACGGATATAATGAAAAAACTAAGAAAGCAATTCTAACATCTGTAGATAAAAGAAGTGGAGATTCGGCGGAAAAAATAACAAGAAAGCATTTGGATATGATTAACTTCTCTCTAAAAGAAAAAGGATATTTATTAAATCATCCTTCCAATTACAGACAGAAATTAGTTGACCCGATGTTAGAAAAAATGTATAAAACATTTACAGGAGATAACGGAAATAAATTATTTATAATTGGATTAAAACAGAATTGAAATGGATAAAGAATCTTTAGAAGAAAGAAAAGATAGGTTTAATAATAAAATATTAGAAACTAAAGAACTTTTTAGAAATTTACCGTGTAATGAAGCTATATATTTATTGAATTGTGTAATTGAAGATATTAAAAGTTTTAGAGATGAAAAAAGTAAAGATATTAATTTTACACCTTCAGAATGAGTCAATTCGCAATAAAAGATGATATAACATCAAAAGTCGCGGAAAGATGGAAAGATGTAGAGAAAAAAGATGTTGATGACTTACTAAGATGCTTTGTAGAATACTTAAACAAATCAACAAAGTCAGATGAACATTACGCTTATGATTTTCCATACTTAGGAAAAATGTATTTGAAGTTGAATAAATATGAAAAGGGAGCAACACCTTTAGCGGTAGAAACACTAAAAGATATTTTATTTAATTCTCCAAATTATGAAAAACATCCGTCATACAGAAGAAGCACTTTATACAGAATTCGCACAAAAGATATGACAAATGAAGAATTAATGTACAGACAAAATAATGCTGAACAAGATTAAAACAATAGTCCTTTCAAGGATAACAAAACCAAAAACCGATAAGTGGATAAAGGACAGACGTAGTAAATGCAATGTTTGTCCTTTTAACACTAAGAACATGGAAAAAGTGCCACTAAAGATAAAAATAATAAAAGCACTTTCAGATTTTTACACTTGGATAACATTTAATAAAAAAACAGAATTGGGTAACTGTTCTTTGTGCGGATGTGATATTTATTATAAGACGGAAACAAAAATAGAAAAATGCGAAGATAACCAATGGAACTTAGATTAAGAGAAACAGATAAAGCAAAATTAGTAGGTAGCGTTATTGAATATAATGAACTACCTTATGCAGGAAATTCAAAAGTTATTTTAGACTTTATTTTCCCGCAAGATTCAAAAATTACAGACTTTTTACTAACTCCAACTTGCGGATGTACAATCACAAACACTTGGAAGAACACAGACGGAAGTTATTATACAGATGTTAAGTATGACACAAAAAGAGTCGGAGAATTTGAAAAAACAGTAAAAATCTCATACAAAGAGAACGGAAAAAATATTAATGGAACATTTAAAATAAAAGGTAAAGTAAGAGAGAATGGATTATAAAGGATTAATACAATTAGAATTAGATAAATTAATTGAAGAGAATAAGGATTTTACAATGGGAGAGATTTTCTACTCTTTTCTAAGACCATGTTTTTTAAATGGAAAAATTTTACTTGATGCTTCTGATGAAGATATTTTTAATTCTTTAGAGCGCGCAAGAAAAGTAGAAGGAACAGACACAGAAATGACAGACCAAGAAATACAAGCATTCATCAATGGATAAAATAAACAAAACATTACTAAGTTCTTTTGAAGAGAGATATCAGGAGTTTAAAGATTACTCAACATTCTACACTAAGTTTGTAGAAACCGCGAAAGAAAATTTAAAAGAAAGGGAAGAATTTATTCTTAAAAATATAGACAGCCCTGAAGCAATTGAAAACTTCATTTTAGAAAATTCAACATTGCCTTATTACTACGCAAATGATTTAGAAATTCTAAAAGAAAGACTTATTGCGACCTATGAGGCGGTAAAAGATTTTATTGAACTACCACAAGAAGTAATTGATGATATGTTTGTGACAATAAAACTAAAATCAAAGTTAGCGTTCAAAATTGTAGCAGGAAGCCCCGAACCAATTGACCCTAATTATATCGAACAAATAAAAGCCGAAATAAAAAAACAAGGAATAATTAAAAAAGTTCTTGAACCATTAGCCTCTAAATAGGAGGCTTTTTGCATTATATATTATGGGAGAAGCGGGCTATATCTTTGATTTAGAAAACATATTACACAGACAATATAAAATTTATAAACATCGACCTGAAAATAAGTTTGCTGGGCATACCGAATGCTATAATATTAAACTTCCTATTGAGGAAATAATTAAATTAGGATGTCAGAAAGAATAGATAAATTTATAAAACAGCATAAAGAGTATTTTAAAAGAAATGCTACTGCTATTGAAAGCAACTATTGGGATAAGGACGAAGAACTCGTAAGAAAAGTAAAATTATTTAAGCAAGAGAATAGCCTTACTACATCTATTGTTGGAAGATTGTCAGCATTTATAAAAATAGCGGAAGCTGATAGAAGATTACCTAAAACTCAAAAATTCATAGAAGAAACTTTAGATATAATAAACATCCACATAAAAAAATGTGATAATTATTTAGATTATAAACTAGATGAGTTGATAGAATCAACAGACGATACTGATGAGGAAATTGATTTAAAAACTCAAGAGATTGCCTTCCAAGATGATGTATTTAATCAGAAAATTGCAATACAAGATAAATTAGATTCTTTAAATCTTAAAAGTGAACCCGATGATTTAAAATTTAGTTTTTTCAGCGGACAAATAGCGTCACTACCAATGTCAGAAGTATTGACAGTTGTTAATAATGATATTAAAGAAGCAACAGACTCATTAAATTTAGCTAAAGAAATAACAGACAAAACTTTTTATAAGGATTTATTAGAGCAAGGAAAAGTTCCTCAATGGAATGAAAAAAAACATTATTGGGAACAAGATAAAGAAACTTTAGCTTTTTGGCAAAACGAGTGGTTGAAAATAAAATATGGATTTGAGGTGGATGGGTATTTTATTCACCCTTGGTTATATTTTCACATAAACTTTTTTAAAACTCCAATTCCGCAATCTGATGGTTCTGAACCTATTGTGAGTCCTGATTTCAGAGATAATGAGTGGTTATTTGTTGAAGAAATAAAAAGAGCAGAAGAGGCTGGTAACAGAGGGGTTATGCTGTATGGAAGCCGCCGTTTAGGTAAATCTACACTAATGTCTTCTTATTGTTATTGGAAAGCACTCACTAAACCAAATGCCTCTGCGACAATTACATCGGGGTCTGAAGGAGATTTGATTGACTTAACGCATAAGATAAAAACTGCTATGAAGTATATACCAAAAGCATTTTATCTTTATATTCAGAGTCAAGAATGGTTAGGTGGGTCTGTTGAATTAGGATTAAAAACAACGGCAAGTAACTTAGTAGAGTACTCAAGATTTAATATAAAAAACTTAGCAGGTGGTACAACTAAGGCTACCCAAAAGACTGCGGGTGGAGCTCCAAGTGTCTTCTTAATTGAAGAAATTGGAAAATTCAATTGGAAGAAGTCGTTTTTAGCAGCTAAACCATCTTTTGAAACAAAAGACAGATGGAAGTGTGTACCAATTGCTGTAGGTACAGGAGGAGAGGCTTCATTATCGGGTGATGCTATGTTAGCTTTATCAAATCCAAAATCTATGCATTTTTTAGAAATGGATTGGGATACTTTTGAATCTAAAATACCTGAAAAAGCAATTAGTTGGACAAGAAGAAAGTTTGCCACATTTGTTCCTGCTCAGATGTCATATAAAACAAATCTTAGGAGTATAAAAAGACCTTTTGGTGAATTTTTAGGGATACAGTCGGAAGAATTAGATAAAATTACAATATTTCAAGCTGATTGGGAGCACAATTTAAAAGTCTTATTAGAAGATAGAGATTTAGTAAAAGGTGATTCATTATTAGCACAACAAGAAGCTGTACAATATCCAATTGACCCGGAAGAATGTTTCCTGAGTTCAGAATCTAACCCATTCCCTTATGAAGAAGCAAGAACACATAAAGAATATCTACAGGCTACAGGTAAATGGGATAGAAGAAGGGAATTAATAAAGAACTCTCAAGGTAAGATAGAGGTACGATTATCAACAAAGGAATTAGTTGAATTTCCTTTTAAAGGTGGAAATCAAGATGCACCTTATCTTATTTTTGAAGACCCACCAGAAGAGAAACAAAGCAGATGGACTTATGTTGCATCAGGTGACTTTTATAAGCAAGAAGGTTCGGCTACAGAATCAGTGGGTACAATTTATATTTATAAATATGACCTATTTGATGACCCATTTGCTAAAAAATTAGTTGCCTCTTATTCAGCGAGACCTAAAACATACAGAGAATTTAATGAAAAAGTATTATTATTATTGGAAGCATATAATGCAGTAATTTTCCCAGAAAATGAAGATTTAGGTGTGTTCCAAACTTTTTTGGAAAATAAACATTTAGAAGATTATCTTGTAAAACACATTGATTTTAAAACAGCTTTAGATTTTACAGAAAATGGAATTAGAAAATATGGATGGACTGCCGCACAATCTAAATCTAAATTAATAGCAATGTATGTTAATTATTGTAATGAGACAGTTAAAATTATAAATGATGAAGGTATTGAAGTAGAAGTTAAAAGAATTCAAACCATTGATGATATTTGGCTATTAACAGAGATTATGAATTTCTCTTCTACTGGGAACTTTGATAGGATTTCAGGTTCACTTGGAGCAATTGGACTGTTACACGTATTGGAAAAAAACTATATTTATCCAAAACATGTAAAAAAACGAAGAGAAGAAAAAGAAGGAGAAGAAAAACCCAAAGACCGAACAAAAACTTTCTATGGAATGTCAAGCAGAAAAGCAGGTTTTTATTCAGGAAGAAGGCGTTAATATTTCTAACAAACTAACCAATTTTTTTAATCTTAGTTAAATTAGTAATTTTGCAAATTAATTTTACAGAAACATGAGTAATTACGAAGGCTTTCACGCTTTTCAGAACGGTTTAAGCACCGCCACAGCTCTATCAGGATTACGACCACCAACGGCAATAGAAGACTCAAAGAAAAATAAACATTGGCGAAAAGCTACAATGGATTTCTTTGAAAGGTATGGTGTTCGTCAATTGCAGAAAAACCTAAGATTTAGAGAATATCGAAAAATGGTTGATGGACAATTCACCTATATCGGAACAGGTATGGGGGAGTTTCAAGAGATGCCTTGGTTCGACAATGAAATCAGAAAATTACGTGAAGATAAGGGTATCCCAACTTACGTAAAACATTTTGATTTCATAGGTATTGTTTGTAACGCCCTTTTAGGTGTTTATGACGAATTCTTAGACATGTTTGAGATAGACTCTACGGATGAATATGCCACTAATGAGTTTATAAGAATGAAGACAGAGATGATGCACCAATCTGCTTCACAAGTATTCCAAGAAGAGCTTCAAAGAATGCTTATGATGAGAGGTGTTGATGTTAATAAAAAAGATTTTCAGTCTGAGGAAGAAGCACAACAATACCAACAGTATGTTGCCGAACAATCAAAAGCATTAACACCTGAAGAAATAGAGGTAAGTCTTTCTAAAAACTTCAAAGTCTTAGCTGTGGAATGGGCGCAAAATACTATAACAACAGATAGAACGGAATTCCGCATAGATGAATTAGACAGAGAAAACTTCTTAGACTATTTATTAACAGGAAGATACTTTAAACATTTTCGAGTGGGCTATGATTCATACTCTGTCGAAAGATGGTCTCCTGAAGAAACATTCTTTTCTCAAGATGTAGAAGCAAAATATCCACAAGAAGGAGAGTTTATAGGTCGAATAAGAAATTTATCGCCTGACTCTATTTTAAATATTTACGGGCACTTATTAACTGCCAAAGAACAAGAACAAATTTCAAATTATTGGAATCAGAGCTTGTATTATAGAAGTAGCAGTTCTATGAACGCAGGGGCTTTAACAAATACGCTATTTCCTGAAGCAAGAACAGTTCCGTTTCAAAATTATTATACTCACGATTTAATGACTCAATATGAGGATGCTTTAGGAGAACCTATGGCTATGCGTACTTTGAGAAATAAAGAAGGAGATGAATACACAATTGAAGATTGGATGCCTCGTTATTACGCAAACACCAATCCTCTAAACACAAATGTTTTCGCAAAATATTTAAGAAACGATATTGAAGTAAGACAGGATACTATTCAAGTCACCGAAGTGTATTTTAGAAACTATAAACGAATGGGACTCTTAACTTATGAAAATGAGATTGGAGCTATTGCACAAGTTTTAGTTACGGACGATTTACTGAGTGGTTTTTTAACAGAAAATGAAATTGAAAAAATTAAAGACGTTTCATTAGAAGAAGTTAAAATCGCTACAGACCAAAATAGACTTTCAGAATATGTAAATACAATTGTTTATACGTATCACCCTGAAGTTTGGAAAGGTGTAAAAATCAGAGGAAATAAAGCAGTACTTAAAAATGACCTTTATTTAGACATCAGACCTTTAGATTTTCAAATTAAAGGCAGTAGAAGTAAAACTTATGATTTTCAATTACCTGTTGCAGGAATTATTACAACCTCTCCTGTCGCACAAAGATTAGAGCCATATCAGATTCTTCATAATATTTCCATGAATCAAATCACAGAATTATTAGAAAAAGAATTAGGGGTATTCTTTACATTTGATATTTTATATCTTCCATCAGAATATAAAGACATGGATACTGAACAAGCTATCCTTGAAATGAGAGATATGATTAGAGATATTGGTTTAATGCCAATTGACATGTCAAAACAAAATACAGCAGGAAATCAACCACTTGTAAATAGTTTCCAAAGACAAGATGTAACATTTGCTTCACAAGTACAGTATAGACAAGCTCTTGCGCAATATTACAAAATGGAAGGGCTTTCTCAAATTGGAATTACACCTCAATTATTAGGGCAAGCAAATACCTATGTAACTTCTGAAGGTGTTAAACAAGGTGCACAAGCGTCTTATGCATTATTAGCTCCAATCTTTGAAAAATTCAATACAGCGAAAGCTAAAGAAATGGAAGTTCATATTGCGGTGGCTCAATATTGCCAATCATCAGGTAAAGACCAAACTGTTTTATATAGAAAAGGAGATGGTGAATTAAGTTTCCTTAATATTATGGTAGAGGACGGTGAACTATTTCCTCTTAGACACTTAGGAGTTGCGCCAAAAACAAATGCAAAAGACAGAAAGATTTTAGAGACAGTTAGAAATCTAATGTTAAATGATAATACAATGCAACGTGACTTAAAAGACGTTATAGATGTATTAACTAATCCAAATCTTTTAGAGGTTAAAGATGCCGCGCAAAGAAATAGAATAAGACATCAAAAAGAAACAGAAGCACAAAGACAGCATGAATCAGAAATGGCTGATAAACAAATTCAAGCTAATCAAGCAAGTATTCAAGAGCAAAGACAATTTGATTTATTAAAACAGAAAAATCAATTGGATTCTAATGAAAAGATTGCTTACATGAGCGGTATGGCTAAAGCTGTTGATACAAATGCTACAATAGACGAATTAAATCTGTATAAAACAGAGATGAGTGGCTTCCTATCTAAGACCAAAATGGATGCTGACATTGAACATAAGCAAAATGTATTAGAACAAAAGACTCAAAACGACATAGAGAAGAACAAAGCAACAATACAACAGTTAGGACTTAAAGCAAGAGAAATCTCAGTGAGAGAGCGTGAAGCAGAGAATAAAAGATTTGGAGATATAATTAATAAAAATTAGTAAATCTTCTAATCATTATAAAATCAGCTAACCAATTGCTTACAAACTAACCAATTTTGAATATTAAAAATAAACCAATAAATTTGCACTAGAAAAATGAATAACACCCAAGATTTTTCAACGGGAGATGACCTACTTAACTTTTTAGGTCAAGCCCCAAAAGAAACTACAAACGAGTTAGAAAACTTATTACAGACTCCTCCAAAATCAGAAGAAACTCCAAAAGAAGTTATTGAAGATAAGAAAGACGAAGTAGTAGTTGAAACTCCACCTCAAGTTCAAGCAGAAGGTCTTAAAGACATCGCAGACATATTACCGACACAACCACAAACAAACGCCGCAAAAAACGATTTGGTTAAAAGGTATTTAGAGGATGGATATTGGCAAGATGTAACAGTACAGATTCAAACAGAAGAAGGATTAAAAGAAGTACCCTTGTCTGAAATGGATAATGTAGATGATGAAACCTTTTTACAATTAAAAGAGGCGCAGGATAAATTAAGAACAGAAGAATTCGACCAAAAATTCATTAGTAAAGAAGGACTTGATGAAAAGACTTTAAAACTAATTGAGATTGCAAGAAACGGAAGATTCGATGAAATCCAAGATTTACTAAAAATTCAGGCAGAAATTGTTCACCCATTACAAGGATTGGACACATCTGATGAAAAAGTACAAGAATGGATTGTAGCGCAAACTTTAAAAAATCAAGGACTTGATGACGTTGTAATTTCTAATACAATTAAACAATACAAAGAAAATTTAGTCTTAGACCAAAAAGCCGAAGCAGTTGTACAGCAAATTGATAGAATGTATAATGAGCAGGTTGACAACAAACTTAAAGAAGTTGAAGATTCTAAGATTAAAGAAAAAGAAAATCAGAAACTGTTTAAAAAATCAGTATCTGACGAATACAAAAAATTAGGCATTAAAGAAACACTACAAAAATCTTTAATTGAAAGTGCCACCAAGTATGACGAGTTCGGTCTGTCACAAACAGACAAATTATATTTTGAAGCGAAGAAAGACCCGCAATTTTTCGCAGATTTAAATTTCTTTTTAAATAACAGAGATGCATACAACGAATTTAAAGGAGTTAAGATAGCCAACGAGGTAAATAAAAGAAATTTTATCACTATTGTTAAGTCCGATAAAAAAGTTGCATCTACTCTTGTTGAAACAAAAAAAGATGATAGTAAAGAGAACCCGTTGAATAGATTTTTAAACACTAATTAACATTAAACAAAAAATAACAAACAATGAGTTTTTATAATCAAGGAGTACCTATGGTACGCAATAATGACCAAGTAATTGGCTTTGCTACTACGAAGAGTTTTCAGGACGTAGCAAAGGGAGGTTACATTGATTACACCTCGTTACAGTCTTGGTACGAAGAAGACCCTTTAAAAAACCACATGAGATTACAACCGTTTTTCGGACACCAATCTCAAGTTAAATATCCTATTTTTGAAGATATATTGCAAAACAATGCAATCTTAGAGGTAAATGGTTGGGAAGGTTCTTTCACTTATGATTTACCAATTGAAACAGATAATAGTGTCAAAACTATTGGTGATACTTCTTATCAAGAATATGCGGGAGCAGATAATACACTATTTGAAATCATTTTAAATTATGAGTTTGCGCCGGGTACATCTTTAACTTGTGACGGACTTTACGGAGATACAATCGTTATAGATGATTCTCGTCCTGTTGAAGACGTTGGTGAAGGTTTTAAACATTGGGTTACTTTATTAACAAATGATGCTAATAAAACATACCCTAATTTCTTACTAAAGAAAAACGTTCAATACTTTGAAACAGGTCATGGAACATCTGAGTATGGTGAAAAATTTGCTATCACTCATATGCCAAAAGGAAGTTCTTATATGACTTTAGAATTCCGTTTAGGTTCTGTACAAGGAGCTGAAAGTTACATAACAGGAAAAGCCGACTCAGTTAACTTAGGTGGTGGTGTTGCAGCAACTAAAGACTACTTAGGAGAAATTGAAAGTTTCTATAAAGGAGGTAAAGAAATGGTAATCATCGGACAAAACGATGGTACAGGAAAAATGTCTTCAGGAGCTAAAGCAAAAGTTGGTACTATTATGGAGTTCCTTACTTTGAAGAAATTTAACGAAAATATGTCAACTTCATTGATGTTCCAAAGAGGTGGTGTAGTTAAAGGTCAAAAAGGAGCTATCCGTTACAACGAAGGATTGTGGCATCAAATGAGACGTGGTAAAATTGTTTCTTACGGTAAACGTTACGGAATCACCCGTTCTCACATTAAAGAAGCTGCTGATTACGTATTTAGAATCAACCCTAACAAGCGTCCAATTGAGCGTAATATTAAATTCAAGTGTGGTACTGAGGCTTACAACAACATGCTTCAAATCTTTAAAGAAGAGACACAGGCACAGTTAACAGCTAATGCGGTATTAATCGGAGCACAATCTGTTGCTAACTTGAATCAAAAAATCGTTACAGGAAACGACATTTACAACTTGACAATGAATCCTGTACGTTTTACAAACGTTTATTTAGATGGAATCGGACACGTAGAAATTGAAGAAGATTACTCTCTAAACTACATGAACGTAACTGACCGCCAGTTAGCAGGTATGAACCCTAAAGGATTCGACCACACTACTTACTCTATGATTATTTGGGATGCTTTAGACACTCAATACTCAAACAACCAAGAGATGCCAAAAGGTACTCAATTAGTTGACCAAGGTAAGAAAGATGCTAACATCTACTTAGTAATGCCACAAGGAGAGAAAATCTATTGGGGTACTTCTACAGGACGTTACGACAACAGAAGAGCTACAGGAATTATGGCTTCTCACAAAACTATGACGCAAGAATTCTTCGTTTACGGTTCGGGAGCTATTTGGATGAAAGACCCTTCTAAATTTGTAATGATTGAGTTAGAACCATCTGCACGTAGAGGATTTAACTAATAAATAAAAGTCTTAAAGGGAGGGGGGTGTAATATCCCCTCCTGAGTAGGACAAAACCAAAAAACCAAAAAGAATAACAAAAATGGCAAAAAAAATTAAAGAGGATGAAATTTTAATCAAAGTACAAAATACTATGATTAAGATTGGAGATTCCTATGAGGTAGTGGGAAAAATGGACTTAGATGCTCCTGACGAAGCCTTTAAAAAACACAACACAACAAAATATTTAATCAAAGGAATTGGGGATTCACGCTCTATACCATTTGATGATAAAAGAAATTTATGGGATACAGGATTTGATGTAAGAGACACTTCTAATAGAGATATGAAAGAAGAGGATAAAGCGTACGTTTCCGCCTATAACAAACATATAAAAGAACCATACGAAGAAAAATATAACGTAAAACTTGATGCCCTCGATAGAAAAGATTCACCTTGGTACGATTTGATTATCGACATTCAAAAAGGAAGAATTTTTGACACAACAGATGAAAAAGATAGGCTTCAATTGTTTTTAGCATTGCAACATTATTTTGTTTGTGAAAAAGATGATAAGTCTTATAAAACAAGAAATGCTAACTACAATATTGTAAATAAAGCTAAATCTATTGATGTTAAAAAAGATAGATATGGTAAAAAATTAGAAGCAATTACAGTATTTAATAATTTACTAAATTCAGATATAGATACTCTTTATTTAATTTTAGAATGGATTGGATATGGAACTGTAAGAAATACACCTAAAGAATCTTTAATGCTTCAAGTTATGGAGTCATTCGAGCAGGAAGAGGGATACACTTCAGTTGAAAATTTCTTAGATATTTATAAAATGTCGCAAGATAAAACAAGAAAAGAAGAGTTAGATTTGTTCTCTTATTTGAATCAACTTAGATACACAAATAGGTTGAAATATGAAAGAAGAGAGTTCTTATTAGACGGCGAAGTAATTGGAAACAGTTTAAAAGATGCCGCGAAAAGAGCTTTAGCAAATCCTGAATTAAAAAGTAAGATTATCAATATAGCAGCAGACGTTTTAAAATAAATAAACAATGTTAGTAGAAGAAGCATATATAAATTATCTGTCAAAAGTTGAAGAAAACTCTACAAACGACAATATCTCAACAGATAAGCAGAGATTTGTATTACTTTTCAACGAAAATCAAAATAAATTTATAGAAGGATTATTAGATAGAAGAGGGGATGACGACATTAGATATATTCAAAAGTTTTTAGTCCCCGATTCAAATCTAACCTTTAAAAATAAAAAAGAGAATAGATATAATTTCAATCTTCCAGAAGATTATTTAGACTTATCAAGTTGTTTTGCAATGGGGTCTAAGGGTACATGTACAAATCAAAGGATAGATTTATATGAAATAAAATCAGAAAATCTTGTACAAGTGTTACAGGATAGTTTTCAAAAACCCTCTTTTGAATGGAGAGAATCTCCTTACTTAGTCAATTCGGATTTAGTAGCAGTTTTTGTAGATGAATTTAAAATCGACAAAGTGTTACTTAGTTATTATAGATATCCACAATATATTAGATTAGTTAGTCCTGATGACCCTGAGAGTCAATTTGACGAAACTTTTAAAATTGAGTGGGATGATAAAGCTACAAATCGTATTATTTCAGCTTGTGCGGGCGAGTTCGATATAAACGAGATGAGTCCTCGTTGGCAGTTACAAAAACAAAGAGTTACAAACAAAAATTAAAATTTAATAAACAATAAAATAATTAAAAAAGATGAGTGGAATTCACAGTCCTATTAGTAGAGACTTCTTTACATTAAACGGTGCGGTTCGTACTTCAGGTGGTTCTAAGAACTTAGCTAAAGGAGAATTTGCCGTGGTAAATAAAAACAAACCTACAGCAGATGGTGCTGCCGTTATTGGTAGTTTCGCAGGTTTACCAAAATCTACTGTATATGAGCTACGATTAGGAAAATCACCTGTAGCAGAAGTAAGAAGTGGGGATACATCAAATCCTTATGCATCTCATACATTTACAATTGAGGATGTAAAAGACATTAGAGTTTCTGCACCAAAAGTAAAAAATCAAAAATTCGATAGTTATATTATTGGATATGATGGAATTAACGCAGATTCTGCAATTGTAGTTAATGAAGGAGCATCAACAGTTATTGATTTAGTTCTTTATGGAGATGCAATTCGTTGGATTAACCCTGCTGATAAATACGGAGAATATAAAGTAAAACTTCACTTTAACAAAGAAGTTGGACAAACTGACCAAGAAGTAGTTAGAGCTGCGGTTAAAAGATTGCAAGCTGAGAGATTTCCAACACAAGTTCCTTTAACAGACTTTGTAGACATTAAATTAGTTGATAGTTCACATACAGCAGATTCAGGAACATTATACAATTTCTCAACGTTAACTTTAACTGACGCAGGAGATTCTAATTCATTAGCATTAGTTCAAGCTCAATATCCAACATATAAAGTACAAAGAACAGGTAGAGTAGGTTTAGTATCTACTTACAGCATCTTAGCTCCTGCTTCAGTATCTTTATCGGCTTATTCAGTTTCTATTCCTTCTTACATTAAAGATTGTGCAGACTGTTTAGCAGGATATAGTGCACTTACAGGAGGAGTAGTTTACTCAGTATCTATTGAAGATGACGGTGTAGATTTAACAACCACTGTAGATGACCTTCCGGGATTTGTAACAGGTTCGGCAGTAAAAATTGGACAAGACGTTAATAACAACGGTAGAGGATTATATTCTTTAGTTTTAGACAATGCTTTAACAGATGCTGAAATTACAACTTTCTTAACAGCTTCGGCGGTAAAAGGAACAGCAACAATTAAGTTTGTTGGAACAGTTGAGGCAGTTTGTTCAAACGCTACAACTACAAAAACTGCTTGGGTAACTGATAATACTTGTTATGCTTCAATTGAGCAATATAAAATTCAATTGAAAGATACAGATTGTGATGGAAGTCAGCTTACTAAATTACAAGCAGCTTATCCTCAATTAACAATTGAAGAAGGAGTACCTGATGGAACAGCTACTCAAACAATTACATTATCAGGTGTTTCAGGAAATGCTTCAGTTATCATTAATGGTGTAACTTATACAACAGCGTTCAACGCAGATTTAACAACTACGGCAGCAGATTTCGTAACAGCACATGCATCAGCTATTTTAGCAGACACAGGAATTGTAGTTACTTCAGCTTTAGCAGTTATCACTTTAACAGGTGATGCAGTAGGCTTCCCATCAGTGGTAGCAGTAGCGGGAGGTTTAACAGAAGCGGTTTCAGCTTTAGACTTAGTAACAGATGCATCAACAGGGGGATGTCAGAGAGTATATTCAACTTCTGTAGTAACAGATGTAATGTGCGCAGATTGTGACCCAATCTTCACTTCATTATGGACAGCTACAGCACCTGCCGATTATGATTTTATTCCTTGGACTAAAGTAGTACCAGCTTCTGATGCAACAGCTAAAATGGGTATCTTAATTACAGGTAAACCTTTTATCTTAGACCCTGCTGAAGCGTTGCGTGACCAAATGCCTTTCATGGAAACTTCTGTAAGATTTAAAATTGCAGGTGGTTATATTGAAGAGCCTAACTGGTCTAACGAGCCTGTTTACGATAATGGATTGTTTAAAGTAAAACAATTATCTCGTGCGGAAGATAGAGACCACTTAGGAGGACATCTAAGATATAGAGAAGACATGTCAATGGTTTATTTCAATGGTATTCCACGTCACAGAAACAACTTAGTTGCTAAAGCAGTTTTAGGTGAAGAGTCTGTATTGGATGCAAGAAAACAATATGTAGATTATACAATTGTAATCAAAGACAATAAGTACTCTCAAGGTGTTGGTAAATCTTCTGATATGGGTATCGCTTATATTGTTCACGCGGAAGTAGGTAAACATACAGCTATTGAAGCATTGATTAACAAAGTTGCAGCGAAAGCAGGTTTGGACGCAGTTCAGGCATTCGCAAACGTTTAACATTAAAAATATGGGAGGGTGTAAAAATCCCTCCCTACTTTTAAAATATGAAACCAAAACATGTCGGAACAACACCGCGAACCCCAAAACCTAAGAAACCAAAAAAATAAGATAATATTAATAATTACTTTTTTAATAGCCATTGTCGGGTATTCTTTATGGGAACATCTACAACAACTATTAGAAATGTTTTTAACGAAAGAAGAAGCTGAAATAAAAGCAGTAAATTTCTTTTTCTTATGTATAGAGCTTGCTTTTGTAGGATATACATTTGTAATAAAAGAATTGATTAAAAATGACGAAGATAAATATTTCAAATACATTTCTGAATTTATATTCTGCACTACTGTCGCAACAGTTATTGACAGGATTTTTGGAGACCCTTATACTGTTTCTTTCTATGATTACCTTATATTTTTCATAAATATATTATTAACCTTCAGATGGAAGATTATAGAATTACTACATTGGAACAAAAGATTGATAATTTTGAGGAAAAAATTGACAACTTTGAAGATAAAATTGACAGTCTTGAAATTAAACTTGATAAGATACTTTTCTACATGAACAATGACCCACAAACGGGTAAAAAAGGCGTAATAGCTGAAATGGAAGATTTAAAGAAAACTATTTCAGAATTACTTACTCGCGAAAAAGTATATCAAGCAAAGGCGAGTGTATACGGAGTAGTTGGAGGTGCATTAGTTATAGTAGCAGGTAAAGTCATAGCGTTTTTAATACCCTTTATAAAATGAAAAAGCTCATACAAACAATACTTAACGACACACTAAAATCACCAAATGGAAAATTTAGTAGGAAATCTCTAACTATGTTTGTTTCATTTGGAATGTCAGTTTTATTAGGAGGGTATATGGTCTACATAAGACCACAAGACGGAGTACAAATCTTTTATGGATTTTTAGCTTTAGGCGGTGGAATAACAGGTATGAGTATCTATGATAAGTATAAAAACGGCGGACAAAATAAAGAAGAAATAAATGGATGAGATTTCGCTAAAGCGTGCGCAGGAAGCACACCCCAAGATTAGACAAAAACTGATTGACACGTATATTAAAGCAAATAATAAATTAGGTAAAGGGTGTAGATTAAGATTATCTTATGTATACCGTTCACCTGAAGAACAGGATGCTTTATACGAACAAGGAAGAACAACGAAAGGTTCTAAAGTTACAAATAGTAAGGCTTGGCAAAGTATACATCAATATTGTTTAGCATTAGATATTGTATTGCTTTATGATAAAGATGGCGATGGTAAATTTGAAGAAGTTTCGTGGGATATGAAAAGAGACCAAGATAAAGACGGAGTTGCAGATTGGCTCGAAGTGACAAAAGTATTTTTAGAAGCGGGGTTTACAAACGGATTTATATCTAAGGGTAAAAAATGGGATTTTCCGCATTTTCAAATTGATTTTGGTTTATCATGGAAACAAATGAAAGCAAAAATTGATGGTGGAGAATATACAGAGGAAATACAAAACGGCAAAAAAATTAAATACATAAAAATATAAAATGGCAACTTACGACTATTCAAAATTCACTCTAATAGAATTAATCAAAAAAATAGGTAATTCAAGATATTGGAATCTTCCTAAAATGTTAGAGGAAGTTTTAATGAAACTTAACAATAAAGAAAATGCCGCAAATAAAGTTTATAGAGCTTCTATAACACAAACAGGAACTAATCCTCCTGTAGCTATAGTTTTAGAAAATAATACAGGTAGAGAAATATCTTATCTCTACGATTCACAAGGGTTTTATATAGTCAATGTAAGCGGAGATTATGATTTAAATAAGATATTTATAAGTCTATCTTGTATTGAGGAGTTTTCAGATGGATATATAACAGATGTAGAAGTTTTAGGACAAACGGGTAAGTCACAAGTAAAAACAATATATGCATATACATACCCTAATCATATTTGGATAGAAAATGGATACAGATACGCAGATGATACAGGGGGATTAAAACTATATTTTGCAGACTCTGTTATGGATAAACCTGTTATGGTTACAATAGAAATCTTTGAATAAATATGGCAACAGTAGGAACAATAAATATTAATTTTGATACCTTTTCAAATAGCCCCTTATACTTAGCTGTCATTGATTTATCAGAATGGCTCTATTCAGAAGACAAACCCTCATATATAGAAATTACTGTTCCGGGCTCTAAAAAACCAAAGAGATTTTCTTTTAAGAAATATAAAACAAATATTTTCAATTCTCATAATTTAGGACTCAGCTGTTTGAGAGGAGATTGTACTGAAGAAACTTATGTTGACCTTCCTGACGGTATCTACACAATTAAATTAATGTCAGGATTTGAAGGAATTGATGAAACAAAGTACTACCTAAAGACAGACAGATTTGAGATTGAATATCAAAAAGTTTTAATAGCTTATGGTACAAATGTAGACCAAAATTTTATAAACTTTATGACTAAAGTGAAATATATTTTGGATGTAGCTAAATCTCACACTATGAATGGTAATTTTGTTGATTCACATAAGTACTTTCAAGAAGCTAAGAAACTTTTAAAGAGATTTGCAGAATGCAAAGATTGTCTCGGAGGCTCTGAAAAACATCATCATAAATATTAAAAGAATAAGTAGTGGCTGGACAGAACCAAATAAAACAGTACAACCAAGAAACACTATTCAATAAGTATAATAAAGAGCTTATGAATCAAGTGAAGATGTGGTATATAGAAGACAAGTTCGCCATAAAAACTGATTATGACGAATATAAGACTTTAGAAACATTTCTTTTTAAAGAATTATATGCAACAGAAGATTGCGAAGTAAAAAAGTTTCTAAGAAAAAAATTCAGAGGGGCTTTAGATAAAAATATAAAAATTGTAGATTTAAAATCACTACAAACAGAACACAGGGATATTAATAATTATTTTTATTCCGCAGCAAATTACGAAACAGTAGAGTTTTAAAAAATGACAGATATACCTATTAAAATACAATTTGTAAAGGCTTTATCCAATTTAAAGCCAAATAGGTTAATTGTCAAAAAAGCTGACAATGAATCCGTTTTTTCATTATTTATAACAGATAAAAACTCGCTTCCTTTTTCCATAAAAGACAATACTTCCATAGGTTCGGGAATACAAACTTTAATCAATATTGATGGCACTTTATCTATAACAAGTGGATTAAATAAAGTTATTAATATTTCACCTACCACAATGGCTGTAATAAACTCAGCTTTACAAAGTGGGGATAATATATCAACACTTAATAATAATGTTGGATATATTACTTTAGCGGATTTACCTGATACAAAAGCCGAATTTAATTCCCTGTTATCAGATGGTAATTTTTTATTTGAAAACGATATTTTTCAATATACAGATGAACAAGCTCAAGACGCTGTAGGAGGCATATTAACAGACACAGCTACAATTGATTTAAGTTATAATGACTTAACAAATCAAATTTCAGCAACTGTACAAGCCAATTCCATTACTGCAAATGAACTTTCCGATACAATAAATATTAGCGAGTTTGTAAATGATGAAAATTTTGTCACAGGAACTAACTTAACAACTACACATAATAGTACAAATGTTATAGTGAATTCTGATAATGGAACAGATGCAACAATTAGTCTTGCCAACGGAATAACAGCAGGAGTATCAGAAAACAACTTTACTTCCGCAGAAAAAGCTAATTTAGCCAATCAATCAGGAGTAAATAGTGGTGACCAAACGAGTATAGTTGGTATAACAGGCACAAAAGCCCAGTTCAACACTGCTGTAACAGACGGAGATATTTTATATGTAGGAGACATAACTCAATATACAAATGAAGATGCTCAAGATGCTGTCGGTAATATCTTAACTAATAGTAGCACAATAGATTTCACTTATAGTGACGGAGGGAACACAATTTCAGCAAGTGTAAAACCAAACTCAATCACTGCATCTGAATTAGCAAACACTATAAATGTCTCAGAGTTTACAAATGACTCTAACTATATTAATCACGCTGATTTATCTGTTACACATAATCCATCAAACGTTGTTGTTAACTCGGATGTAGGAGCAGATGGTACAATCAACTTAGGTAACGGCACTACTGCGGGGGTAAGTTTAAATAACTACACAACAGCAGAGAAAACAAAGCTAGCAGGAATTGAAGCAGGAATTACAATTAAAAATACCGACATTTTATCGAGCGTATTAACAACAAAAGACGCGGACGGATTTGTCGCTTATATTAACGCTTTACCAAGTTCTTTTGCTGTTGCTTCAAACGAAATTCAATACTATTCGATTACGGATATAGGCATGAAATTCATGTTTAAATTAAACGGTCGGTCTTTCGGTGGTTCTGAGCCGGATATTACTACAATTGATGTACTTCAATTTGGATTGGACTATTTCGATAATCATTTTTTTAAAGATTACCAAGTGCAATCAAGGGGCGATGCAACATTAACAACAATTGGGGCTACTGCATTATCAGCAACAGGAACGGCAGCGAATATTGTGGGCGGAAGTGGTATTTATGCAAATATCACACATAAAACAGGAGTTACAAGCGCGACGGCAACAGCAGGGAGTTCGTGCGGGTATAGAGAAGGAAGTTTCAAACCATTCAATTTTACGCTTGGTTTTAAGATTAATTTTAAATTTGCTAATTCAGACGCTGCAACCGTATCCGATGCTCGTTGTTTTGTTGGATGTTACCTCAGCAATTCACAAATAGGTAATGTAAATCCTTCGACATTGCTTAATATGTTTGGTATTGGGTCTGATAATGGCGAAACGAACTTTTCAATTATGCATAACGACGGTAGTGGAACAGCGACAAAAATACCATTAGGCATAAACTTCCCCGCCAATACTTCTAAAGTAGACGTTTATTCTGTGACATTTTGGGTTTACCCCGGAACGACAACTCTATATTACGAAGTTAAACGAGAAAATACAGGGCATATCGCAAGCGGTAAAATTACCACTGATATTAACACATCCGCAGTTTTCGCGCCTCATTTTTTCAGAAACAATGGATCGACAGCATTGGCGGTAAATCAAACATTCATTTCATTAATAGCAAAACTACCATTCTAATATGTATCAGATTTCTAATTATAGCGGAAAAATAAAACACGTTCCAAGTGGTATCGTGTTTTTAAATGATTCAACAGATATTAATTATCCTGATTATTTAGAATGGCTACAATCGGGCAACAGTCCTGAAATGATTGATTTCTTTGAAGGTGAAGAAGCGGAGAAAACTGCCTTAGATAAACTATCGATAGAAACAGCAAAATACATTCAGCGTTCAAATGATGGGCGCGATGCATACGCAAAAATAAGTGCTGAGTTTCGTTTAGCTAAACTATATGGACAGATAACCGAAGAAGCTCACGCAATTGTCGAAAAGATACTTATTCCGGTCAGAAATGAAATTTTAGCCGGGCAATGGATAAGTGGACAAAATGAACTTGTTTTAATTGGTTCTTCGGTAATAGGTCAGCAATTATACGATAGACTTTATAATCAAATGGATGCTTACATTCAAGTAAGCTATACAGTAGATGAAATAAATTCCAACAAATCAATTATCAAAAAATAATTGTAATTATGGGATAATATAGTAGTAGCTGAGACTGGAATTTTAGACGCATTAACTTCCTCCATTCATTTAAAAGATAATATATTACAAAGACTTGTAGAATTTACTTTCATACAATTAGAACAAGAAACAAATACAAATTATGCAACTACTGTAAGCGATTGGGAATTAGTAATAGAATAAAAAACATGAAAAATTGTAATAAAGAAAAACATACCTGTGGCGAAGCAGTTTCTTTCGCAACCTGCATTTCGTATGAAACAGCACTTCCCGATTTTTCTGAAATTGGAAATTGCCCAGATTTAGATGCCACCACAGCAGAATTATATGAATTAGTCGGTGACATAAGAGAACAGATTGATTTAACGACATTAGCTGAATCTTGTTTAGAATACATAAAAGATGCAGAAGAAAGAATAGTTGTAAAGAATGTTCTTTTAAAACACCAAGAAGAGATTTGCGCATTAAAAACAAAAGTAGAGGAATTAGAGAACAGACCTTTATGTAACTTACCTTTAGGAGATTGCATTGATACAAAATGTTTAACCGATGCATGTAACAATACTATAAATACTTGGGGTGAGTTAGCACAAGCCCTTATAGATAATGCTTGTCCAACACCTTAAAAATAATAAAATATGTCAATACCTTGCAATTTAAGCACCCCTACGGTCTTTGAACAGGATGAATGTATGGGGGAAAGAAAATCGGCAGCGTGTGTCAACGATACAACAGCCTATGTTGAATTATCATTGCCTCCCAATTCAACACAACAACAAATTAATCAAGCCTTATACACGGCTTTTTTAAACCTAAAAGCAACAGTAGAGAACTTACAGCAACAGATATATAATTTACCATAAATATGTGTAACAAATGTAACCAAACAAATACAAATACTAAATGTGGTGGATGTAACGACACCTATCAATACCAAAATATTTGTAATGAATGCCCTCCGCAACCCTGCGACTGCCCGGTGGTTGATTTGTCAACAGATTGTGTTTTATACAATCAAGACGACATTCTTTGTGGAGCAACAGTTGTAGTCCCTAAGAATACAATCCTTTCAGATGCTTTAAACTTAATTATTACTTGGGTTTGTTCAGGATTTGAGGAAGTTAAAAAATACCTACGATTAAAAAATGTAGGAACAGGTGCTGAAATTTATGCAGGAGATACACTTCTCGGCGAAAAAAAATTAAGAACCCTAACAACTACTTCAAGCATAATAACTATAAACCAAGCTACAGATGAAATTGAGTTTGGAATAGATACTGACGAACTAAACGATTTTGTAAGTATTTCAAATGTTGGGACAGGGGTTCAATCATATAAAGGATTTAACTCTCTAACAAGCACTCACGAGTTTAGAACAGTAACAACAGAAAGCTTGGGAATGGGAGAAAGTTTCCTAAGAGACATTCAACAAAATACTAATGAGTTAAATGTAAGGGTAAAAACTTTAGTTTCTGACAACTTATCAATTACATCAACAGATGATGAGATAAGGATAGAAACACCAACTACAGCAGCTATACCTGCATTATATGTTAATAATTTATATGAACCATCTTATGAAGAATGGTTAGCAGAAAACACAATACAAAATGGCGGAACACCTATAGTAGGTTTTGTATTTAGAGGAAAAGGAACCTTAGCACAACCCTTCACAGATTCAGTAGTTTACCCCTTAGCAGGAGGTTCACCAACTACAACACCAAATACAGCTATTCAAAATGCCTTAGATGGGGATACAGCCTATACGACACCATATAGTTATGTGGGAACAGATAGTAGATTACGCCCATCCAGAAACGGGGAAAAGATAATCATACAAAGTAATAATTCAAGTTACACTTTTACAGGAGATTTCGGGTATAGTAACATAGATGTTAAGATAGAAGGTGCTGTTATTTCTACAACTACAGGATATATTATTGACATGGATAATGCCGCACATTTCAATGCGTTATCAGACTTGGCAAAAATAGAAGTTTCAAAAGGGTGTTTTTTAACAGTACAGGGGGAAGGTTTTAAAAACGATGGCACAACTGTAGCTACAAACTTATTTAGTCAATTTAGACTATTAAAATTAATAGGTGACGGTACAATAATAAGTACAGGAACAGATATTACAAAATATATTTTAACATCAGATAAAACATCTTCAGGAAATACAACAGTAGGATTTTACAACGATGGTATTTGGCATTTTGAAATAAGCTGTCTGTTAGTATCAGAGTTTCAAGGAATTTTAGCAATTGGAGGAAAAGCTCAAGTTTTTAGTTTTGGAGGTAAATTTCGATCAGGGTCTATATCAAGTGATGTTGATATAAACTTAAAAGCCTTCTATTTAAAAGGCGGGGTTTTTAAGCTACAAGACAACTCTAAAATTATTTTATACGGGTTTAACACAACTACTCGTTTAGAAGGTATAACATTTGAATCAACGAATGGTTTTACAGCAACTATGTATTCAAGCGGAACAGAGATGACAGGTGAATTGGACACACTGTTTAATAAAGTAAACACTTCAAATGCAATTCTTGAATTTACTTCATCTAATAGTGGACTTCAATTTTACCCAACAGAAGTATTTAATTCGCCAAATTTATGGCAGGTAATATTTAAGAACAATGTTTTCTCTTTAGGAAATATTGACAACACTAAAGTTGATTTAACATTCGGTAATGCCATTTCAGCTATAAACACAATTGGTAACAATGTTTTAGAACATCTTAGAAGTTTTACAAGTAAGGAGTTAGCAAGAGTGTCAGGTATGCCTGTAAACTCAGCATATCTTTTAGTAAGACCTGTTACGGCAACAAATTTAATACAAGGAACAGAATATAAAGTTACCACTTTTGGTGATGGAGCTTTAGGAGCTTTAGGTACTTATTTCATAGCAACAGGCTCAGAAACAGGTACGGGAGTGGGTTCTTTAATAGAAAGATGTATTTTAATATAATATAAAGATTTTTGGTTTATTTTTGTTATTCTTGAAAGGCGGGGGAAGAAATTCTTCCGTCTTTTATTTTTAATAAACTAACCAATTTTTTACATTAAAAACTAATTTGTAATTTTGCATAATGAATAATAGAGAAGCAGTATCGGTAATAGAAAATTCAGTGAGAGGTGTGTCGAAAGATTTAGCTGTCCCAAGAAGATATATTTTAAAAGTTTTGCGAGATAATGCTAAAATGTTAATCTCTCAAAAATTACTTGACAGAACATTAACACAAGAAGAAAATCTATACACTCAAATAAGTTGTATTGAATTAGAAAGAATTGAGATTAAAAAATGTCCGGTGATTGAATTTAGAATGTGTAGAGTTGTAATGCGTTCAGTAGAGCCTCTACCAACACCTATTTATAGCAGACTTGGTTCAAGTATTAGAGAGGTTGTTTCGGTAGATGGACTATTCGATTTCACTATAGTTTCGCCGCAGCAATATAGAAGAAACAAAAAAAGACAACATACCTTAAGTAATATAATTTACACCTATATAGACAGCGACAATTACCTTTGGATTTTAGATAAAGAGATATTTGCTGTAGATTTAAAAATGATTACTTTAGAATCAGAAAAGGTAATGGATTGCGAGAAAGATGATTGTAAAAACAATTGGGAAGGAATATTTACTTGTCCCGATAAACTTTTAACAGCGGTTATTTCTCAAGCAACAGAATTTATTTTAAGAACTTATAAGTCTGTACCTGCTGACCCTAATCCAAACACAATAGAAAATGTTTAATTTTTTAAGGGAAAAAGATGTTTTAGATAAAGATTTTTATGACTATTACATAAAGCATCGAAAGAAATATGTAAAAACTTTTTGTAGATACGCATATTGGAAAAAGGCTATCTGTTCGATTCTCAGAGAAATCCAAATGGAAATGACAGAGAATGAAGGAGGTGTTTACATAAAAGATTGGGGTTACTTTGCTCATTATATGGCGGTGGATAAGAAAAGAGTAAGACATAAAAAAATCCGCGATATAGCTTATATAAGAAAAAAGAGGACTTACAGATATTTCCCACACTTCTACCCTGATGATAACTTTAGAGAGTGGACTATGGAGAACACAATGCTTAAATTAAAAATACGAAATAAGAGGTATTTTAAAAGAGGAAAAAGATATAAATTACATTTCGAGCTTATAAAAACGGCGGAAGAAATGATTAGAAACAATAAAAAACGAATCTGATGTATTTAGAAGAATTTATAGCAGAGATAGAATCAGATTTATCTTCTTATGCAGAGTCAGGGGATATAGATAAAGTTTCCATAAAAAGATGGGTTATGAATGAGCTCAAAAGATTTGGAAATGATTTACTCGAAACAGGGGAAGAAATATTAGAAGTTAAGAATTCATCCACCACATTACCACAGACATTCAAGAGCTTAAAATTAGCTATGAGATTGGACAGAGATGATGACAGATATTTTGACGATGATAGTGATGATAGTTCCTATTCAATAAAGCAGTTTATAAAAAATCCCGCTTATTTCATGGAAACCACAGGAGAATATCAAACAGACTGTAATTCTGAAATAATCACAGAAAAAACAAAGATTAGAAACAGAAGTCCCTATTACAAATACAGAAATCCAAAATTCTTATCGTTAACCAAAGGAATTAAAACCACAGGAGTTATTGACCCCGATTGTTACAATTTAAACCCTTATATTAGAGAAAATGCGGAATATGAAATAAGTATTACAGGGAATCAAATTAATGCAAATTTCAGAGAAGGGTTTATCTATTTACAATACACAATGCTCCCAACAGATGAAAATGGAGAATTGTACATACCTGAAACAAGAAACGGATTTTTAGAAAAGTATTTAGAATTTTATGTAAAATCCCGCATTGTAGAAAACTTAATTGCAAACAATAGAAGTCCACAAACAATAGGACAATTACTCTCATTATACAAACAAGAGGCTCAGAATTATTTACCATTAGCTTTAAGAGAATCTAAATTCAAAGGACTTGGACAGCATTGGGCTAAACGATTTAAAAGACTTTCTCACAGAAACATTATTACTTACGACTTACCAAAACTATTAAGAATCCCTAACCCACGTTATTATTAAAAATCATGGCAAAAATTGATTACACAAAATACACATTTCAAGAATTAATTGACAGAATAGAGTTTGCAAGATTCTTTGACTTACCAAGAATGACTCGCGAGGCTTTAAAGAGACTGAAGGCTTTAATTGACACAAATGAACCAAAGTATAAAGTTTACACAGCTTTATTAACACAAACAGGAACAGATGCTCCTGTAGCCACAGTTTTAGAGAATACATTAGGTGTAGATGTTGTGTGGAATTATGACGAAAAAGGTATGTATAGTACCTCCCTTATAGGTGAAAAAGCCGTGTTTATACCTAACGATTTTACACAAGATTTTAATGTTACAGGAATTTCAATCAGCACTTCTATTATAACACTAATAACTTTAAAATTAGCAGAGCTTACAACAGAAAATGAAATTTTAAATAACACACCAATAGAAATAAGAGTATACAACTAAACAAATTAAATGAAAAAGAATACAACAGTATCTTCACCTAAAATAGGTATGAATAGAACCACACATGGTTCTCTCTTAAAGCAAGAGGAGTATTCTTTTGCTTTAAATGCCAACAACACAACAGAACAAGGTGAACGCTTAAATATCACCAACGAACCATCTAATATCCTTGCGGTTGAATTTCCGCAGGGATATATCGTTATTGGGTATAAGTACAATTCATTATTAAATAAAACATATTTATTATTGACAAATCCTGAAACAGGCTTTAGTTCAATAGGATACATTGACTACGATTTTCAATATGTGTACACCCCAGATGAAGAAAATTCTTGTGGAGATTGTTATCAAACACAATTACAATTAGGTACTCCATTAGAAGATTTAATACAAACAGCAAACCAAACTTATGTTGAGTTGTTGAATGATGAATGTAATGGAGACTTAGCTTTTGATATAAATTATCCTTTTCTAACAATAGAAATAAAAACAGAAAAGAACCATAATGTAATGTATTTTACAAATGGTAAAAATACAGGATATTATTTGAATTTAAGTGATATTGAATATTACAAATACGAGGGTGAGTATATTTGTGGAGTAGATGTTCTACCAACCACTTGCATTGACGTATCTAAAATGAAGATATTTCCTTCTCATAGAATACTCCAAATTGACCCTGAAACAATTCAGAACAGTGGAAATTTAAAATTAGGAACATATACATTCTATGCTTCTTATTGTGACGCGCAAGGAAATGAAATAACGAACTATTCAACACCTACAAATCCAGTAAGAATCTTTGATGAAAATAACTTCATTTTAGAACAGCCTGATTTAGATAACGCTACAAATTTCGCAATAAAATTAAAAATAAATAATCTTGACACACAACATTTTAAATATTATAAAGTAATTGTTCAAGAAATATCAACAGTTGCAAAAGGGTATTCTTATTTTGTTGCGGGAATTTACCCTACGACAAATAACACTGTATTATACACTTCAAATTTAGAAAAAGACAGAGCAAGCGTTGACAACATAAAAATAGTAAAACCAACTTATGAAACTATTGATAAATTAGTAGCTTCAAACAACACTTTATTCCTATACGGACTTAAAGAGAAAAGGCAATTCAATTTACAACCTGTAGTTAATTTATTTTCATCTTTACTTAAATGGAGCAGTTCAATAGCTAAAGAAGCATTATACAAAAATCCAATCCCAACTTCTAAATATGTTGGATATAGAAGAGATGAAGTACAGCCATTCAGCATTAGATTTAGATATAAAGATGGAGGACTTTCTCCTGTTTACCCGTTTATTGGCAGACCTGCGAACACAACAGATTTAGAAACAATTTCTGTGGATGACATTAATTATCAATCTATCCACGATTACGATTCAAGTTGTACCGAGAATGATAGAACTAAGAGATGGCAATTGTTCAACACAGCTTCTGTAACAGATGTTTGTAGCACCCCTACAGATAATGCAATTGAAGTTGTGGATGATTACACAAGAACGTGTCTAATAGAGAATGTGGCAACAATTCCAACAGATGTCATAACATTTGAACCACCTGTGGGGTACACCGATTTTGAAACATTTTTAAATGAATACAGAGATGACCCCTCTTACTATATTCCTGAGATAGCTCCATATTTAACAGACACCTATCCTGATGACCATTGTACACCAATATTTCAGGGCGAATGCTCGACACCTGTTCTTTCATCCTCTGTAAATTTAGTAGGGTCGGTTAACGGAGAAGTAGTAACTAACATTTATAAAAGAGAAGCCGAGTATCAAAGGTCTGTTGCACCTAAATTCTGTAATAACTTTTTAGTTAGTATGGAAGATGGGAAAAAAGTAAAAGATACAGCTTTTATAGCAGACTTTTTACCATGTGGGGTTACGGTGTATGAAAGAAACTCAACGGATGTTACAAATGAAAGTTGTGCTTATGCTGTAGATATTATAAACTATCCAACATATCAAAGTAATTTAGCGGGATATTATCACAATTATTATGGTAATAGTAATGCAAATCCACTTTTATCTACATTAGTTTCAGATGGAGATTTGGTTCAGAATGTAAGTATTGTTTCAGGAACTACAGGAAGTATAACAGTGGTAATTGATGGTACTTCTTATGCTCAAGCATACTTAGGGACACCTGCCGCTACAATGACAGCATTTTTCTCAACACATGAAGCCGCAATAGAAACACAAACAGGTGGAACTTTAACTTATAGTTCAGGTGTAATATCTTTAACAAACGCTTTAATACTAATAGATACAGTTATACCTTCGGGAGATGTAATACCTTCATACACAGTTACGGGAAATTTTGCGGAAAAACTCCATAAAAATGCTTTATTCTTCAAAGGCATAAGAAACGGTAGAAATGAATTAGTATTAGAGATAACGAAAAATAGCAATTGTGCAACAGAAGATTACTTAACTAATAGTAATTTTTCAAGAGTATCTATTTTTGATAGTTGTTCTTCAGGAACATTATTACACACAGAAATAATTAATACAAATAGTGGGTTATTAAAAGTAATCGATACTTCTGCATATCTAAGTACGTTCATAGTTGCAATTGACACACCTTTAAAAAAAGAGGTAAGTTTAGTTGATGAGTGTGGAACTTGTGGGGGAGATGACCAACCCGCTTGTACTTATGAAAACACTCATGTTTTATACACAAATTGTGGATGCTTCGCGGTACTTATCAGAGACACCGAAGTAAAAGAAAAAACAGTAGAGTGGGAGAGTATCATAATTGACAAACAAGAAACTTACACCTCTACATGTACTACATATTTACCACAAGTGGGAGAATGTGATACAGTGCCGTTTCAAAAAGGTGAATTTTCATACTGGGAATCAACGGAAACTTACCCTAATAATTCAGAAGTTTATGACAGCTCTAATTTAATTGTATTAGAATCTGATTTAAACCTGTCTCCTGCGGATAAAGCAAAATTCAAGGAATATTATACAGAAAGTGTAATAGATGGCACTTATACGTTAAAAACAACAACAGATTTTAGATGTGCTCATATCAGACATTTCAAAATGCCCGATAATAGAGTTTCACCTTTCATGTATGAATCAACCCTTCCCGAATTTGCAGGGTCGTTTATATTTCCTTTAGGTGTGGAATTAGATTCCTCTGTTGTGAACACAATGCTTAGTGTGGCTGTAAGAAACAATTTAATCTCTCAAGAAGAATTAAATAACATTGACAGCTATGAAATATTAAGAGGGGATACGGCAATTTCTAAGTCTATTATAAGCAGTGGGTTAGCGTATGACATGTATAAGTACGAGGAGCGTGGAAAAGTAGTGCATTATCCAAATTACCCACACAATGACCTTTCAGACGATAAATTACATTACACGGATGGAAGTAGAAACCAATTAATAAAACACCCAAATAATAGAACAGGGAATAGTAAATACAGCTATATATCACCCGATATTTTCTACAACAGAATAACAAACCCAACAGAATTAACAATAGACGGTTATCAATTAGGAAATTCTAGGGGTAGTTTTCAACCAGTAAACGGGCATCCAAAATGGACAATATTATCTTCAAAAGGAAGAGACACTGCAACATTATTAGGTGTAGGAGAAGCAACTTTAGAATTAGCGGCTCAGACTTCTAATATGATTGTCAATGGTTCAGGACAGTCTTGGTTTACAGCAGGGGTATCAAGTGGTACAAATATAGCAGGTACAGTGATATCTGCAATTGCTTTAGCAGTGTATTTAGGGACAGCAGTTTCAAATACGTTTATTAAGGCAGGAAAATACAGATATGAGTGGCTTAAAATACTACGAGATTTAGGGCAACCTAAAAATTTCTCAAGCTATTATGTTTCAGAGGGCTATCATAACAGCTTTTCTACAAATACAGACCAACCGGATAGCTTATTAAGAGCGATTACAGTGAGTAAGTTTTTAAAAGACGGTAAATATTCTTTCCGTGATGAAAAGACAGCAGAAGCAATCAAAGTAAATAGTTGGATGAGAGAGCATTCAATGTTCATTTCTTTAGGTGACTATGACATCACTTACCCAACAACTATTAGAAATTGGGATAACAGTAGAGTTATTGCCTCAGATTTTGGATGTACATCTGCCGAAGAAAGCAGATTAATAGCCACACCTTACATCACTTTAAAAAATTATGTACCTGACCAACATGGAACAATTGATTCTGTAAATTGGTTAACGACTAATTACATTAGAAGTCTATCAGACAATACTATATGTGACCCTATTTTTGGGGGAACAGTTTTTGTATCAAGGTTTACTTGGAAAAGAAAGTTACCTATTTTTAAGGAAACAGCTATGGGAGAGCCTAATTTACTCCCATACAGTTATAGCCTTAGCCCTAACATAGGAAATCCAAGATTCTTCTGTGATTATGAAACAGGTGGGGATGTAAACGTAGTATCGGCTATTTTTCCTGATATTAAGTCAAATACTTTTTTTGACTGTGATAAAAGCGACAGTTTCTATAAAGTAGAGCCGAGTAAATTTTATTTATATTATTATGGAATTACAAACTTCTTAGTTGAATCAGAGATAAATTGTAATTTTAGATACGGAAGAAAAGATGCTCACGACCAATTCTATCCTGCTGTTGGTGATATGGTGGAATGGACACAAGAAAAAAATACAACAATAAAAGAACCTAATACATTCTTCTATAATAATATTTATTCTCAATCTGTGTTTCCAACCAAATACACTATTTTAGATAGGGTGTGGTCAACAGCTCAGGACGAGATAAGAAGAAGTCAAGAGAATGGTGTAATCTACTCAATTGAAGATAGAAGTGAAAATGATTTAGTTGACCCTTGGTTAGTATTTAAACCTTTGAATTGGTATGAATTCCCTAAAAAATATGGAAAACTTGTTCATCTAAAAGATTTAGAATCGGCGCAAATTTTAGGAAGATTTGAAAATCAAATGGTGTTATTTAATGCAATAGACACTGTACAGAAGAATACAAATATGACTTTAACACAAGTTGTAGGTACAGGTGGAATATTTGCACAAAGACCATTAGAATTTAAAGCAACAGATTTAGGGTTCGCAGGAACGCAACACACTGACATGGTTAGCACACCTTATGGACACTTTTCAGTGGATGCTAAGAGAGGTAAAATATTCCAATTAGACTCTAATGGTAAAGACTTACAACCTATTTCAGATATTTTAGGGAATAGGGAAAGTGGTATGAAACAATGGTTTCAAGAAAACCTGCCGTTTAGAATTTTAAAATCAATTCCTGAATTAGATATCGACAACAAATTTAAAGGTGTCGGTATTTCTATGGGGTGGGATGCTAAATTTGAAAGAGTGTTCATAACTAAAAAGGATTATGTTTTAAAATCAGGTATAAATAAAAATAATTTTACAGTAACTGCGGATAAAAAACTAATGTATCAAGAAGAGGAAGTATTTTTCACAAATACAAACTTATTTGAAGACGTTTCTTGGACAATAGCTTATAAAGTTTCAGACGGTGTGTGGATTAGCTATTACAGTTTTATGCCAAATTTCTACATAGGACTTAATGACCACTTTCAAACATATCACAATGATAAACTTTGGTCGCATTTATTAACAAATCAAAGTTATTGTGTTTTCTACGGTGAAAAACACCCTTTCATAATAGAAGTACCAATTGTAAATGAAAATGCAAATAAAGTGCTTGAATCCGTAAAATTAGAGGTAGAAGGTAAAAGATATCAGAATAAGTGGGATTTCGCGCAAATGAAAGATGTAGGATTTAATCAAGCCGTTATTTACAACAATACAAATAACAGTGGAATGTTAAATCTTAAACAAAGAAAATCATTGAAAGACCATGCAAGATATCCAATAACAAACAGCAATAATTCGCAAGATATTTTGTACACATCTCAAGATGGAGAACATACTTTCAATTATTTCTACAATAGAGCGATTAATCAGGATAATAATGTCCCGCAATGGTTGAATGATAGAAATAGAATTCATAAAACTATCAATCCAATGGCAGTTAATTTCAGTTTTAAAAAGAAATTAAACGAACGGTTGAGAGGAGATTATTTCTATTTAAGATTAATTAAAAATGATGATTCAAGATATAATGTAATTTTGAGAAATCTAATGTTTAACGAACAATTGTCACAATAATGGCATTACTATCAAATAAGAACATAAGTCCAACATACTATTCTAAAATAGCACAAGCAGAATCAGGTAATAACCCAAATGCAAAAAATCCCGGAAAGGGGCAAACAGCAAGTGGGTTATACCAATTCACAGCAGGAACTTGGAATGGAATGGTAAAAGAATTAGGACTTAATTACACATTAGAAGACAGATTCAACCCTGAAAAATCAAAAACAGTAATGGAGGCGTTCACTAAAAAGAACGCTTCCTATTTACAAAAGAATTTAGGAAGGGAGTTGAACGATGCTGATTTATATATGGCGCATTTTTTAGGGGCAGGGGGAGCGTCAACTTTTTTAAAAGATTTGTCAGCTAATCCTAACGCAGGTGTTAACATGTCAGGAGAAGTAATTAATGCAAACAAGAACGTTTTTTATAAAAAGAATGGGCAGTTGAGGACTAATAAGGAAGTGTATGAGGAGATGGGTAAAAGGATAAATCAACCTACTAATATTACAAATCAAGCAGTTGAAAACTCACATCCTGAAGTTCCAAATATTTCTAATGGACTAACTAATTTTGAGGGGCAGTATAGTTTACCTACCTTTGTATCTAATGAAGAAGAGCCTAAAAAAACAAAAGAGGAGGAAGTAGTAGAACAAAAAACTAACGAACTTAATCTTTTGAAGGACTTTTATGCAGGAAGAACGAAAATACAACCACAACAAGAGCAAATGATTGAAGAAGCTCCACAAGAAATTCCAAGTATGGATGTAATGGGGGAATTTAATCAAATATCTAACTTTTTAGAACAAGCAAGAGAAGGGGGGTTTTTTGAAGGATGGGCTTTTGAAACTATGCAACAAGGGGGTACTTGGAATGCTCAACAAGCGTCTGTTAAAGAAGAAAAAGATAGAAAATTAAGAGAATTACTATCAAAAAACAGACCTGATTTTTCTAAAAAGTCAATTGATGAGAAAATCAAAGAAAAAAATTTAAAAGAAGTACTTACTCAAAAAGATAATACAAGAGTAGACTCAATAAAGAGTGCTGACAACATTTCTAAAGTAGCGAGAAATAAAACAAATAAGGAAATAGCACAAGAGAGGGAACATAGAATACAAGAAAGTGTAAAAGCTCAAAGTATTCCAATGACTCAAGATAATTGGCGAGAAGTTTTAGCAAAACAAACTCAGTCAACAGGAGACAAATTCAGAGTTTCACAAGAACCAAATGTATTTGATGATTATTTGAATCCTGCTGTAATGGTTGGTGATATGGCTTCTAATTTAGGGCAAGCCCCATTACGAGCAGAACAGACAGATTCTTTTATGCCTTATATAACATCTGTAGGAGCACCATTAGCAGTTGGAGCAACCGCAGGTTTAGGTACAAAATCAACAGGTCAGTTTATAAACAACTTAGCAAACCCTTTAGCAGGGGTAAAAACACCAAATATTTCTACATTATATAAAATTAATGATGATGAAATACCTATAAACTTTATGAGGAAATTAGGTAATAAAAATGAAGCAATGTCTGCAATAGAAAATGCTAAATCAGATTTATTAGACCCTGAAACAATAAGAAGGGCGGAAGCATTAGGGGTAAACCCAGAGGTATTTGAACAAGCTTCAAAAAACATGTCTTATAGTACAAATATATCTCCAAGCTCTTATAGTGGAGAAAATTTACATATAAATATAAATCCAAATCAAATAGGAGTATCTGAGCAGGATGCAATTATGCAAGGAGTTATGGGAGCAAAGGCTCCAAACTTTACGGGAAATGAAATAAGTTCTCACGAAATAGGGCATTTTTTACAAGATAGGATGTATTATACCACACCTTATCCAAAAACGTTAGAAGGTTTTGAAAAAAAATTATTTTCGAAATACAAAAGTTTCCCTAAAGAGCATCAAGAGGCTATTTTAAACAAACACAAAGATTTTTCAACAAGAAGTACAGCACCTACTAAAATAGATGAAATGTTAGGTGAGTTACAAATAAAGCCCGATTTAGATTATTTTGGACAAAAAAATACAAATTATTTTACAGATGCTAATAAGCAATATGGGACAAACATTGATAATATGGTTGAAAGATTCCCAATGTTTAGAGAGTATCGCCAAGGTATGAGGGACAGTGGGGTCTTGAAAAATAAATGGGATGAAATTACCCCAGAAATGGTAGATGAGTATTATAGTCTAAAACCAGAAAATAGGTTGAACTCTTTTATGGAGTTGAATGATAAAAATAAAAATCTTTTGAGGGATATTAGTAAAATAGCCCCTGCAATAGCTCCAATATCAGGAGCAGCATACCTATCTACACAAGAAACGCCAACATATCAACAAGGTGGAACAATAGAAGAAGATAAAAAATGGTTACAAAATTGGTATACAAATAGAGTAATACCTAATATAGATATTCAAAATTTATATTTAGAGGATAAGGATATTTATAAAGATAGGATGACCACTCCACCACCTATTGAAAATGTTGAAAATATTGATAATAATCCTTATATAACAGGTAGGTATGATTCAAAGGAGAATAAAATATTTTTAACACCCAAATCTGAAAAAAACACTCATTTACATGAATTAACTCATTACTCCGATAGTTTTCCATCAGCTATGAGAACTGTTCATCAAAATGTAGTTAACCAGAACATTGCCCCTAAAGAAGGGGTTTCAGGTGTATATAAAGATAAGTATGAATATTTTACAGACCCAGATGAAGTACATGCTAGGATACAAGTTCTCAGAAAAGAAGCGGGTATAAAACCAAATCAAGAAGTGACTCCCGATTTTTTAAATAACTTTTTAAAAAGTTATAATGGAGAAGACGAAAATATTAATGACTTATTGAATATAGCTGACCCACCACATTTATTAGAAATGCTTAATTATATGGCGGACAATACTAAAGTTAAAAATAGAAGTTTTGCACAACAAGGCGGAGAAATAAAAACAACACCTTACGGACAATGGGAATTCCCAAATCAAATTACTAAAGTGCCAAGCAATAACATTACAATGGAGAATGTACCAAGAGCACTAATGGGAATCGCAGATACAGGAGAACAAAGAGTAATGCTTCCTGAAGAAAAAAATCACATTTTTGAAGGAGCAACAGAAGTGACAGAAGTACCCTTAACTTTTGCACAACTATATAAAATAAAAACAGGTAAAGAATTAAAGTAATGGATAAGAACGATTTCATTTCAAGAAAAATAAGTATTTTAAAAGATGAACACCCTGATTGGTCACACGATAAACTTATCGCGGTGGCTTTTTCGTACTATAATAAAATGCAACAAGGGGGTATAGTAGATAAAACGCAACTTTTAAATCTAAACTTATCTCAAGACCCATCTTTACCACCAACTACAGCAGTCCCTATGTCATTTGAAGAACAGCAAAGAACAATTGCACCTCAAATGCCAATTGACCGTATTTTATATAATGTCCAAACACAAGAACCGAAGCAAGGATTACCTGAAGGTACATACACTCGCGTAGATTACAAGGGGGGCAGACAAAGCGACTACTTAACCCCTGAAGGGCTGGAAAACTTCAAAAGAATGAATAATTACAGATTATTCATGGAGCAACAAGCACAGAAGAAAATGCAACAAGGGGGGACATTAAAAATAGAACCTACTTTACCTCCTTATGGACATGAGATAATCAACCCTATAAAATCTGTACAAAAAGGAGTTAATCAAGGCAATGAAGGGTATTATGTATATTATGGTGACCCAAATGACCCACAATCAGATAAAGTGTTTTTTACAAATTCTGAGTATGAATTAAAAAAATCTCTACAGAAACCGACTTCAATGTATCCGGGTCAATATGAACCACTATTACAAGCATATCTTAAAAAGAATAATGTGAAAATGGAAGAGGGTGGGTTTATGAATTTACCTGTAATGCAACAAGGAAGTCAATTTTTTGACATCAATTCTCAAACACTTTCTCCCCAACAAGATTTTTCTGTACAAAATCAGGACAGACTAAGAAGTTATCATACACCTGCACAACCACAACAAGCAGTGGCGCAACAGTATCCAATAGCACCAAATCAATTCCCTGCTCCGACATTCCAAAAAGCGGATGTAAATGACATAGAATTACCACAAGGACAAGCACCCTCTCAGCAAGAATACGCATCAACATTAAAAGACGGAATGATGACTGACTATGGAGAGAATTTAAGATATAACACAGAGCAAGGAACGGTGGGTGAAAGAACACCAACAGGAAAAACTCTAACAAAAGAAGAGTACTTTAATAAAATTAAATTATTAAACCCTTATGGTGATGTTGATATTCCTGTGGCTGCTAATATGTTAGGACAATCAATTGGATATGAAGGTGACCAAAAAGGATGGAATGCTGTTCGTGGTATTGCTTCAGCAGGTAAAATAGTGGCAGGACTTGGTAGAGGAATTCTATCGGGAGTGGCTTCACAAAAATCTTGGAATCAATCTTACCAAGACTATTTAGCAAATCAAAAAGACCAAGGTAATGTTTATACAGCCTTACAAGAAGGGGGTAAGATTACAGTTGCTGATAGTTTAACAGGTGCGTATACAACTGAAGATTTGAATGGAGCAAATGTGGAAGTTGAAAATGGGGAAATTATAAAAGACGGACAAACTCAAGAAGTAACAAAAGCTGTTGGTGAAACACATGAAAATGGAGGCATCAAAACTAATCTCCCTGACCAATCAAAAGTTATTTCTGACCACACTCAAATCGGCGCAAAAAACGCTAAAAAATATAGAGACGAGTTTGGAGTAACGGTTAAAGCCTCTGATACATTTGCTAAGGTGATGGATAAAGTCCAAACTAAAATTGGACTTAAGAAAATTATAAAAGACGAAGCGGACATTATTAAAGAGATTGACAAAGCAACAACTAAAGGCACAGCAAATGATACTTTAGATGTTAATATGAAATTTCTACAAAGTAAGATGTTAGAGCTACAAGCTAAGAAACAACCTTTAGAAGATTTACAAAAAGTTGCTTTTGAATCTGTTTTTGCCGACCAAGAGAGAATTCCGAAAAAGGGAACTAAAGAAGGTGAAGCTCAATTAGGAGGAATGATGTATAATGACCAAATAATTGGATTATCAAAACAATACAATGTCGCTCCTGAAAGAGTGCAAGAGCTTTTGAAAATGGAAGATGGCGGAGGTATTGATTTAAATAATGTCAGAGTATCAAACAGATACGAAGATAAAAATAAATATACATATCAAAACCCTTCAGATACAGATTGGCAAACATTTGGGGATTTACTAAAATCCAATCCTAAAGAAGTTTTAGCGGAAATTAAAAGAACACAACCTGAACTTTACGATAAATTCTTAAAGGACGGAAAATATAAAGACCAAAAAAACATAGAGGCTTATCAGAAAGGTATTAATGATAATTACACTAAAGTTTTAAAATCAGCAGAAGTAAGATTTGGTAAAGATTCAGAAGCATATAATAAAATTAAACAAGATATTGAGGCTTCAAACTTTCTGCCTGTAAAAACAGAATTCAGAAAAGATAAAGGTAAAGAGTTAAATACAGAAGTGAGGGGATTTGATTCTAAATTCGGTAACTTTACTTCAACTCGTCCAAATTATGAAATCCCAACTCTTCCAAAAGAGGATTATGAAAAAGTAAAAAAGGCAGGGGTAAATTCAAGTTATGAGTTGCAAAACAAGTTTCCTGAATTATACGATAAGTATGTTAAAAAAGCAGGATTAGAGGGAGATTTCTATATAGGGCAATTTAATCCTGAAGAAGCTAAAACAAATACTACCCCAACAGAAAAATCACCTGAAACACTTTATAAAGAAAGAACTTTGACAACAATGCCAATGTTTCCAAGTGATATGATTCTGACTCCAAGTAATATAATGCCAATTAAAAAGCATGAAATAGCTTTGGAAAGAATGACTCCTGTTAAACAATCTATTGAGCCTAACATCGTAGAAGCGCAAAGACAAACACAAGCAGCCGTAAATAATTTCAGTTATCTTCCTGATAATCAAAGAGCAGCGATGTTATCTGAATATATGACAAATCAAGGAAGTGCTGTTAATGATGCCCTAAGTAAAGCCGAACAAACAAATGTTATGGCGCAACAACAAGCAGACCAATTCAACATAGGACAGCGCGCAAAAGAAGATATGATGAATATTCAATTTGCTCAAAACTATGAACAAAGAGCTTTAATGGGCTTAGATAATTATGAAAGAAGACTTCAGGGTTATTATAATAAACTAAGCGCAGAGAACAAACAGAAATATGCTGACACAAGAGATTTGAATTTGTTAAACGCCATGAATGAAAACTTCCAAACAACAGGAAATGACATTGTGTTTATGAATAATCCTTTGATGATGCAAGCTAATACTAAAGCCTCGCCATTCACAGCAGAGGAACAAAAACAATGGGCGGCATTAAATAATAAATGGAGAGAGGCTAATAAAGCTAAAAAATCTTAATTATTTCTGTCAAACTAACCAATTTTCAAAATCTAATTAAATTAACTAATTTTGCCCTCTAAACCCATAGGAGGGCATTTTTTATTATGAGCAGTTACGTTTCAACACAACCAATCCAATACAATCAAACAACTTCCAACATAAATTTACCGTTAACCAACACGGTACTTTCCACTATGGAAGGAAGATATAATCAGAATAAAGCGCAAATACAACAAGTGTTAGATGCTTACGGTTCTATTGATTTATTACGAGATGAAGATAAGCAATACTTGGCGGGGAAGCTAAATGATATAACAAATGAGATAAATCAGTCAGGAAATAGAAACTTGGCTAAATCTTATGTGGCACAAAATATTTTCAGCAAAGTAAAAACTGTTGCCCAAGATGCCGTTGTTTTAGATGCTATGGAATCCACTTCAAAGTACAATAACTTTGTGAAGCAGGTGCAGGAAACAAAAGAAAAGAAGCCTGAATTATATAACGATGCAAACTATAATTTTGCATTATATGAGGGAGGTTTTAATGACTATATGCAAGGGAAGACTAATAAAGTAGGTACTTTGAATTATACTCCATTTAAAGATGTTCAGAAAAAATTAAATGATGAGATTTACAAAATAGAACAGCTTTCAAAAGAACAAACTATCCAATATATAGATAATGAGGGGTATATTAAAGAGGTGAAAAAACAAATGCTTACTCCTGATGAAGTTAGGCAAATAGCAGCATCAAATTTAAACAATGATGATTTTAAACAGATTGAAATCAATGGTTGGGTAAATACAGGAGGATATCAAGACACTTCTATTGTAGATAGTGCAAAAGCCTATGTCAAAGAGAAAGTTGATTATAATAGCGCAAAAGCCCTTTCAATACAAGCTCTGATTGACAATGGAGGTTTAGATAAGGATACGGAAGCGAGTTATAAAAATCAAGTGCAGGCATATACAAATCAAGTAAAAGAATTAGAAAGGTATGGAAACAGTTTATCTTCAGTAAAACAAGCGGCAAGCTATGTAGAAAAAGAGAGAACTGTTGAAAATGCAGTTAAAACTTTTGGTGGACTACATGTTCAGAGCACTTCTTGGAAAAAAAATGATGTGTTTTGGGAACAAAGGAATTATGAATTAAAACAAGCGGAGCTTAAATATCAAATAGAGAAAGATGCAAAAGCAGAAAAAGTAAAACAAGCGGGTGTATCAGATTTAATTGTCAGTAATTTACCATTAACTTCTGAAGAAATGCCAGATATTGATAATTTAGAATCAAAAGTAGATGCTGAAGCAACTATATATCAGACTTCTTATGACACTACATTAAAAGAATACAGAACTAAAATAGAAGACTTATCTAAAAAAGGAGATAAGGAAGCCATTGCAGTAATGGCGCTATATAAAGAAAATTTAAAAACTCAGACAGAAGCAGATGCATTTTTTAATGCCGCACAAAAACAGATTCAAACAAATAGTGGACTCAGAATTTTAGAAAACAAAGATGGAGTACCTACTAATTATATGAGTTTAATTTCAGATAGCAGAAATAAGTATAAAAAATTAATTGAAGCTAAAGTTCAAGCATCAGAAGAAGCTGAAAAACAACATACAGACTCCACTATAAACACAGATGAAACCTTTTCCGCATTTTATAATAATCCAAATACAAAGATGATGTGGAAGGATGTAAACGGAGTTGAAAAAGCAATGCCTGTTTACAAAGTCCTACAAGCTAATGGATTAATGGATGCAAAGGGTAAGAAAATTGGAGACTTGAATGACAAAAAAGAAGTTTTAAACACTCTTAAAAAATCATACTATGCGGATAAGATTTTAACCAGAACAAATGAAAATTCAAGAGATACAAGTTGGAGTTCTGTTAGAGAACTTGCTAAAATGTTTGGAGAAAAAGCTGACGATGTAACTTTTGGTGGAACGATATGGGAAGATACTGTGACATTTAATCCTAAAACAAAAACAGGACAATTTTTATTACAAGCCAGAAAAAATGGAGTGTATGACACATTTAATTTTTCTGACCAATCCTTGTCTTCGGATGATGCAACAATCGGCAGATTTTTAAAATCTAATTATAGAGAAAATGAATCTTACAAACAAAAACTGAAATCTTTATATGGTAATTTACCTTCTAACAAATCAGTTGGAGTTACAAAAGAGGATAAAACTAACTTTGATAGATTATTAGAGGTAGCTAAAAGCGATGCCTCTGAAGATAAATTTGCCATTAATAGTAATGCCAACACTATCAATGTAAAACTTGACGGAGATTATGTTGTAATGTCACAAGTAGAAGGCACAGGAGAAAAAGCTACAGCTACCCAAACAAGAGTACCAAAAGCAGATTTTATAAAAAATGCGCCGGGATTGGCTCAAAAGTTGGATTTTGAAACAGAGGCTTCCTTTTATCAACTAGGAAGGATAGATAACTCAGATTTGGTTTCAGAACCAGTTAAATTTTATGGTAAAGAAACATCATCTAGGCTCTTTAAATACGGAAGTCAAATAGTTTTAAAAGGAGATATCGAAAAATCCGCTTATCTTAGAAAAGAGGACGCTATAAAAAAAATAAGTGCCTTATACCCGGGAAATGAAGAGAGTGTAGAAAAAGTTATAGAAAATTCATCAAAATTCAGTTTGAATGGGGAGGTGGGTAAAAATTTTGATGGAAGCTCCTATTTAACAATATATTTAAGAAATAGTGAAGGCGGTATTATAGACCAAACTGAAGTTGATAATATTACTAATGTAGATAATTTTAAACAGATTATTGATGAAATTCCTCAAGTCTATTATGGATATTTTGCTGAAAGAATATTTAAAGACCAATATTACTCAAAAGCAGCTAGTGGAAGGGACAGTGAAACATATACTAAACTAATGAAAAATATAAATGGAAAATAATAATCCCAATCCTATGGGATTTACACCATTAGATTTTAGTAGTGTAACTCCACAGGAAAATTTACAAAGACAACAATTACAATCAGTAGGTACAGCTATAAAAGCAAGCTACTCAGAGGATTATTTAAAACTCCTGAACAAAGCTTCGGGGAATGACCCATTTAAAGATTTTGAGGACAAACGTGTAAAATTTAAAGATTATACAACCTCTTTTGATGCTGTATATGCGCCCCTTTCTGATAACAATTCGTTTGTTGCAAGGTATGAATCGTATTTACCAAATGTTAATAACGAAGAGAGGCTTGCACGACAACAATCAGCAGGAGAACAGTGGGCTAACGGATTTAGTAAATTAGGTTTAAAGACATTAACAGCAGTTGGTGGAGGCACGGTTGGTATCGTAGACTCTTTGGTTACAGGAATAAAAGAAGGTAGCTTATCCGCTGCATATAATAGCGATTTCAATAAGTGGTTAGATGACCTAAACACTAAAATGGATTACAAACTCCCAAATTACTACACAGAAGAAGACAGAAATAAAAGTTTCTTCAGTCAAATGGGTACAGTTAATTTTTGGGCTGATAAAGTGTTTGGAGGACTTTCTTTTACTATTGGTGCAATAGGTTCAGAAGCAATTTGGGCTTCGGTAACAGGAGGTACAAGTTTGTTAGCTAAAGGTCTTGGTGGAGGGTTAGCAAGATTCAGTTCAAGAGCTATGACACCTGCCGCTACAAGAGAGGCTATGGCGGCGTGGAAAGGGATAGCAACAGCACCAATTATAGACGCAACAAACGCCGCTAATTTTGCAGAGTCAGCTATAAGAGGAGCTAATATAGCAAAAGCTTTAGACACAGGTCGTTTCTTAGTGACATCTTCAGGGTATGAAGCAGGTGTAGAAGCTCGCCAATATATGAAACAGACAGAGGTAGATTGGCTTGAAAACTTTGAAAATACCAATGGTAGACAGCCTGATGCTTCTGAATTAGCGGGATTCAGAGATAAACTTACTTCAGCAGGGAACGTAGTATTTGCAGCGAATGTTGGAATTGTAGGTCTCTCTAACATGCTAACAATAGGAAAGTTAGTAAGAGGTAAATCAATTTCACCTGATGTTAACAATGGGTGGATGAATAGAAACTTATTTGGAATAGGATTCACTCAAACAGAGGGTGCTGGAATAAGAGCTATAGAAGCCACAACAAAACAAAAATTAGCGGGAAGAGCTTATGGGTTACTAAAAGTAGGAGCGACAGAAGGGGTATTTGAAGAAGGTATGCAAGGAGTGGCTTCAAGGTCAGCTCAAGATTATATCCTTTCAGCCTATGATGAGAATAAAATAAAACAGGGTTACAATATTATTGACAGTATTGCTCATGGATTTAAAGAGTCTTACGGTTCTAAAGAAGGTCTTGAAGAAGTTGGAATTGGTGTTCTTGTAGGTCTTATAGGTGGTGGGGGTACTTCTTTGGCTTCGGGTAAAGGGTTGTTTAATGAGAAGGGCGTTGAAAGAGATATTGTTCAACAAAGAGTTGAGTACTATAATCAATTTCATGCAGACAATTTAATTGAAGCTCAAAAAACCCTTGCAAAAGTTTCCGCAGCATCAGAAAGGTCAGATGTAGCAAAAGCTAATGGAGATTTATTTGGGGAGGTAAGAGCAGATACAGATGTAATGTTAGCTTCCATAGAAAGAAGTCACCAACTTTTAGATTTAGATAGGACTAAACAACAGTATGCCACAGCTTTAAACACGGTGAATAATGAAGAGTTTGCTAAAGAAATGGGTATTCCTGTTGAAGAAGTTCAGGCTTGGAAAGAGTCAAAATTAGAACAATTCAACACTTTAGTTGACAATTATGACAAAGGTACAAAAGTAGCTCAAGCATATTTAGGAGATTTTCAAATCAAAGAGATAGGGGATAAAGAAAATGTAGCGAGAGCTATTGCTTACACCTATGCTTCAGGCATGCAAAGTCAACAAGCAGAAAAAGACCTCACCGAGACTATTTCTAAATTAGTTGGAGAGGAGTTTGGACAAGGTAAGTTTGAATCAACAATACAAGCAGATTTACTTTTAGATAAAGTTGATAAACAAACTTTGATAGAGTTTGAAAGGTTATCAAAATCGGAGCAAGTTTTAATGACGCGGGAGAAAAAGATAACAGAACAAACCGTTGCTACCCCAACAAGCCGAGAAGACAATCAAAAAAAAGCAACTAAAGCAGAGAATGTTAGAAGACAACTTTTAGAAGTTACAGACCAATTAGCAGAAGTACGAGGTAAAAAACAAGCCCTATCTGAAGTAATTAATCTAAACAACACTTCAAATTTACCATTAACAGTTGAAACTTTAGATAGACAAAAAGGAAACTTAGAGCAATTGAAAAGAGCTTTAGAATCTTTAAAAGAAACTAACCCTCACAAGTATGCTTTAATTAACAATTTAATTACCGCACAATCTAAAGCAATTGAATCCACTAAGTCTTTTGATAATATGTTTAGAGATTTAGCTGACCCTAAAAACAGAGTTACAGTTGTTAGAGGATTTTTAGATAAGCTGTTAAAAGCCAGACAAGGTAAAGACGATTACACTTTCTTTTCAGATATAGCTAAAACTTATGATGAAAGAGATGAACAGTTTATTGAAAAAGTACCAACACAGGAAGAAGATACAGATAGAGTAGAATTAGCAGAAGAGGAAACCCAACAGCAAGAGATAAACGCTGAGACAGTTTTTGAAGAGTTGAAGACAACAGAATCTGTAAATAGAAGACAAGAGTTATTAAAACAATTAGAAGAACTAAACATAATTAAATTAAAATGTTAACACCAAGAAAATTACCTGAAGAAGTTTGCAATTTACTAAATTCAAGACTTTATGATGAATATGATGCTCATTATACTTATAGAGCCGCATCAAATTGGCTACAAAATAAGGGGTTTGTAAAAGCCGCTGAATATTTTGCAAAAGAAGCTCAAGACGAGTTAGAACATGCACAGATATTACAAAAATATATTGTAGATTGGAACGATATGCCGAAATTAATGCCTGTTGAAAACGTACCTTCGGATTTTAGAAGTTTAATAGAAATCATTGAAAAGGCTTATGAAAAAGAGACCAATCTATACGATTTATACATAGAGACAGCTAAAGAAGTTTTTGAAATGAATGAGCTTGGAACGTACCAGTTTTTACAACAATTCATCGAAATTCAGAATAACTCTGTAATTGAATATTCAGACATGTTTAATGTTTTAGAGGATGTGGATGTAACAGATAAATATAAACTTCTAAAATTAGAGGAATTTTTATTTGGAGAATAAATTTCTTTTTCTTAACTTTGCCAAATAAAATTATAGAATGGCTTGTGAAATAATTTACAACGGAAAAACATACACTGAACAAGAGTTCATGCAATTTATAAAAGGAGGAGGATTAGATGTAGTATCTAATCTTACCTCCAAATCTGCTTTACAGAAAAAGATAAAAGACATTTTAAATGGTACAAGTTATGCGCTCCACTATTTTGGTAATGAAGTAGATGAAATATCCGCAAAAAAACCAACAGAAGAGGAGATAACAGAGTACCAAACATTATTAGAAAATAAACAATTTAGGTCTCCAAGATATAAAGAACTTCGTCAAAAACTAAATGATTGGCAAATTATTGACGGAACTATGGATAATGAACAAAACTCTTCAATTGCAGATTATGTAGAAATGTATAACTCCATTGAGGAAAATGCCAATAATCCACAACAAGGGGAAGTTACGCAAGTTACAGAATCTGATTATAATGCATTAGACCAAGTGGATGAATCAACAGAAAGAGGGGGATTTGACCCTTACTCTTCTTTATCTACCCCTGACGTAGCATTGGCTTACAATCCACCAAATAGTGAAAATAAATTACAATTTTCTTATATTAATATTGAAACTTTAGCTTCCTTTTTTCCTAACCATGAAGTGGTGATGTTGGATGAAAATGGTATTGAAGTTCCATTTGAGAGTAGAAAAGAAATTGGCACAACTTATGTTTTTAAAGGAGTAAATGAAGATTTCCAAGTGAAGGTGGTGGATAAGTCCCGCCTTGAAATGGAAGACTCAGATTTTGCTAAAAATGCTGTCGGAGTTAGAATTAAAACATCGGGAGTAAGTGCGTTTAGGACAGTTTTTAAAGAAGGTGAACCTGTAAAATCAGATTTTGAATTAAAAGATTTCAGCAGAAGCACTGCAAACTCTTTGGAAAAAGGGGAAGAACTCTCTATAATGGTTGACCCAAATAATGAATATAATAGACAGGTGTTGTATGATTTAGAAAATGGTAAGATAACAGAAGAAGAGGCAACAAATAAACTTAACATTGTAATGGTTAAGGATGGGAATGTTGTTGGTAATTTTACAGCTATTGGAGAAAAACCAAAAGGCTTTCCAACTTTAGATAAGAACAAAGCAATAAGAGAAGAGGCTTTAAAACAAGCGCGAGGTTCAGTTACACCTGTAACATTATCAGTCAAAGCTAAAGTTAATATGACATTGGTGGGAAATCCAAATACAAGGTTAAACCCTGATGGAAGCATAATAGAACAAGAAATATCAATAGACAGTCTTAATAATATTGTGTCTGTAGGTACAATGACAGATAAAGTAGCAGAAGGAAATCATCCTAAAGACACTGTGTTTGCTTATGTAAATTCAATGTCTACCAAAAATAAAGGAAAGAAGATACCGTTTGTTGTAATACGTTATAATAATAAAAATATTGCTTTCCCTATTTCAATTAAAACAGAGAATGTTGATAATTCACAAGCATTGTTGAGTATCATCACGTCTTCTTTATCTCCATCACAAAAATCTTTAAAAACAATTGAGTTATTAAATTCTTTGAAGGTGGACTATTCTGCAATTGATTTTACAAATCCCGCATGGATTCAATCTCAAGCAACTCAGGAGCTATTAGAAGCTTTAAGGTCTGTAACCACACCTACGATAACGATTGACTCTTTAAAAGATAAAAATCAATTGGTGGGTAATACAACTATAGGACTTGATTTAGAAAATTTTCCATTTTTTAATAACAAAATTTTATTAGAGCTTCCTGAAATATCTACAAAAGAGCAGATTAAAAAAGAAGAAACAGTAGCTACGGTTCAACCTAAAGTTAAAAAAACTAAAGATGCTGTTGTTAATAGAGAAGTATTTATAGATGGAAAATCTACGGGATATTTTGCAGTTCCAACAAGTTCCTCTAATACTCCGGGATATATTATAATAGACAAAAGAACATATAGTAAATGGAAAACCTTAGATGATGAGCAACAACGAATTGTAGAGAGAGAAGAGACTAACGGAATATCGCAAGAACAGAAAGAAAAACTTAAAAAAGGAGCTGTAATGAAATTTGCAGCAGAAAAAAGAAAATTATTAGGTTTTCAAATCTCTGATGAATTACAAAAAGTAGATGTGTCTAAAATTCAGGTTGGGGATACAGCTAAGATTGGGGAAGATTTGTACGAAGTTAAGGGTTTTGCTTTTGGACAACCAATGGTTTCATTAAATGGAGAAAAGTCTAAAAAATTAAACAGTTTTAAAAACGAAGTTCAGATACAAGATGGTATTTTAAATGAGAAATCTGCATTGTACGAAAGAGCTTTAAATAACCAAGGTGTAAAACAATTTGGTTATGGGCTCTCAGAATCAGATGCAATTGAAAGTTTTAAAGAGGAAATTATTTCTCCACAACCAAAAACCAAGGAATCAAAAAAAGCAGAGGCTAAACAAGGAGAGAATACAAAAATTGAAAATATTGTATATAATAACGATGAATTTGAAGGCTCGTTTTTAGAGGATTATGAATTCCTTGCACAAGGTAGTGAAAGTACAGTTTATAGAAGTAAAGATGGTTCGCATGTTATTAAAATATCTGAACCTTATACTTCAAAAGAAGAGAGTCTGTATAAGGCAAGAATCGCTAACACTTTATTAAGAGAAATTATTGGTAATTCAGGCTTAGAAGTAATTGGTTATTATGAATATAACGGAGTTAAAAATCCAATATTTAAGCAGAATTATGTAGAAGGAAGGACATTGTCTAAAAAAGAAGTTGAAGATTATTTAAGAACGGTTAAAGGTGTGATTGAGATAGAGGGTAGTTTCTATTTTAGAAACGCAGGTAAAATGTACGCCATAGCTGATTTTACAGATAATGTAATTCAAGATGCAGAGGGTAACATAGTTCCAATAGATTTAGATGTATATGAAGTAACAGACCCTAAATTAACAGAAGCCACACCTACAAAAACAGAGAACAGGAGTTTTACAGTTGAGAATCCTTATGGACATATACAAACAATACATTATAAGAATGGAGCTTGGGGTACTATAAACTCAAGGACAAAAGAGTTTCAAAAAGAATATCCTAAAAATCAAGAATATTTTGAGTGGTTATATGAAAAATCTTTAAATTCATCAGGCAAGATAAAAGAACAGACAGATAATCAATTCAAAAAAGAATTTGAGCAGGAAAAGGCTAATACAGAAACTGCAAAATTAAATAATGAGTTAAACAACGAAGATTGTAAATAGATGAGTTGCGGAATAACATACGATAAAAACGGAAAAATAGTAGAAGTCTTAAATGAGCAAGGAAAACCTTCAAAGCTATATAAAGATGCTCTAAAAGCCACAGGAAGTGAACAGCAAGCTAAAAGACTTTTTCTGTTGACAAAAACCCCTATGTTTAAAGAAGATGTAATAGATGTTGATAATAAAAGACGTGCTATTCAGATTAAGAAACAAATTTTAGGGGAAAAAGGTGCGCAAAATCTCGACAGAGTAGAAGAAGCTTCTTTTAGAATGGACAATTTACGAGTTGCTAAAGATATGGAAAAAGCAGGTAAATCTGCTAAAGAAATTAAATTTGCAACTAATTGGGAAAAAGGGGCAGACTCCAAATGGAGATACGAAGCAGAAGACTTACAACTAAAACTTGATGAAGTTGAAGTAGATAGAGAGTATAAATTTATAGACATTGTAAAAGAACAAGGGATTGTGAAAGCATATCCTAAATTAAAAGATGTTAAAATAAAGTTTGAAGATGGAAAAGGATTACACGGAGCACGAATTACAGGAGATGGCTCACTTATTACTATATTTACCCGAAGAGATTTTGTATTCGGAGGTGAAGAACACGGGATTGAGTCCCTTCTTGGCATTGAAACACCCAACGGAGGAGGAAGGACATATAGATTATCACGAGTGGATATACGAAGTTTGGAGCACGAAACAACTCACATTGTACAACAACAGGAAGGTTTCAGTAAAGGAGGCAGTCCAAATGATATTAGAGAAGAAGCCTTTAGATTATCAAAAATTAGTGGAGAAAGTAGACCACAGGTTATTGTAGATGCTTTGGTTAAGACTCTTAAGAATGAAAAAAATGAGAGGAATAGAAGTATCTTGACGGCGACATTGAGTCATTTTGTTAGTAACGATATTTTATTAACAGATGAATATAAGAAAATTGCAGGAGAAGTAGAAGCGCGTTCAGTTGAATCAAGAATAGGATTAACTCCTGAACAAAGAAGACAATCGCTGTTATCTGAAGAATTAGGTATTTCTCCAGAAGACCAAATATTTTTAGATGGCGCTTTCGATATGCAAAATTTAATTAACCCCTTAATTAATCGTTTAGAACAAACAGGATTAGCGGATAATGTATATCAGATGTCTTCTAAGCAAATAGAAGAAAAACTTAGAGATATTGGTATTGATGAAGACATAGCTAAACAAATATCTGTGTGGCATGGCTCTCCACACTCCTTTAACCGTTTTACAACTGAAAGAATAGGCACAGGAGAAGGTGCTCAAGCTTTTGGATGGGGATTGTATTTTACTGATTTGGAGAGTATTGCTAAGAATTACGCAGAAGTGTTATCAGATTCTTCGCTTGATAATTATATAAAAGAGTTTGATGTTAAGTTAAATACCAAATATGAAAATTTTCACGATATAGCAAATAATTTATCAGAAGGTAAGTTTTTAAACGAGTCTTGGAGAAAAGAGGCGGATAAGTTAATTAAAGGAGAGATTAAATTTTACAAAGATGAATATAAAGATGTAGGTATTTCTGATAAAGAAGCGCAAGAAAATTTAAAATTACTTAATGAGTTAATATTAGATATAAATAATACGCCTAATAAAAACCTTTATAAAGTATCCCTACACAAAGGTAAAACACCTTCTGAATACACTTGGTTAGAGTGGGATAAACCTATAAACAAAGACGAAGCAAAAAAGATAGCAGAAGGCTTTGTAAAAAATAACCCAACTAAGTATGTTGATACAGATGCTCAATATCAAGAATCTTTTAGAGAAGTTGAAAATGAGGATGGTGATATAGATTTAGTAACTGATATCATAAACTCTAAAGAATCTTTAATCAGGTTTTTTACAGGAATGAATGGGAAAGATATTTATGATTTTATAAATGATGGATTTTCTAACGAAATATTATCTCAAGAAGAGGAAATATACCAATCAGTTTATGGAAAAGAGAATAACAATCAAAAAGACACATCATTATTTTTACTTGAGAACGGCATTGACGGAATAAAGTACCCAACGGAAAGTATATCTCGTGGAGCGACTTCGGATACAGCAAGAGGGTTCAACTACGTTGTTTTTGATGAAAATGTTATAACAATAGAAGAACAAATACAATTTCAAAAATTAGGAATTGAGTTAACACCAAATGGGTTTACTTATAAAGGCGATGTATATTTAAACAAGGATACTTTAACACAAGACACTCCTATTCACGAGTTTCAACATCTTTTCAGCGATTTCCTAAAGAAAAACAATATAGAAATCTACAATAGAGGTATTGAACTTGTAAAACAAGAGTTAAGTAAATCAAACAGCGAAATAAAAGACATTATAGGATTTGTAAAAGCAAATCAACCAAAATTAAAAGGTGAAGCACTTTATGAAGAAATTTTAGCGGAACTTGTTGGGAGACGAGGGGTAGAACTTTTAAATTCCAAAAAGAAATCAGGAATCATTAACTGGATTAAGGAAGCTTGGTCTGAAATAGCTAAAATGTTAGGGTTGAATAATTATTCAAGTGAACAAGTTGCTAATATGACTTTAAAAGAGTTTGCTGATGCTTCTGCTGTACAATTATTGAAAGGAGAAAACATTTCAGAAGAATATCCTTTGAAACAAGTTTATGACTATTACCAAGCTAAAAACTACGAAGGTGAAATTTTAAATGAGTTTGAAGTTGAAGAGGCTAAAGATGTGATGCTTGTAAATAATATTGAGAATTCTAATAAACTGTTTGATAAATTAACAAAGGCTTTTATTGTTGATGGCGTATTTAACCCCACAATAAGCTCTTTAAAAACATTTTATTCTGATTTAGAAGTTAGGAGAGCATTTGAAAGTTTAGGCAGCTTAAAAAGCTTCTATTACAGATTTAAGAATACAACGCCGTTTGTAAACAATCAAATTGAGTCTGATAAAAGATTTCTATATAGACGTTCTTTTGAAACAAATAGTTTAGGTAAGTTTTCTTATTACAACCCTTTAATTGAACAAGAGAAGTTTAGATTAGAGTTTGGCGGGATAAAAGATGAAATGAGATTTGAAGATAAAAGTCTGTTTGAACAGTATTCTAAATTAAAAAGGGTTAAAGTAGTGGACAAAAACAATCAGGAAGTTCCACAAAACAAAACTAAAGAATTTTTAGAAATCACTTTAAAAGATGATAGTGACGGCTCATTTAGAAGAATGATTCGCACACTTTTAAATGCCCCAACAGAATTATGGAATGACGCGGACGTAAGAAAGTTAAAACAGAAGATATACCAAACAGCAATTAAGCACTCCTTAGATTTAAAATCATTTGAAGATTTAAATGAAAAAGATTCAAGACAATTGATGACAGCTTTGGTAGATGCTTTTGAAACTTCCGAATTAGATAATTTTGCAGAGGTTTATGATGAAATTTTTGCTATAAATAAAAAAGCAAGGGAGTTTGTAACCTCTGAAACAAGACCTGTAGTAAAACTGTATGATAAAACAAACGATTATAATTTATTTCAACAGTTTGGGTATCTTCCATTAGGTGATAGAGTTTATTTAAAAACAGATGCTTTGGAAAAATCACTACAGGAAGTAAAAGATATTTTAGGAGAACCTGATGCAAAACTTGTTAAGAGTATTAATTTAGAAGGTGCTGAGAATGTAGATATTGAGACAATGCAAAAAATGGCATTATATTCAAAACGATTTAATACGCTTTTAGAAGATAATACAAAACAAGATGAAAAAGTAAAAGGAGAATTCTTTAGCAATTTGTATGGAGAGTATTTAAAAAATCCAAATAGTCCAGAATATGAAAATTTTATTTTTACAGAAAAAGGATTAGATTACTACATTAACAAAAAAGATAATATAGATTATAGTAAACCTCCAATTTACACAGGAAATTATTTTAAAGTATCAGAAACAGAAATTCAGGCAGATGAAATACACCCTGAAATAAGAACACAAGACGGAAGAATATACTATCCTACATCTAATAATGTATACTCTATAAACAAAGAAGATTATTTAAATAAATATGAACCTCTTGTAAACAATCAACCAATTGTTATAAGAAAAGGTAAAAATGATTTGGATTGTAAATAATAAATTCATACTTTTGTCTTATGGATAAAATAATGGAAACTTTAAAAGCACTCGGATTTAATGTGGAGAATAAAACTCCCGAAGAGTGCTTTTCTCTTTTAATAGAGGAATATATTCTACTTTGTCAAGAAATAGAAAAGAGTAACGAAGAACAATTTAAAAAAGAAATACAAAGACTTTTAAAACCAAATAATTAATGGCTTGTCAAATAGTGTATGATAAACAAGGTAAAATAAAACTTGTTTTAGATAAACAGAAAAGAGAATCTAAGATTTACAATCAATTAAAGAGTCATCCTATGATAGATGACCCACTAACAGCGTATACGAACTTTCCTGAAGATATTAAGGATGAGTCTGCGTATAATGTTATACATAAAGTTGGAGATAAATTTTACAACTCTTATAAAGAGGCTTTAAAAGCCACGAATGAAAATGGTAAGATTGAAATTGTTTTTCAAGGAGAGGGACAGACTAAAGTGTTGTCCACAATTACAAAATCTACTGATGTAGAGACAAAAGACGGTTTTATTAATTTTTATATTGAAAATAATTTAATCGCTGATAAAAGGAAAAATGGAAAATTAACAGGGCAAGGAATTTCAAATAAAGAAAGGCTTTTTAATGCTTTAGAGATTCAAAGATTGGCAGTTTCTACATTGGGAGTGGATTCGTTTAACTTAGACTATTATTCATTTGAAATTTCAGAACCAACTTTAGGGAAAACAAAACTGACTCTTAAAAATGGAGAAGAAGTTTTTGTATCGCCCGAAGAAATCACAAATATTAACGATTTTAGAAATCCCGAAGAAGCAAATATAGTAAAAAACTATAAAGAGCCTGTATATCGAGATTTACCAAAACCTCAGTCACAATCTGAGGAAAGTTTGCAACTAAAATTAATGGATGTTCTTAATAACTTAGGAGTATCTGTTATGTCAATTACAGACTATACTAAAAGATATAGAATTAAAAACGGTGTTAATCCTTCTGCAAGAGCTTTAGCTGATATTGCTAATGGTGTAATTGCTTTGGAAGAAGGTGTTGCCACTATAGAAGATTTTATTGAAGAGGTGGCTCATTTTATTGAAAGCGCAACTTCGGCAGAGAAAAAAGAAAACATCCTTAGAAATATTCATAAAACTAAGGAATATATTGAACATGCGGAGGCTTACAGAACTATTTATTCCGAAGATTATTCAGGAGAAGAATTAGAAAATATTGTGAGAAGAGAAGTTCTTGGAAAAGTGATAAAAAATTCCATTCAAGAAAACGAGCAAAGAAACGAAACGGAAAGAAATATTCTTCAAAGAGCTTTTGATTTAATTGTAGATTTCGTAAATAGTATTACCTCCAATAATGAGCTTAAAATATATTTGAATGATATTAACGATGCCATAGAACAAAATACTTCGGGACTAATTGACAGGAAAAACATCAACTCAATCTACACATTTTATTCTACTGCCAAAAGTCCTATTACAAAAGAAGTTTTAAGAATTATTGGACATTTGAATAATGTAAGAACAAATCTACCAAAAACAGACATAGCTTCCATTGTTAAAATAGAGCAACAAATTAATACTTCAGAAGAGGTGTATAGTGTTGTGGCACTTTTAGATGTAATTAACCATGCTGTAAAAAAACTACAAAACGCTTTAAAAGATTCAGAAGTGAATAATAAAGATTATGCTTTCACTTTAGAAGAAACCTCTTTATATTTTGAAACTTTGAATATTGCGGAATCATTGCCAAGAATTGCAGAGGCTTTAAGGTCACAACCGTTTGAAATCGGCAAAAAAGATTTAAAAGAAGCAACTATCTCAAGATTGCAAGAGGTTAAACAAAATCTTGACACATTAAAAGCACAGAAAGAATCTATTGTAAATACCACCACTAAAAGAATTGTGGATGAATTGATGCGAGATAGTAATAATCAGCAATCAAGGGAATATTATGAAGAAGCTATTATAAGAGCAAAAAATGATGCAACAATCTTGTCTTCAACATTTGGAACTTTAGCAAACTCCACTGATGGTATGTTAAATATTATTGGTAAATTATTAGTTTCGATGACGGGTCAGGCACATAGAAATATGTATAATGATTATCAAGATTATGTCAATCAAATGGAATCTTTAGGATTTAAAGCTAAGGATGTTGCTGAGTTTTTGGACGGAAACTATATGATTTCTGAATTCAATTTAACAGAATTTGATAATGATAATGACAAGGATTTTATCCCTGCTTATAGAGAAATAACACAAGATAGTGAAATAACAGATGAAGAAATTATTAAGCAAAAAAATAGCAATTCTTTAAAAATTGATAGCGATATTTTCCAACAAGTTTCTGCGCGAGCTATGGAACTTTCAGATGTCAGAGTGGAGAAAAGTAGAAAGCCCGAATTCTATGAAAAAATTGAGCAACGTTATCAAAACGCAGGAATAGAAAAAGACAGCCCCACAAGAGCATATCTCAGTGTATTCCTATCGGAAGTTAGCAAGTTTAAAAATAAAGCAACAGATGAGAACGGCAAAACAGACTACACAAAACTATCCTTACAAGAGTATGAAACTCTAAAACAGTTACAACAAGACAGAAAACTAAAAAAGGATTATTTTGATATTACATCAGGAGAACTTAAAAAAGGATTAGAATACAAAGGGCTTGATGAAAAAGGAAAACCTATTTATACTTTAGCTGATACTAATGTTTCTGATGAGGCGCGTATTGCTTTTGAGTTAAATAAATTAGATGCCCTCACTTTAGAGGAACTTAAACAAGGCGGTGATAGAGACAATACAAAAGCATTAAGAGATTTCAAAGATAGTTTAAAAGGACTAAGTAGAGAAGCACAAGTTAGATTTATTGAAGTGAATGCCACTTTAGGTTTTACAGAGGCTTATTATGAAGCAATTCAAGCTAAGGTTTTAAATGAAGACGGAAGCGTGTCTGACAAGCCGAGTATTCTATCTCAAATGTTAGAGCAAGGTAAGGATGAGCAAGCTAAAAGATTAGCGGAGATTAATTCTCAAATTAATACTTTACTTAAGGCTTACACAAGTAAAACAAACCCAACAGAAATTGTTGCCGATGATATTCCTGAAACAACAAAAGAATTAATCAGACAATTACATTCTGAACGCACAGCTATTATTCAAGATTTTTCGGGCGAAACATTTGAAACAGAAAGACAAATTGATTTAATAACCGACACTAATGAGTCGTTCAATAAGGAATTAGATAAATACGAAAATTATAAAGATAAACTTCAATTTATAATGGATAATACAACAGATGCTGATGCTATGTTGATTAGAAAAATGGAAGTATATTTTGATGAGTTTTTAAAAGGCAATAGAACAAAACCGCCAAAGTCTTTAGAGCGTTTTTATAGTGGGCAAGAAACAAAAGAAAAAGTTATTTTAGAATATGCGAAAACTAAAGTGTTGCCATACTATAAGAGAACAGCCTCTGATGAGTATTTCGAGATAGTAAACCGTTTAAAGAATAGCTCGGAAGACATTAATAAAATTATTGATGATATTAATAACTCTGAATTTTTAAAATTACAGCCAAATCCATCGTTCTTCACAAAAGAGGAAGATGACAGTTTGAATCCAAATTACAGACCAAACCTAAGAACAGGATGGAGACAACCAAAGGCTTCTTTATATAGAAATGCTGACTTTTTTAAACTTTTCGGCGAGGGTACAAAAACAGACGACAAAGGATTTATTATTGTAGAAACAGCATCTAACAAGAAAAAGGCAGAATTTTATAACGCCACTTTAGCATTCAGATTTAAAACTTTAGATTATATGGATGTGTCTAAAGGATATAACTATTACACCGCGCCACAAATTAGGGCAAAAGGAGTGGAAAGATGGGCTAAAATATTTAATGTAGACAATTTGAAGGGTGCTGTTAAAGACCTTACAACATTTACGGAGGACGATATGATTTTAGGGGACAACTCTTTAGGAACAGACATTAGAATCATTCCTAAAATGTACACTCGAAAATTAGATGACCCTGAAGATATGTCTAAAAACTTATTCACTTCTATGATGATGCAACATAATGAGGCAACGTTAAGGGATAGTAGGGTTAAGTATTTAGGACAGATTAATTCTGTTATGGAAACTATTCAGACAAGAGAGCAGTTTAAAGGCAAGCCTGCTGAAACAACTAATGCTTACAAACAAGCTAAGTCAGCAGTTGATTATGCGGTGTTTGGCAAACAACAAGAGTTCACAATGCCTGTAAAAACAGCTTTAGGGGAATTTGATGCTGTTAAAGTGTTGCAAGGATTTAGTAGTTTAATTAGGTTTAAAAACTTAGGTGGGTCGGTTGTAATTCCTCTAACATCTGCAATGTCGGCAAAAGTTGTACAGCAAATTGAAAGAGTAGTTGGGCAATATTACGAGTCTAACACTTACAATTTAGCAACAAAGGATTTCTTAAAACATGTTGCAAAAGGAACATCTGAGGCGGGTAAAATAAACCAGTCGGCTTACATTAACGTAGCGGGAAGATATTTTGGTTCTTTTGATATGGAAGAGGGGATTAAAAACTCTAATTATAGTCCATTTCTAAAAAATCTACCAAGAAGTACAATGGCTTTATATTCTGCCTCAATGTATGGCTTGTTTGGAAAAAACTTATTCTACACATTTAAAAATACAAGAGTAGTAGATGGTGGTGTAACGACATATCAGAAGTTTAGAGCTAATAACATCGCGCTAAAAGAAAGTGAAATCAAGCAAAAGTGGAAACAATATGAAAATGCCACAATTGATAACTATTTCGAGGTAAAAGATGGTAAGATAGTTTGGAATACAGAAAAATTAGGAAAGGATGTTGTGGACTTCAATATTGAAGACATTGAGAATTCCATTAGAGCGCAAGTGAAAAACCTTAATATCCGAGTGGATAACCAATTATCTAAAGAGGATAAGGTATTGGCTCAAAGACATGGATTACTAAATTTATTGATGATTCACCGAGGATGGTTGGTAGCAGCCACAGAAAACAGATTTAAAGGAATGCACCACAATACACAAACGGATATGTGGGAAGAAGGAAGCTACCGTTCTTTTTATAATTATTTAGGCGGGGTGATAAAAGAATGGAGAAGAAATGGACATAGTGTAGTTAAAGCATTTAAAACAGAGTGGGATAACGCAGGTAAATTAGATAATCCCGAATTAACCTATTTGAGAAGAAGTAATCTTAAAAGAGTTGGTATTGAATTCGCAGTTTTAAATACTTTAGCTTTAGTTTCATTAGTTATACAAGGATATGCAGATGATGACGAAAACAAAGATTTGTATGCTTTACAAATGACTAATCTACTTCTTTACAGAACAGCTTTGGAAAGTAACTCAGCTTCATTTGGAATTGGAAGTTCATACTCATCTGTAATTGATGACCCACTATTAGCTTGGCAGACTGCAAAAGATTTATCAAAAGTTACAGATATTTTTGATTCAGGTGAAATTAGTACAGGAGCTTGGTCAGGTTACACTAAAGGGGAGCAATTCCTATTCAAGAATACGCCATTATTAAAGCAATATAAGGACATGAGCAATCCATATGAAAAATTCAACTCAACGAAGTATTTTTCAGAGGTTAGAAATAATCAAATGGCAACAGTTCCTTTGTATAATTTCTTAAATAAAGAAGAATAATTTAAATTTCCCTTGTAAAAATTTGCAAGGGATTTTTTATTTTACTATATTTGCAAATAAAATAAATCAATATGTCACCAAAGAAAGGAAAAAACAGCCCCTATTTTAAAGACAAGACAGGTGAAAAACACATTACTAACGAGGGATATGAGATAGAAATTGTAGAATATTTTGGAGCATTCGATTGTACAATAGTATTCAGTGATGTATATAAGGCGGTATTATATAATGTACACTATAGCAATATTAAAATAGGTCAAGTTAGAAATCCATATCATCCTGCTCTCTATGGGATAGGGTATTATGGACAAGGTAAATATGAACATTACAAAGATAAAACTCCTACTATATGTTGTCGTAGATGGAGAAGTTTAATAGAGAGAAGTGGTTCAATTAAACTTAAAGAGATATATACTACTTACAAAGACGTTACCGTTTGTGAAGAGTGGAAATGTTTTCAAAACTTTGCAGAGTGGTTTGAGAAAAACTATATCGATGGGTGGGACTTAGATAAAGATATTTTAGTAAAAGGAAACAAAGTTTATAGCCCTGAAACTTGCTGTTTTATACCACATGAAGTCAATTCAATGATTGTTAAATCTGATAAAAATAGAGGAGAATGCCCCATAGGTGTTAGAAAAATATACAACAGATTTCAAGCAAGAATTAATAAAGGAGACCAATTAATAAATTTAGGACGATTTGATAAAAAAGAAGAAGCCTTCCGAGCATATAAAATCGCAAAAGAGGATTACATTAAAGAAGTGGCGGACAAATATAAGCACCAATTACCCGAAAAAGTTTATGAAGCACTTTACAACTACCAAGTAGAAATAACAGATTAATATGAGAAATAAAGGGAAAACGCGCCAAGAAATAGAACAATTAAAAGAATCGCTTGATGAAGGTAAGAAAGTATTGTGTTATGGACTGTTAGAGTCAAATAGATATTTAGACCAACTCGGTAAAGAATATTTAGCAGAAGAGGTGTTTAGAACAGAGTTTAATATTGAAACAGAACAAGAGGTAAAGACTTTAATTGGTAATAGGCTTTATAAAATATGAGCGCAGTAGCTTTTACAGGAAATAGGGATATAAAACCCGAAAAACAATTGATGTGGCATCTTCATGACGTAATTGTTGACCACATAGAAAACAAAGGATGTGATGTATTCTATAACGGTTTAGCCATTGGTTTTGATTTTCACTCCGCAAGAATAGTAATAAAACTAAAAGAAAAATATCCTCACATAAAGTTGATTGGTTGCGTCCCATGTAAAGACCAAGATAAACTTTGGAGTAAAGAGGATAAGGAAATGTATCAACACATTCTAAAAAACTGCGATAGTATAGTTTATGTAAGTGAAGAAGAATATAAACCTTATCTCATGCAACGCAGAAATGAGTACATGATAATGCATTGCCAATATGTAATAAGTGTTTATAATTACAGCGGTAAAGGAGGAACGTTTCAAACTTTAAATTTTGCCGAGAAAAAAGATAAAGAAATAACAATTATAAAACCGTAAAAATGAAAACAATAATTAAAAGAACAGAAAAAGGAAGCTATCAAATAGATAATATTAAAGTAAATACAACTTATATTATAACACATTTAGAAGGAGAAGAACCTAAAATAGAAGAAAAAGAAAACTAAAAATGTTAGAATTTAAAAATCCAATCCCAATAATAGTAAAAGAAACGGGACAAGAAGGATATGCTATATACACAACAAATAATGGAACTTACGAAAATGATTGTTGGACAATAGTGTTATGTAAAGGAGGAGACATTATAACAGTGACTGTTGACCAAATTAAAACACATTGTAACAAAACTTTTGGAATAGAGAAATGAGGAGCAGTAGAGAAAAGCAAATAAATAGGTACGTTTCAGATTGGTGTTGGAATAATTTAGGCGGAGATATAGATTGGGATAATAATGTTTATGCCCACGTTCTGAAAGGAGTAGAAATCGCCGAAAAAGAATTTAAAAAGAAGATTAAAGACAAGTACAACGCTTTAAACTCACAACTACAAGAAACAGAACACATAAAACTAGGTAAAAGAGTTAATTTAGAAAAAGTGGCGGAATTAAAAGTCAAATTAGAATTATTAAAACAATTGATGAAATGAAATATAGAAAATTAAAAAGCAAACCCTCTTCCTTTATTTGGTTGAGGGTTTTCTGTATTCTGTTATTTTTGGACTACTTGTTAAATACCATTTACCATCTTTATCGAGGTATGTTCTGCAAGGCTTCTTATCTTCTTTTTTCCAAGGTTTTCTCTGTGTGGTTAAAATCCTCTCCAATTCTGCTCGTGCCTCTTCCTCTGTATCAAAAGCTATTTTCATAGTTCCTCTTTTTCATTAATAACTTCTATTTTATAACCCTCTTCTTTCTGCATATATTTAAGAATAATACCTAAATACAATGCTTCAGAGTAATTCAATTTACCAATTTTCTCTGTTCTGTATTTTAATTCGTTGCCTGTATTTCTCACTTTAAAAGCAAGTGTGTTTGGATGTGACCATTCAGGGTCGCCGGGAGAATAGAATAAACAATAGTCTTGTTCATTTATTTCAAGATAAAAACTATTTACACTATCTACAATTATTTCTTTTCTCATAATGTGTCTCCAACTTTAAATTTACCTTTCTCATCAAAAAATTGCATTTTAATTCCGTTCTTGTCTTGATACTCGTACCTGCTATATTTTGTTGAGTTGATGCAAGGGTCGGATAGTATTATTGTAAAAGGTTTTTCTAATGGTTTTTGACTACAACTAATCGCCGCCAAAGAAATAAGAACAACGATAATAACTCTATAATTCATCTTTCAAATTTTTTAAAAATTTATCTGCATATACTCCTGCTCTCTTAACAGAAGATTCATAACTGTCTTTACTATGAGAAACATAATTTATCTCGTATACTAATGTTTCCACTAAATTACATAAAGTAACTAAATTGTTAAACCTTTCACCATCTCTTGAAGCGTCTCCTGCTGGGTTAATGTTTCCCACCAATTTTAAAACTATTTCTCTTATTTCCATATTTCTAATTTATTTAATTTTATAAATATAAATTGTATCTATTGTTTTACCATCAGTTGTTAATAATTTTTCAGGTGTAATAATGACATTGCTTCTAATTTCTTGTGTGTCACCTGAAAAAGTAAAAATAGCAATACCCCCTGCCATAATCATACCAACAACCCAACCTGCTGTAAAAATGTCAAATTCTCTCATGTTATAAATTTTTAAAAGTTTATGTAGCAAATATAAATATAATAAATGATATAAACAAGCAAACTACGTAAATATTTTAAAATTTCGCCGAAAAAAGAATAAAGAACGGAAAACAAAAAAGCCCCTCTATTAAGAAAGGCTTAGTGTTAGTTAATTTGGAGTAGCAATTGTAATGTTTTTACCTTTAGGTTTAGCTGTTCTACTTCTACCAATACTTCCACACTTCCCGCATCGACAAGCATCGTATTGGTTAGTATAGGTAGTGTAAACACCTTCCCATTTTAAATCTGTTGAACCACAACTATGGCAAGAATGGATGTCCTCCGCAACAAATAAGCCGACATTAGGGTGAGGCTTGATATAAGGCAGTAATGCTAAATATACATCTTCTAATAGACGAACATCTTGAATATTATAAGTTTCCATTTCTGTTAGAGCTTCGTTTTCTCCTTGCATACATCGTTTCCATAAATCAAAACCTCCTGTAGATAGTTTTTCACCCAATCCTAAGAACTTTCCAATATAGTCAAGTTTGTTAGACGTAATATTAAACCTTCTTCGAGCATGAATTAGGGTATCAATAACTTGATAAGGCATTGGTGGTGTAAGACCATTTTTAAGGAATCTTGTATTTATGCGTTTAATGTCAAACTTTAAAGCGTTATGAGCCACAACCACATCAGCTTCCTCTAATAACTCCCACAAACTTTTTGAAATACGCTCATCGTTTTCATTTAACACTTCTTCCGAAGTAAGTTTATCTGACATGACTTTATCATCAAAAAGCCATTTAGCAGACCAAGTAAGCATAAACCAATCTGATTCAAGCATATTTAAAGAATGTCCTAAATTTACATTCCAAATTCCCCAAACATAACTTTTCAGAGGAGCTGTTTCTATATCGAAGACTAAAATTTTCATTGAATGCTTTGGTGTAGTTATTTCTTCACTGTAACTTTCCTTTGCCCCAACTCTATCAAGCCACTTAGAAGCCGACCTTCTTACAGAATCTGAATAAGGTATGCTATTAGCTTCACAATAAGCTTTGGCAGCTCTTGTAATGTTTTCTTCTCTATCGTAGAGATTTTGTAATTGATTTAAATTAAATTCCATCTATTCTTTATTAGTTAATTTATCTAAACTCTCTTCAATCATTTCAGAGAGACAAGTTCCACCATTATAAAATCGCATAAAATAAGTATACCCATTTTCATCATCGCCTTCCAATTCTTGAATATCCTCGTAAGGGTCTAATTCTTTATGTTCTACGTTGAAATAGAGTTTTCCCGCAGAATAAAAATAAGTTTCATATAAATCACAGTTTCCTAAAAACCCTTGAATACTCTCATCTTCATCCCACCAATCTTCTTTAAACTTATCGCCTAAAACTCTTTTTAAATAGTCTTTATCGGCTTCATTTTCTAATCTTTTTTGTAAAATAATCTTACCACTGTGGCTTTCGTAATCACTCATATACTTTTTGTTTAGTTATTATTTTCTTTTCTCGGCGAAATAATCTTCACCATTTACCGTTAATTTGATTAATAATTAATTCTGTATCTATTTTTATTATTTGCGCGTAGTAAGGTGGTGTATAAATACTCATCTAATCCTCACTTAAAATTCGTAATACTGTGTAACAATCACTTCTATCAAACTGCTCATGTGATTCATCATAAGTATAACTTTCATCCATTTCTTCTTCCATCTCTTCTAACCACTCTTTAAATCTTAATTTCATTTCTATATTTTCTTATTAAATTAAATATTTCTGTTAAGTTCTCAAATTCAAATCCTTTGTTCATATATCCTACTGTGAAGTAGTGTTCAGAAGCAAACTTCTCTTTTACTTTTTTGCCGCAAATCGTGTCTAAATACACCCAAGGATAATTGGCAAAGTATGTTGTGTCAATCCCTATTTTAAGAAGCCTATTTCTAAATATTGTTAGCTTATCCATTTTCAACTTTATAATTTAATTCAAGTGCCTTGTCTAAACTAATAAAACAATCTTCATTTGGGATATAGCATGTATTTTCTCTAAAAGTACTCCACATATATTGTTTCCAATCTTTGTTGTATTTGTGCATTATCAATTTAAATTTATCTATTGATGTTAGTTGTATACAAGTTTTCATTTTAATTTATTTAATATTTCCCCTCTTTTCTCAAAATCGGCGGATAAAAAATTACAAACCAATTCACTCAACTGATTCTCTAATACAATATCCATTCTAACAGGAGTTAAATCTCCATATTTACCAATTTCTTTAATGTCTACTTTATACTCTTTCATTCTTCAACATTCTTAATAATTCATCTTCACTAACATCTTTCATAATTTCATCACAATCTGCATGAGATTTTCCAATTAAATAATATTGTTTTAAATTATCTTCAATTGGTTCATCTTTTCCTATCCATACAGATAGTAACCCTTTATGGTAAGCGTTTAAAATTTCGTTGTCTGTCATATATTTATTATTTTAATTTCTCTCTAATTATTTTTGAAAAATGTTCAGGTGTTAAATTTTTATTCTGTTTCATAGCTTTTCGCGCCCAAATTAACTCGTTGTTAAAATCTCTTCTATGTGCGTAATAATCTGCCGTAAGCATAGGTATAGCCCACTTTCTATTCTTTTTCTTAAACTTATTATGACAACAAACACCGCCTATAAACCCGTCTCTTGTAACATAAACCTCATCATCATAAGAACCACAAGTACTAAAAGCAATGGTATAATAACCATCTTTATCCGCCTCTTTAGTCATAAATATAAATTTATCTGAATATATTCGCTCCCAACCTAATAAAGTTAATTCATTTTTCATAATCTCAGTATGTGGGTATTATAATAGTTTTTACTTTTAATTTTTCTTGCGAGGCTTTTGCTTCATCTAATGAATCGAATGTACCTAACAAAATAAAAGTATTTTTACTAAGAGTCTCTACGTCATCGAAGAAAAGATACTCCTCCAATTGAAATAAGCTGAATTTATTATGAACTGTGTCCTTCATATTCTTCTAAAAATTTATTAAATAACTCCTCTTTACTGAAAACATTTCCAAACAAATTATCTTTAAAATGCTCGCCTTCTACACCCAAGGGTTCAAAATTTCGCGCACAAAAAGAAATAAAACTGATAGAAAAATCCTTACACACATCAAAAGCAATATTAACATTAGCTTCTGTATTGTGGTCTGATAAATGAGATAGTAGTTTATCTCTTAATTCTTGTTTTAGTTTATTCATAGTTCCCTTTTGCTTTACGGACAATTGGTTCTAAAACTTCTATAATCTTAACATTGTTTTCTTTCTGTATTTCTAAAACCCGCTCATAATTTAAAGTAAACCATTGTTGATTACCAAAACCTGTCTCTTTTACATTAAACCACATACAATCTTCAGAATCATCATAATTATTGTGATAGTTATAGCTCTCATTAGATGCAATCCAACCCCAACCTTCAACTATATCATTAGTATCTAAGTCAATGGAGAAGGCTCTTACTTTAGATTTACCTATTAACTTCTTTAGCTCTTCTATGCCCTCATAATTAGAAGGTCTTTTTAAATAATTAATTTCTACTTTCATAATTCCTTAATTTCTATAATACGAAGATAGTTATTTAATTTAATATTTGCAACTTTTTCTACTAAATTTTCTTCAGTTTTTTTATCGCGGCAAAAAAGTTTAATTTTACTTTTATATTCTACGGGTTGAAGAAGTGTCAGTAATTTTTCTGTTTTATTCATCTTTTTTATTTTTTATGGGAGTTGGATAATTCAACCCCTTATTAAATAACGTCAATGAGGTCTTTAAATATCCGTCAATATTGGTTCTAATATAGTTATGATTTCTAATACTGTCTTCTATGACTTCCCACATATTATCTGAATCTATGCCATAAAAACTACACAATCCTCCAGCGGTAAAACTACAAGAAACTATTGAATTGTGGGCATTTTCCTCTATCCTGTCAAACAAATGTTTCACTAAACTAAAGCATTTCTCGACATCCTCTTCACTAACATCTTTAGCAACTTCTATCTCTCCGATATGAGGAACAAAACCCCCGTCCTTATAACCACGTTTAATAATACCAACTGCATCTTCCCTAAATTTAGCATTTGGGTCATAACTGTTGTAGAGTGGTTGGGTGAGTCGTTCATTACAGAAGTCTAAGTTTCTAAACTTGTCTAAATCGTGCGCAATTCCGTACCAAAGAGATTTGTAATGTAGGACACTTGTAGGAGTTTCACCCAAAAGAAATATGAATTTACAGCCTGTGGAACTGGGCGAATTAAAGGCAAAAATACAATCTTTTCTTTTTTCAAAAACATAATCTCTTAATATATCGCAATATTCAACATCATCATATTCAAAAACTGCAAGAGGAAGGTAGGATTCGATTGATTCATAATTTCTGATAGGATTAAAAATAGCAGAAGGTGTTGTAAAAAATAATCTCTCTGCTTTTAATCGGTTTTTCTCTTCTTTATCTCCCCTCGCACCTGCTTCTTGAATCAATTTAAATGCTTCAATCATTTCAGGTTTAGGTGAGATAATGCTGTTTATCAGTTGGGAAAGTGTAATAAATCCGTCAGGACGTACATTTTTTATACCACGAGTATACCACTGAAATTTTAAATCTAAGTATGACATCTATTTTTTCTTTTTCCAAAATTTAAGCTTTTTTGACGATAGGTAAATATCTAATAATTCTTCACAAGTGGTTTTAAAATCCATCTTATTATCTAAACAGAATTTCTCTAATTCCTTAACTTCTTTAGTCTGTTTTTTATTTTTTATCGCGCGAAAAAGTGATAAAACGTATTCAGTATTATCCCAATAAGCCTCCTTTTCAACCTCTTTAAAATGTAAAGCAGGCTCTTTACACCATTCACCTCTAACTCTAATATCACTCAATTGAATAGAGCCATTACTATTTTCAATTGCTCTATAAACTGTTACATCTCTTTCCATCACCTACTTAAAATTAAATATCCGCTAAAAATAAGACTTCCATATAAAGCCACTTTAGTCCAAATTGTTTTATTGTTTGCTCTTTTTAAATCTTTTTCAAGATTAGTAATCTGTTTGTCTTTGTTACTTTTAATTTCTTCTTGTAATTTATTTTCGCGCGAAAAAGTTGAAATAATAGCATCATTAACCTCATTTTTCTTCTCTAATTGACTCACAAGAATCTTATATTGTTTAACTTCTTCCAAACAATAATCATAACTCACTAAATCTTTTATAACTAAACGTGCTGTTGTGTTAGATAAGATTACTTTTGTAGTGTCTGTCTGTGCTTTTACTTCTTTCGCGCCGAAAAACAATAAAAACAAAAATATAAATTTATTTATCATATCTTTTTTCAAAATACTCTGTTAATGATTTGTTTCCCATTTTACTCACCTCACTTGTTTTTTTATCTCTTTCTATAGTGATGTTGTTAATAGTTGTTTTTGATGTCGCAATTTGAGAGGACAAACTATCTTTTTGTTGTTGATATTTATCCCTTTCTTTTTTAATCTCTTTGATTTCTGCCTCTTTAGCTGAATTTTCTTTCTTTAGATTTTCATTTTCCATTACTTTAGTTTCGCCGCGAAAAAGACTAAAACCAAGAGAAACAAACAAACCAAAACAGATGATTAGAAGCACTTTATTTATTTTATTATTTTCCATGTTTAAATTTTAATGTTTTGTAAAGGGGATTGTATTTTACTAATTGTAGAATGAGAAATATGTAAATATATAGATGTGGTTTTAACAGAACTGTGACCAAGTAAGCGTTGTATCATGTTGATATCAATTCCTGCATCACACATGTGGCTTGCTGAACAATGTCTAACCAAATGTGTATAGACTCTTTTGTCTAATCCTGCCTTTGTAGCTAATTGTTTAACAACTTGTAACACACTTCTTGAAGAATATTGTTCTGAAAATTGCCCGCCAAAAATAAAAGACTTAGTTTTAAATTCGCGGTAATATTCCTCCATTAATTTTAGTAATGTGTCGTTCAATCCCACTTGCCTGTTTTTTCCACCCTTAGCATTTAGTATATAAATAATCATTCTACTTCTATCAATATTTTCCCACCTTAAATTAATGAGTTCTGAAACACGCAAAGAACAAGAGTATAAAAGTGCTAAAATTAACTTATGCTTCCTATTCTCACACATATCAAACATTTTTTGAATTTCCTCTACAGAGAGAATGATTGGCAAGCTTTTATCTTTCTTTGTATAAGGTATATTTTTAAACTTTTGTTTTTGATTTAAACAAATATCATAAAATAACTTTATAGCAGAATGATAGTTTCTTTGAGTATTAGCTTTTATGCAATTGCTTAAAAAATGTTTAATGTCTTGTTCATTGATATTCTTAGGGTGGTCTTTATTAATAGTGGATAAAAACACATCAATGCAACTACTGTAATTTTTAATACTGTTTTCTCTATATCCTCTTCGTTTCATTTCCTGAATGAAAGTTTGTTTGTGTTCAGAAGTTTTCATTGTTAAGTATTGATTTTATTAGTGTTTTAGAGTGTGTAATACATATTTATGTTAGGCGATATTTGGACACAACTCGTTTAACAAATCGAAAGACTTATTAAAATTCTCAAATATTGGTTCTATATCGTTCCCTGTACTTTCTCCATTTAAGAAAAACTCGCAACTAATACTTTTTTCTTGGCACAAATATTTTATAGCCGAAACAAAGTCTGGACTATTTGAATAAAAGTCCATTGATTTATTTAACGACAATGCTTTTTGTGCTTGTATCACCTCATTTAGTGGGTGCAACTGATGCCTACACTTATCTTCAATGGAAACTCCACAGTAAACACGAATAAAAACATCGCCTAACACAGGTTTTGTGCTATTGCTTTGCTCGGTGTTTAAATTTTGCTCAGTCATAATATGTAATGTTTAGTGTTTAAATTAAAATTTGTTTTATTTTTGGTCGCAACAGACACAAAGCCTGAAAACGTTAGTGGCAATTTTAAGAAGCGTTCGTGTCAATAACAATCGGTTCTATAAATGTACCAAGTTCATATTTTTTATTCTCTCCTTTTGGATAAGGTTTAATTTGATAATTAAGTTTTTTCATATACTCTTTTCTTTTAGTTTTACTTGTTGCAAAATAAATGTATCGGTGTTTAGCACTTCTGTATTTTCTTAAACCTTTTTGTTTTTCATTATCGTAGTGCCTTGAATGTTTTCCACCTTCAACATATTTGTCAGTTCTCGCTTTTGTCATTCCTGTATAAATCCAATTTGTAGCTTGATAAATATATCCGTTATGGTTCATTTGAGTATCAGCATAAGAAACTAAAATTAAATCTTTTGCTTTCAATTCATTTAGACACCAAGCCACAAATTTAGATAGTTGTATTTCAATTTCGCCATCAACACAAAGTCGGTTTAATTCAAATACCTTTTCGCTATATTCTTTTCCACAAACTCCAATACATAAACTATTACTTGCAGGTTTACCAAATGTGCATACTGCTTTTAAGACATCTTTTTCATAATAACCAAAAGAAAAAGTAATACTCGGTTTTCTACCTGAATAGTGGCGAGGTAATAAAAAATCAACCGCTTGTTTATACGTTATTGAAGAAAAACTGCCACTAACACTGCATATACGCAATGTGGGGTTTAGTGCTTCAACAATGTTTTGGTTTTCAAATAAACTTTTTTGCATAATTTAAATTTTAGTTTTTATAAGTCCCACACTGCGTATATGCTTTTACGTTAGCGGAGATATTATTCACGTTTTGTTAAATAAGACTTTAAATGCTCACGATATTCAGGAGTTCTATTTTTCACAAGAAAATCAATAGTTTTATTCATTTCAATTTTACGATACTCATCTATTCCAATTTCTCTCATTTTTAAAATCACATCGCCTGTTACTCCAAAACAACAATCTTCATAATCCGATTGGTTTTTATAATTGTACATTTTAGTTTTGTCTATTTCAATTTCTGAATTGACCAAGCCTTCTAAAGTTGGAAGTTTTTTATATCTTTCTATTCTTTCTTTTTTTCTTTGTAAACCTTCAAATATTAAATCCAAGCAATGTTCTTTAGTGTATCCGTAAACGTGTTGTGAAGCCGTTGAAAAAGAACTATAAATAGAATCACTATAATTAGTTTCTTGCGGATGCCTTTCTTCTACTTTTATTTCCTCATCTAATATTAAATCAAGATATTGCTCTTTAGTGTGTTTATGGACATACTCATTTAAGTATATTTCTTTTAATTCATTTTGAACTTTTTTAGCAACATCATAATCTAAAAATTCTTTTCTTAAATTTACAAGATAATCCTTTCTACAAATACCATCCGCTAACACAGGTTTTGTGCTATTGCTTTGTTCGGTGTTTTCTGAATGTTTGGTCATAATCTGTATTTTTAGTGTTTAAATTAATGTTTTGGTCTATTTTTACGCAACAGACACAAAGCCTGATAACGTTAGCAAACAGTTAATTCACGGCCTGTTAAAGCGAAATAAAAGTTTTGAAGTTGATGAACATATTTTACAACATCAAAAAAAGTAGAGCCTTGAAATCTTAATCCAAAAGTTTTTAAATTATGTTTTGGCAAAAAATAATCAAATCTTGTGTCTTTTTTCAACTCGTATCTTAATGTAAACTCGTTATCAATTATTTTTTCAAATCCGAATTTCATTAACCATTCCTCATTTATTTCAATCGGTTGATAATCTTCGTTCATTTCGTGTTTTATTCCAAAAATCCGTAAATCATCATAGTCAATTTCTGAAACTTCAAGCCATTCTTTGCGTTCATCCATTTTATCAACAATTCTATAATTTATCAAATTACCTATTCTAAACTCCTTATCCGTAACCGATTTGCTAACATCGGTTTTGACTAATGCCTTACTTGGTTTTGTGCTTTTACTCATTGGTTTTTAATTTAAAAATTAGTTTGTGCTTTTGTGTCTAGTCTTTAATTTACGGCACTAGACAAAGCCGAGAACCGTTATGCACAAGCACTACGTTATCGTTTTCAAATGAAATTTACGTTATAGACTAAATCCTTTTCTTCCTTGTTTATAATGTATTTTCCTGCTTCAAAATCACTTCTTACCCATTTAGCAAGAAAATCTACTTCGCCTTTTCTTTCAACTCTATAAACCATTCCTTCGGGTTTTTCATCAGGTGTAATTCCGTATGTTTTTTTGTTTAGTTCTGGTAATATATTTTCAACAGTTTCTGATTTTCCTCTGTGTAATAGTCTTGGAAGTTGTATTTCATATTTATTATAAAAACTATCCAAAACATCAAAACTGCTTCTTTGGTTATTTGCTGTAAAATGGTCAAAGAAAACTATCGGTTGTAATCGGGTATCAATATTATATTTAATTCCGTGTGCTTGCGCTAACCATTCTCCTGTAATTCTTTCTCCATTTTTTAACAAATCCATCCAAGTCATTATATTTTTATAAACCCAATCACTAAATAAATGATGTTGCTTGTAAGGGCTTGTATTTGCAATATATCCACTTCTAGTAAGTGCAACTATTCTATTGTCAATTTTTCCAATTCCTACATTAGAACCGTCATATTTTTCAAAGACAAAAATTTCATCGTTTTTATCTCTAACTTTTACAGTTAAAATTCTTTCTTGTCCTTTATCTATAAAATGGTCGCCAGTTCCTAAATTACTATTTGATAAATGAGGAATTGAACCGTAATTTTTAATACCTAATGGTTTCATAAGTTCATTTATTTTTAAAATACCGTGCCAGTGCATAACAGCAATTTTGCGCTATTACCGTTTTAGGCTTTGGGTTATGTTAATTTTGTATTTGTTAATATTATTTCTTAATCAATGATTTCGGCTTTCTTATCGGTAACAGTCGCAAAGTTGCAAAACGTTATGCGCAACCTTTCGTAATCGTTTCCATAATACGATTTTGCGCTATATCGAAATAGTTTTTATCCATTTCTATTCCAATAAATTTACGGTTAGTGTTTACGCAAGCTACTCCAGTACTACCTGAACCCATAGTAAAATCTAAAACAGTTTCACTTTCATTTGTATATGTTTTTATTAAGTACTCCATTAAATCTAATGGTTTTTGTGTTGGATGTACCCTTAGTTTAACCCTAAAATTAAAATTAAGTATATTGGTATTTCCAAAAGTACTGTTGTAAACTTCCTCTATTTCTTTATATTCAAATAAACCTAATGGTTCTTTTAATTTATTCCACATTTCCATAGTAGGAACTTGTCCGCATTTATTATTCCCAGTATAAATACTCCACATTCCACCTCCATTTTTAGCAACTCCAAGTAGACTATGAAAATCATCTTTACCTAAACCGTATTTTAAACAAGCTTCTTTTTTATTACTTTTGCTATTTTTGGTCTTGCATTTTTAGTATTCACATTTATCAGCTCACATATATTTGGGTGCATTTTATATTTACCAATATTCCTGCCACCTAAAACTTGTTTTCCTTTATTTATAAACAGTAATTCTCTGTGTATTAAGTTGTTTTTTAATAAATTTGGATATATAAACTCTTGGGTTTTATGTGAACCAAATATAATTAATCTGCCACCACTTCGTAATGTTCTTGAACATTCTGTTATTACACTATTAAAAAAAATATTAGCTTCATTAAATGTTTTATTGTCCCACGATTCATTAACCATACCAATGTAAGGTGGGTCAACAATAACAGCATCAATACTTCCATCAGGTATTTTCTTCATCAATTCAAGACAATTTCCGTTCCACAATTCAGGCAGCGCATAACAGCGGTTTGGAGCAATTGCCGTTTCATTTTCAAATAAACTTTCTTGCATAATATCAAATTTTGTTTTCATAATTAATTTTTCGGTACGGCAACTGCACCAAGCCGTAGGCGTTATAATAAACTTAACACACAATCTGTAATGTCATCTAAATCCTCATCGCTAATAAGAGTAATTATGTTAGTAAAGCTGTCAGAAACCATAACTTCCCTAATATCAAATTCTGCTCTACTATTTGAATATTCTTCATAAGGATAATAATATCCTGTAATTGTTAGGGGTATTCCTCCTTTGAATACAACTTCTACTGTTTCTAAGTTTTTTGCCGCCATAGTTATTTTCTATTTTTCTTTTACAAATCTACAATAAATATTTTAAACTACCTAATGATTAGATTAATTTATAATCTTTCTAAATAATTTCCTTGTATTTTAATTTCTTTCCGCGCAAAATATCACCAATGAATTTGTCAATATTCCACTGCCTTAAAACTTTACTCCAAGCTTTTACTTTAAGTTTATATTCTTCTTCTGTTAAGTGTGGATGATGATTCTCTCTGTTCATAATATTATTCCAGTGCTCATTGATTACAATATCCAATTCTTTAGCTTTTTCCGCCAAAAAATCTTTATAAAGTTCTTCAACATTATCACACTTAACTTCCCAAACATTATTGATATAAGAAGTTTCGCAGAGTGAATCATAACGTTTTGTAATGTAAATCATATTTATAAATAATCAAAAAAATTAGTACTCTTCTTTAAGTCATCAAATCCTTCTAAATACTCATCAGCTTTTTCTAAATATTCTGTTTTATATTTTTTCCACAATAATAATTCTTCTTCTAAATCTTTTATTTTCTTGTCAAAATGTTCGGCAACCTCTTTCTTATTAAAACAGCATTCAAAGTTAGATATAACACCCCAAAACTTTTTATAATTGTTATTTACTAACTTATCAAAGAATATTTTAGAGCTGTAAAACTTATTTTTACTTTTAAGTTCTTCTGAATTAAGAGATTCTTTTTCAAATTCAGTGTAGTCTCTAATCACTACAAAATTTCCAAATCTACCTTCTTTAGTGTAAAACACTATTTTACCTTCGTCTTTTTTCATTTTTCTAAAATATAACTTCTAACTAATTTTAATAAATTGTGTTCTTTTCTCAACTCTTTTTCCGTCCAATCGTTTTTACCAAGTTTCAAGTCATAATATTCGCCCCAATAATAAAGTTTTATAGAGTCAAAATCGTCTAATAAATCAAATGATAGAAAAGATAAATCAGATACAGTTAAATCCCCACTACCTAAATATGCTGAATCTTTAATATCTTTATAATAGTGCAATACTTCTTCAAAATGATTATTTTCGGAAGCTAAGAATGTTATTGTTTTCATATTATAAATTATTTAGAAATTCTTTTAACTCTTCACTCTGGTCGGCAAGAAAAACTGAAGATAAATCCCAATCCATAACTATTTTATACATTTCTTTCTTAAAGGACGTAGAAGTAGTTGCATTAGATTTTTTCTTCCAATATTCTAAAACATCATTTAATTTAATGGGGTGGTAAATAATATCAAAATCAGTTTGTATCCATTTTGAAGCATCTTCACTTATAATCATATCAAACTCCCAAACCTTACCGTATCTGTATTCGTAACTGTCAAAGACTTCTTCCTCAAATTGTTGGTCAAATATATTCCAATGAGGTCTATAAATGACAGCACCATCTGTTAACTCTTTTAATCTTGGTAAAGCTTCTCTAATTTTATTTTCTAATTCCTGTATCATAATCAATTATCTAAAAATTCATCAATCTGTTCTTTTAAATCTTCTATTGTATTACTTGTAAATGGAGGCATTGTTTCATCTTCTAAAGCTAAAGTTAATACTTCATCTAAATCGTAATGGTATAATTTATAAAAGCCTATAGGAGTGTCAGGATAAACTGTTAGTTCAATAACAGTGTTTGCTTCCACCATTCCATCGTAAACTTCTTGTGAAATATCATTAAGATATTTTTCGTTTGGGTAGCTCTTTAAATATTCTTCTGCCGTTTGATAGTCATCTCTGTGTAGATTTATTTCTAAAGATATGCTACCTTTTGTTTTTTCTATTAATTGTTGTAGTTTGTTCATGTTTCTTAATTTTTTTTGTAAAGATATAAATAAAAATAATACGGTGCAAGTAAAAAGCGAAAATATTATAATAAAGTTAAAAATTAATAATAAACTTGATTGGTTTATTGTGCAAAAACAGGTTTATTATTGCGCGAAAAAAGATTAAAAACAGAAAAAAGAGCCTTAATTAGACTCTTTTAGTGTAGTTATGATTTCTTGGACACTTTAATTAAACTTCCACAACCAATATTAAAACCTATACCGTCATCCAACTCAGTAAAGGATATAATATCTTCTGATACACCTTTCATAGTTAAATGATTAACTAACATTTCTAAATTCTCAGGTCTTACATATTCTGAAAACATGTCTACAACTTCCATATTTGTGTAGCACTTGTTGTTTGTTAAAATAAATGTTTGCATAATTATTTCATTATTATTGAAGTGATATTGTCGTAAACATGCTCCTTTCTAGGGATAAGTAAATAATCCTTTACTACATTAGTTTTTTGATATGGGGTCATTAACACAAAGTTTTCATCGTCTTTAAAATTAAAGTATGCCTCTTCTAATTCTAAAGGCATTATTTTATAATCATAACATTTTAAATCGAGTTTTCTCATCATTTTAGATAGAATCATGGCTCCATTCCATTTAGAAATATACAAGTAAGAAAAAACTCTTCCATCTTTTTTAGTTTCTGTGAGTATTGAAGGATAAATACCTAATTTATTAAAAAATGGGAGCAGTACTTTTTCTTCAATGTTCCTATCTAAAGCGTGGGTATTTATATTGTAAAAATTATTTGTTTTATGTCTTGACCCGTCATCCATCATCCAAAGAGCTATGCCTAACTCGTCTAATTCATTTACAATATCTTGATAAGTGTAATCTAATAATTTCCTACCAAAATCAGACACCCTACAAGAAATACTAAAAATAGGAGCTTTTTTAAAACCTTGATTCATACTTTCTCTCACTTCTGCGGTACATAGATTTCCCAGCAATTTCTTTTTTAATTCCATGTACTCTTTGTGTACACAATTAAAGCTCATAGCCCCTGTCTTGTGCAAGCTGCCATCTCCTAAAATTCCGCTTAACATTATTTGTTTTTGTTCGTTTGTTATTTCCATTTTGTTTTATAAAACGCAGAAAGTTCCAAAGAGTGCAACGCAACTACACATCTAAGGAACTCCTACTTATTTTAAATACTTTCAATTGAAACTGAATGTTGCGTAAACAATTTCAAAAACAAAGGTATGAAATTTTACTTAATTGTGCAAACTACTTAACTTTAGTTTAACACTAATGCGTTTCAGATATATTACTTCCCACTTGGGTTTCACATGCTAACTCTACATTTAATCTCAATTGACTATTAACCCTTCTCATTGCTTCACTAATAATATCAATAGTTTTTTGAGTATTTGATTCTTCTACAATATACGCTGAATCGTCATGTGATTGAGTTACAGGAAAAATTCCCATCTGAGTACAATTCCATACCCACATGTTGAAGCAATAAACTGCGCTAGACTGGTTTATAATACTGAAAATATCTTTTGAGTTCCTACAATAATAGTAGAATTTTGAAATAGGGTTATATATCCAAGTCTCATCCCCAACTTTTTTTGAAATAAAGCTATTTGTTACTTCTTTTACTGCAAAATGAATTTGCCAATACGAATCTATAAGTTTTTGTGCTTCTTTTTTAGATATTTCTAAAGTTCTGCCTAAAGTCTCACTGCCTACAAGGTAGAGTGAGCTATAGTTACAAGTTTTCCCCTTACTTCTAACATTTTTCAATTTTTTCATTAAATCATTTTGCTCCGCCTCAGGTAAAGAAAGTAATTTTCTAACTTCATCCGTTGGTTTATAAAGTTCACTAAAGGTTTCAACATCTAAGTTAGGGTTGTCTTTCACAGCGGATTTAAATATATAGAAAACCTCCTCATCCGAAGACATTAGCCCTGCAAAAACAGAAATTTCGCAATGGGGGTCAAAGTAAGGCATTTGTGTTTTTTTAATTCTCTCAGGATTGATAAAAAACGTATAATGGTCTGACGTTCTACTTTCAATACCTGAAAGGTCACTCTGAACAATTTTCTTCCCTTCTCCCGCTATAAGGCACTCTCTAATCCATTTTCCATCCCTAATATCTCCTTTTCCTGTATAACGAGGAAGATTCACCAAAACGGAGTGCATCCACCTCATAGAAACGGCTAAGGCTTGTAAACCTTGAGAAATCATTTCATTTTCATCCATTTTAGAAAGAAATGATTTTAATATACCTATCCTATGAGTGAGAATTGTAAGTCCATCAAAAGCTTCAATAGCAGGCTCTTTATCAATTAGCTTTAAAACACTTGAACAAAGCATTTTATCCTCTGTCATAATCTGCTCAACTACCTTAGTTTCATTAGTTTCTTTATCCCTATTGTGTTTAAATGTTTTTGGACTCCATCCCAAAAGATAAAGCCAGTCTTTTTTTTGTTTTACGGAATTTGGATTAGGCTCTTCCCAAGATATAATTTCTTCAATTTCACCATCGTAATTATCAGACAAATTGCATCCTTTAATTAATGTCATCCATTTTTCTCCAGCCACTGAAAGACTTCCATCTTTTTTATACAAGGAGTTTGGCTTCTTTCTCTTAACTTTTACAGGAATTTTAGGCATTGCTTTTCTAAGCTGCTCTAATTTTTCTTCCTTTAATGATTCAAAGTATGCAAGATTTTTTTTAGTCTTATCAACATCAACTTTTATCTTCTGCTTCTCTTGCATAAAAGAGCAGTCCATAATCCAATTTAATAGGTTTATAAGTCTTATTTTATCTTTTGAGCTATCTTCATACATTAAGTCAAGTTTAGCTCTTAAATCTTCCCAAAGTAGTATATTAATCTTTACATCTTCTTCACAACGATGGACATATTCTTCATAAGACAAGTTTTCCCAATCTGTTATTTTTGGTTTTGGTACTCCATAATCTTCTCCGAATGATTCTAAGCCGAATTTTTTCCCCTCTTTTGCACGAGTTGGATAAAGCCACCAAGCCAAAGCTAAGGAATCAATAACAGTTGCTGTAACAGTGATATTGTGTATTTTTTCCAAAACAGGCTTGTCGTATCGTCTTCCATTATGCATTACAATAATGTTTTCAGGATTACAGAATACTTTTTCTACATCTTCTTTTTTATCTGTAGATTTTATTACCCATTTTCCTTCGCTGTTTTTATAGCCGACAGATAGTACATGCATCTTTGTCACTTGCTCAATTAACCCATCAGTTTCGCAGTCTGCAACAAAAATCTTATCTAAATTCATATCCTATTCTTTTTTTATATACCCTTTAAATTTAAACAACTTATAAAACTCAACTTCTTCTCTGCAATACTTCTTACCACTTTCTATCTGCACATAAATTATTGCTTTTTCCCATTTTCGCGTATGAGGATTTTTCATCTCTACTTCTTCTTGAATGTAGTAGTCTTTTTGTTTGTATGTGTAGTGTTTTTTCATCTGTTTTTATAAAGTTCACTTTGTTCTCAATCTTTTTTCGCGGCAAAATTATACTCTTCAATCATCTTTTCCATCTTTTGCCGAAATTACTGTCTCTGAATACAAGGACACATAAAATTTAAGTCTTTTTCTTCACATTCACAGTAATATTTATCCTCGCCTTCTTCTAAAGTTTCCGCCCACTTATCAATTATAAAATCTTCTGTGATTAATTTATCTTTTAATCTTTCTATATCTTGTTCTGTTAGTATGTATGTTTTCATAACATTTTATCAATTAAAGGTAAACATTCTTTAAGTTTTGTATTTAACTCAAGCATTTCCATATCCCCTGTTGAATCTAATGGATATACTTTTAAAGATAAATTTATAATCTTTTTCAACAAAATTAATTCATAAGTTAAATCACCTTCTCCGCCAAAGTTTAAAGCCATGTCAGCAATTTGCTCAACATTGTCATCAGTCATATTATTTATTATAGCATATTCTATATCTTTTATGCGTAATGACGTAACCATTTCAATTTTATTCTCCATATTGTTTCTTTAACTGTTATAGTTTTTTACGTTCTCTTTTTTCTTTTGCTTTTAATTTCTTTTCCGCCGCGATTTTAGTTTCTAAAGTTTTAAAAGTTGGTTCAAGAGGATGTTTCCAATATTCCATTAACAAATGTGTGGGAGCTTTTTCAAGTCCTTTATAGAAACTTTTTATAATTAGTTCAGCTTTTAAGTCTTCTATAATCTTTATTAGTTTCTTATTTCTCATAATCTAAAAATATTTTCAAAGTTTCTCCGTTATCTTGTTCTTGTATTTCACAGTTTTTTACATTGTAGTTTGCATATACTCTTCCCTTATCTTTTTGTATTACTTCTACTCTGTTTATTTTTTCTTTGTTTTCAGTTTTTTGCGCCAAAGAAAAAGCATCAAAAAACATCTTCTTATATTCTTTCTCGTGCAAGTTAAACATATAAGTTGACATTTGCAAGTTTTCTTCTTTATATTTATTCCAAATTTCTTCCATCTTCTAAATTTGATAAAACTTCAAACTTTACTTGTGCATAAATAATACCTCTACAGATAACTTTGTTAAAAGAATCTTTTATGTCTTTTAAACTGTATTGTGGTTTATTTTCCCTAATTAACTTCTCAACAGTTTCTTTGTTTTTAAACCTTTTTCCGTCATATTTACTATTCTTATGATGTTCATAGCAAGTTTCAACACACTTAAATTTAACATCGTCATAAATATAGAAAGTGTCTCCTTCTTTAATTACTCCTCCGTCTTCTGTTGTATAAGATTTATGTTTTTCAATATACTTTTGAGCGGATTCGTAAGTAGAGAACGCCCTTCCTTCTATTTGCTGTGTATTTTCTTTAGTAGCAAAACTTGTGAACCAAATTTCAAAATTATCACAAACAGTAAATATATTATCTCCTTCAAAAATATCCACGCCATCTGATGTTGTAAATAAAATCTCTTTTATAAACGGTTCAAAATACTTTTCCTGTCCCTCATACCAATGACTAAAAGGATGCCCATTAAAAATATTATCAAGATGCACAATTTTGCCTATTTTCCAAGCAATTCCGTCATCATTCCAAATACCATTTGGATTTTCTATTAATTTAAATTTTTTAACTTCATCCCAATATTCTAAATTTGGATGTCCTTCAATAACTAAATTCTCAATCTTCATACATCCATCTCTGTATGTCATTATAGAACCGTTTGTTTTATGTTTGTACGCTTTAGTTTCCATTTTTCAATATTTTTAATTCGTGATTCATTACACTCAACTGACTTTCTGCCACACTTCTTAAATCAGCATTTATTTCTCTTACTAATTCTATTTCGGCGCGAATAAGATTAAAAACAACAGTTGATTTTTCCTCATCTAAAACAGAATCTAATTTCTCTTTAATTACTTCTAATCCTTTATCTAATAGTCTACAAGTTTTAGGGTATGGAAGTCTAATGTGTTCTATTTTCATTTTCTACGATTTCAATTAATTTTTCTAAACAAGCTTGACGAGCTTTTTCGTAAGTATTATAAAAAGAACTATAGAAATCTCCTAATTTTAGATTAAATCGGTATAATTCTTTTTCCACCTCATCATCATAATATTTGTACACCCAAGAATCTAAATTATATTTTTCCCTAAACCAATCAAAAGTTTGTTGAAAAAGTGGTGCTATACATATTTCAGAATCGTTTTTATAAATAACATCTAATTCCGAGTTAGTTCTCTTTTCCCAAGTAGCGTCTTGGTCATACCACGTAACTTTAGGATTAGAGAAATGAAATCCTAAACAAGGTTCATCAAAACCTAATTCTTTAAGTTTTAAAGCTAATTCATAAGGTATAAATTCTTTTTCCATATTGTTTATTATAATATTCGTTAGCAAATTTAATAGCTTCTTTTAATTTTGTGATGAATGTTTCATCGTATATAAAGTTTTTCATAATATTTGTTTTATTTTTCTTCTACAAAGATAGTGATTATTTTCTTACCTCCAAATAAAAATTGTAAATTTTCTTTATTTTTCGTCGTAAAAAAGAAATTTAGAAATAGTCTAAATAAAAAACAGCCTATAAATAAATACAGACTGTTGATTATATTAAAAAGGAGATTTATTATCGTCCTGTAAATCATTAAAATTTGGTTCAAAAGCCTGAAGATTTTGAGGAGCTTCGAATACAGGTAGTGTTGTGAATGTTGGAGTTGAAATAGTTGTTTTTTTCCTATCTTCTCTAACTTTATCCGCATTTGGTATATTAATCTCTTCTGCGTAAATATCTAAGTACAGTCCTTCCGCTTCACGACATTTTAAAAGATGGACATAGTTAACAGCGTAAGTTTCCAGAGATACTCTCCCATTTTTATCCTCTTCTAAGAAATATTTACTCAAATTTGGATACCTCTCTGGGTCAACCTTAGTATACTCTTTTATACCTAACTTTTGAGGACTTATCATAATAGCTACATAATCAGCCACCTGAAATGTAAATTGAGAATAATATATATCGCTTGCAGTAGGTTGAGACATTATATTTTTGTCTTGTGCCCTCTTAGCCATATCTGAGTTAGTTTGTGAAAGTAAAATAAAAATAACATTCTCATAAGTCATTTTTAAATCTACAATCTTCTCAATAAAATGCTCTATGATGGTGTTTTTTGGCTCTCCCCTATCTCCTTGAACCAAAGCAAGGTGGTCGACAGTTATTACTACAGAGGATTTATTTTTGTTAGCTTCTAAAAATTCCTTACACCCTTCAAAAAATTTGGAAGGTGTTGTAGGAACTTGTGAAATACTTACCCTATCATCTTGTAAAGATTTAAAATACTCATTTGCTAAATTTTTCTCTTCTTCCGTAAACTGCTCTAATAGTATTTCCTTTTTTGTTTTAGATTTAATATTCTTTGAAAGCCCACGTAAAATTAAACTGATAACCCTCATTTCTAATGATATATGAAGAACAGCAAAATTATCTGAAGTAGGGTTTAGCGACTTGTTTAAAATATTATCAGTCATTTTAGCTAATTGGAAACTTTTACCAACACCTGAGCCTGCTGAATAAACTATAACTGACCCGTTAACCACAGGAAATAAATCATCAAAATACGGAAGTCCTGTTTTTACAACACCTTTCTCTCCATTTTGATATTGCTTAATTTCTTTGAATGCTTTTTCTGTTAGGTCTTTAAACTTTTGTATTTGCATTAGTCGTATATCTCAAAACTGTTATCTAATCTCTCTTTGTTTTTTAAATAGTGCTTATAAAGCCAACTATCGTGAATATCAGGTTTAGCTTCATAACATATAGTTTTTCCTCTGTCAGATGTGAATTTTTTAGGATAGAATAAAGTAAACTCTAAAACTTTTGAAGCCTCATCTACATATTCATCTTTTAAGAAATCAATAAATAATTTAACCAAGTTATTTTTTTGTATCCCTGTTTCATGCTTAAACCATGCTAAATATTTTTTAACTCTATTAGGATTTCCAATCTCTTTATTTTTTTCAATATAATAATTTGAAAGCCATGTGAAAAGTTTATCCTCTTCATCGGAGGCTATAGGTTCTGTTAAAATAGTGTTTAAAAGTTTTTTACCTTTATTTGATAACCTTAGTTTTAAGCGTACATCTTCATTAGCCTTCCCTTTGATATAAGTTACAAGAGAAGATTCTTCTAAACGCTTTAAAACATCGTCAGGTAGTGTTTCTAACACTCTTTTTTCAACTTGTTTTGCCGCAACAAGATAGTAAATATCAGAGGGCTCTAATTCACTTCTAAAAAAACTGTCAAAATTAATATACATCACAAAAACAATTTATTAATTACATAATAACAGCACCACACTTCTAAAGCTATCACACTTATATATCCTAAAATTTCAAGTGCGAATAATAATCTTTTCATAATGATATTGATAAAAACTCTTTTATAATATTTTCTTTTAAAGATTTCATAATATTATTAATATCAGAAGTTATCTGTTTCTCTTCTTTAATCTTTTTTCTGCCGATTTTAACACCCTTAAAAAATATTTCATACTCGGTAGAAGTATTAAAATAATCAACTATTAATACAGAGTCTTCTAAAGTGACTTTAGTTACTAAGTTGGTGTATTTACCAAATTCTACTGAAATATTTTTAAATTCTGTATTTTTCATTAAAGTGTAGAAAATGTCTAATTCTTTATTTTCCATTACACTAAATCATTTAATACCACAGGTTTAAATCCTTTTGGTTTTATCACTTTACCCACTGAATTTTTCAAAGGTTTTCCATCGACTAACTTTGACATATTGTTCTCATGTACTCGGTTAAAGGCTTCTTCAAATACATGTTGCAATCCATGAGCGTTTATAGTACCCATTAAAATATAAAATTGGTCTACTAAGCTATCCAATGTTTCCACTAAATCTTCTGTCTCTGTGGCTTCCTCATACTCTTCCAACTCTTCATAAGCTAAATCAAATCTTAACCTGCTTTCGTTTTCTGTTAACATTGTTGGTTCGTGGCTAACCTCTTGGTCAAAAACCTCTTGAAATCCCCTTACTTTATTTAAAGCTTCTTTTAATTCCATTTTATTTATAATATTTACTTTTCTTAAATAGTTTACGAAGTAGGCTTATTTGTTCTTGGTTGAATTTGAATACACCTAAATCTGTTTTTAATTTTTTATGCGCGAAAATATAATTTATTTCTATTTCGGATAATTTATACTTTAACATTTCTCTGTTGTTTAATATAATTCTCCGCCTCAAGTAAATTACCTGTAAAGACAACTTCTACATATACTTCATCGAATTCTTCTGTATAAGATAGAACATTATATCTATTCTTTTTAACCCATGAAATTCTATATTTTTGCATAGTTTTTTATTTTTTACAAATATACTTAATTTTATTTTCCTGTGCAATACAAAGTCTCAAAAAAGATTAAAAAATATCTAACTTTCTCAATTCTTTTCTCAACAACACTCTTTCATAAGGAGATAGAAGTCTTTCTAAGTCTAATATTGTTTGAATGTTTTGTGTTATTTCTGTTTCTTTCTTTTCTTCGCCGAAATTTGATTCCTCCCAATATTTTAAACTATCGCTCATATTATCTATTTTGGTACTTTCTAACTCTGTTTTTAATTTTCTGAAATTCTTCTAATGTTTTAAATTCATCGTTCTTTAAACTATATGGTAAATCAAACATTTTCATCTCTTTCTTTAAATGAGGTTCTAATTTAACTAAATCCCACTTGTCTAATGGAATTAATACTCCCATTTCTATAAGCTCTATTGGGCGAAATTGGTAGCTAATATAGTAATTTGTTTTATTTTTGTTTGTGGCGCACTTAACCCATCCGAAATAAAAGCTGTTGCAAAATACATCCCCCTCTTTCACATTGAAAAATTCGCTAAATACTACATCTCTTGCTATTTTGTAAAATTTCATATCATTATTATTTATATTTTTCGTATTTATAAATTGAATTTAAAGTTTTAAATGTTTGTTCGTCAATGATTTCTGTTACAGGAGAAGTACTAATTCCTTGATTTTGATAATTAATATATCCTAAATTAAATCTCTCACCTATTTGTGGCGGTTTAATAAATCCCCCGACATGGAAAGGCTTAGACTCACCAAATGTAGAATTTTCATGAAAAGGGTTTTCCACATTCCCTATTTTTGTAATTTTATATGTTTCCATTATATTGCTATTTCTAAATTTTTACTAAGTTTTTCAATTCCCCCTAAACCACTGATTTTAAAATCTTCCCATTTGTGCTCATAGAAATTCTTTGGTTCACAAATTAATTCCATTTTAGGTTGTAATCCTGTTGGTTCTCTGTCTAAAATCTCTTCCATTGCTTCTAAATGTCTGTCATAAATATGTTCATTAAAAACAATATGTTGAAAATTTCTTACTTTATGCGTGATTTCTGTTTTGAAAGTTAGGTGGTTTGCTATCATCATTGCCAACATTACATATTCTGATGGGTTTATGGAAGCTGTCATTAATAAATCTCTGCTTCTTTGTGATAAATTAAAATCAATGTATCTAATATCACCGTCTTCTTCAATACTCCAATCAGTTCTGAAAGCACACGGTGGTAACGGTTTAGGTACTGAATTCAAATCTTCTTCTTGCCATAAATCTATTGTTAATCTACGACTTTCCCAATTGTGCTCCATATCGTAAAGAAGTTTATTCATTAAATCATATTTCTTTACAATATATCCATAGGTTTTTCCAATATCTGAATGAGTGTAAAACTTTTCTCCATTTTTTAATATCATGTAATTTTTTGTAACTATAAAATCTCTCCACCATGAATGAATACTTAGGTGAGCATCTTCAATAATATTTGACTGTTTTAGGTAAATCCACTCCATTTCGTAAAAACAGCCTTTTAATGCGGTTGTTCTTAAAGTGCTTATTGGAAACTCCCCTTTTAAAATATCATAATCATATACTCTTTGCCTCACTTGTTTATAGTGTGCAGGAGTTCCGTCAGTCCATTTTGTTCTTGGGTTTTTACTCCATGTCCCTCTATATTTAATATCTAAAATGGTATTTTTTAAATAATTATCTGCTTTGTTACTCATTCTTTAATTTATCATTCATTACACTTAACTGACTTTCTGCTGCTGTTCTCATGTTGGAGTTCAGTTCTCTTAGTTTTTCTATTTCCGCCGAAATAAGATTAAAAACAACAGTTGATTTTCCCTCATCCAAAACAGAATCTAACTTTTCTTTAATTACTTCTAATCCTTCATCTATTAAAGGACAAGTCATTTTAAAATCAAGTTTTACATGTTCTATTTTCATAATTTACAAATTACATATCCCCCTAAAACCGCCAAAAGAATAAAAACAAAACTCCACACAAACAGAATCTCTCTATTTAAAACAGTTTTATTTTCTATCTTCTCCAATTCTTTCATTTTTTCTCGCGCCAAAAAATAATCGTTAAAAGGAACTTCTCCTCCAATAAGTCCTATATATTTATGCCAAACACTTATATTACATATCCAATAGGTTTCTTGAATTAAATATTCTTCTTTGTTTTCAGTGATTTTTAGTATCTCATACTCTTTTTTCGCGCGAATTTTATCCCAAAGTATTTTCATAATCTTCTAAATAATTATCCTTATTAAACTTACTCATCCATTGTAATGTGTTTCTTTCACAGTTATTTTCAAAACTTTTTTCAGGAAATGAAGTTGTTTTATGAAAGTCATACCCATATTTACTTGCTTCAACCATGTCTTTTTCTGTGTAAAAATTATTTTGCGCCCATTCCACAGCTAAAGAAATCATTTGGTCAAAGTTATCCTTTAATAGTGTATCGGGGTCAGGATGTACCTCGCCAATATATTTTATAAATTTATTGTTCATAATTATTGGTTATATATAAGATTAAACTTCTCCAACTGTTCATTATAATAACTTAAAACACTTTCAGTATTTGATATTTGTCGCAATAAAAGATACTTTAGATATCTCACCGCTTCTTCTTTAGTATCAAAACTTTTTACCCAATTTGTGTTTAAAGCCTCTCTATTTATTTCATTTATCCAATAAAAAGACAGAGACTTTTTTACATAACTTGTTTCCAAAATTTCTAAATTCATATCTGTACGAACTTGATAAATTTTATTTTCCATAATTAAATTTTTTTACAATTATACCACCCTTCTTTACTTTCAATAAATTTTCCAATACAATTAAAATATAATGAATTGTCTGAAAAATAATCTCTTTTATCAATTAATAATCCGTTACATAATTTTATTTTCTTCTGTTCTATTTCTTTTATTAACTGTTTGTTTCCTTTCTCTTTTAATTCTTTTTCTCGAGAAAAAATAAAATCTAAAACTAATAATTGTTTCATTATAAAAGGCTCAACATAATATTTCTCTTGTACAACCCTTGGTTCAGACTTAATAGCACTTCTAACTGTGAATTGGTATTTATCTAATATTTTCATAGTCATCTTTAATTAAAAACTGATTACATCCAAAATCTTTCAAGGTAATTAACTCTGCTTTATAGTCTGACCCATCTTGAACAAAAGCCCTATCCTTCTTATTTTCTTCGCGCAAAACTCTAAAACAATCCCATGAATCTTCTACTTCTTCATCTGTCCATTCTGTAGATTCCCAAAACATTTTAACTCTTGTGCACAGCCCTGTTTTCATATTTTTAATTGGACGACTGTCGGTAACTTCCCAAAATTTACAATTTAAACATATATTTCTTTCCATAACTTTTATTTTTCTTTTACAAATATACAATTTTCGCGCGGAATAAAAAAGAAAGTTCAAATAAATTTTCACAAAAACAGAAGAAAAAATACTAATTTAAATTAAATCTAAATTACGAATGTTAATGAGTGGACAAAAGAAAACCCCACTAAAAGCAATCTTGCGATTATTAATAATGGGGTTAGTTTGATTATAAAAATCCTTTTAAAAATAAAGTGAGAATCCAATCCTCACGTCCGAGGTAACTGTACATGTCTTATTACTTAATTGGGCAAGCTCCATTGTCACATCCACCTAATTCTTCAAAGTCTTCTTCTTTCAATTCTACAGAAGTAATAGGTTTAACTTTTGAAGACATTTCTAAATACTGTGCTTCTGTAATAGGTTCAAAAGGTGCTTGTTGAAAACCATGTCCTGAGTATAATAAGAAGCTTAAAGTTTTAAAATTGTCTTTAAAATTATCTTCTAAATACTGTTTTAATACAGGTAACTCTTCTTTCTTATAATAAGCTGTAACAGACACTGAATTATCTGACCAATTTTTCTGCATAAATTTAACCTTTTCAAGTTGCTCAAAAACAGTCATATCATCAGCAGAAATTGTTCCGTCAGGGTATTTACAAGGAAACTCTACAACCATTGTGCTCCTATCGTCTGTCCCATCAAAATTCTTTTGAGGCTCTACGTGATACCCGTTAGCTCTACAAACATCGATTAATGGAGACCCTGATTGCATTCTGATTCTTCTAATATAATACTGCCCTGATGTTGCGGGATGTACGCCTGAAGTACACCCTGCTAATAAAGACAGAGACCCACTTGGCTTAACTGTTGTTAATTTAATACTTGCATTGAATCCCATAGCTTTAGAATATTCTTTATCATAAGCTCTTAAATATTTATAGCAACCATCTAACCAACTAAGCTGTTTATCTGTACACATCATTACACCTGTAATACCAATACCCATACGCATATTCTTATGTACGATATCTTCTGTATCTTTTTGGTGACAACTTAATGCCAGAGAGTGTTTATTAACTCTATACAACATAGTAGCTACTTTCAATAATTCTTCATACGAAGTGATATTAGGTAAGTAAATTTCAGCTAGGCAGCATGTTTCAAAACTAGCTAAAGATTGTTCCGCACCAAATTTGTTACTCTACTAATAGAGGATAAGTCATTTCTGCTTATCTCTGCAATTTCAGTTTGTTATATTTGCAGTTCGGACTATACCACCTTCTCATTGAGAAGCCCCTTGGTAGTCTCTGAGGGCTTGCATTTCTGCCTATCCCTGCTGATTATCCTCTTCAGGACTTCCCAGCATATTCAGGGTTATTCGTAATACATCGCTGTATTAAGCCGCTAGCGTTAACGGATTGTATCCTTCCACATCAGGGTCAGGGTATTCATATTCTCCTAATCTACCTACTTTCCTAGATAACTCTAAATTAATTAAACCGTAAGGCTCTCCTTGTTCATAAGTATCCCAAAATTCTTGAGGTAAATCTTTAACATCTTGTACATCAATAGAATTGTTAGACATTGCTCTCCAATTAGGTACATTACCTAAATCCCATCTTTTAGCTTTTAAATATTCTAAATCATCATAATCGCCAATAGCTATTTGAGCACTTCTTCTGATATTTCCTGCGACTACAATCATACCAATGATATTCATAATATCTAAACAGTCTATGGGTCTTAATTGCTTTCCTCTTCTCTTATCTAACACACCTTGTATTAAATCAATACCCTCTACTAAAATACTCGCTCCTGAAGAAACTCCTCCAAAGCCTTTAATTAATTCTCCTTTTCCTCTGATTAATTGAGTACTGTAAGTAAAACTTTCTCCTGAATAAAAATAAGACTTTAAAACTTTCCCTAATAATTTAACCCACCCTTCTCGTGTATCAGGAACGATAAAATCAGCTTGTTTATCATCGAGCCTTACTATTTTTGGTTTTTTCTTTTGTAATTTAGGTAGCTTATATACGTGCTCTTTTTTAATTGAGTAACCTACCCCTGAACCCAACATAAGCATGTCCATCGCCCAAGTGAAAGGTTTAATTGGATTATCAATAACAACAAAAGCACAATTTTGTAAAGAGGGTAATCCTAATCGGTCAACTGTTTCTGTACCCAATTGCCACATAAATCTCCCCGCTACCGAGCCTTTCATATTGTGGCGCATATCCCTATAGAATTCTTTCTCTTCAGGTAATAAATTTAATTTTAATTGTTTTTCAATACCTTTTAACTCTCTTTCAACTGTGTCTGAGAATTCCTCTGTTGTTCCATCTTTTTTTGTTCTTGCATACGTCCTCTTGTAGGTAATGTAGCCGAGCTCACCCCATTTAACGGGTCTTTTTTCAATTTCCATTTTCTGCTTATATATTTATTTAATTTAGTTACTTTTTTAGTTAAAAAACGCCCCAAAGAAATTCATCTGAGGGGCATTATTGTTTTCTCATCTTTAAATTACTGAGAATTTGTTTTAGGAATCTCTGTTCCTTTTATTTTTTTACGGCGATGCTCCTTTGTAAAGGACTGTTCATGTCGTAGCTATCTCGGACAGCTTTTTATTTCTTATGCAAATATACAACTATTATTTTAATCCCACAAATAAATTAGTTCATTAAAAATATTTCTGTGGTTGTGAGGTTTTTTATCTATTCCCAATTGCGATATTTACTTTTAAATTCTTTTAAAATTTCTAAAGTTTCTTTTTGTACCTCTAACATCTCTACTATTTGAGGAAGAATTATTTGTTTTAAATCAGTATACTTCTCTAATGCTTGAGCTACAGTTGGGAAATAAAATCTCTCTTCTGCTGTGTATTCTGTTTCTAATCCTTCTTTACTAATTCTTTTTTGCGGAAAATGTTGTACTAAGCAAACCCCTCTTCCCCCGTCTGTCTTTAGATAATGAGATTTGTCTATTATAATTTTATCTGTTTTTTTAAATAAGTTGTTCATGTTTTGTGTATTTTATTGTTTCTGTTTCTATCCAAAAATGTTTGTGCTTTTGGTCATCATAATCGAAAATCTCACTCCTGATAAATTCTACAAAATCTAAATCAACCTCACCAAATTCATAAACTGTTAATTCAAAAGAGTCTTCATCCTCATACTTTGATAGATTTTCAATGATGTCTTTAACTAAAACTCCGTTGTGTCTTTCCATGAATTCTAAAGCGTCATAGTCGCCGTAATTACTTAAATAGAGTACTCTCATATTTATTTTTAATTTTTTCCGCAAATAAAAAAGAAACAGAAGATAATTTACTCAAACAATAAAACGTTTTTCGTGCGCCTATACCTTAGAGCAGTAAAGTAAACTATTTTTAGAGCAACTTCTGTTTAATCTACAACTTACAAGATAGCTTCTCTTGTCAATCACTTTGTTGTCAGCTTTGTGGAGAAATGGAGCATCGACTTCCCTTACCACTTCCTGCCCTCGATATTACGCAAGCACAGTACAAATCCCCCTTTTTTATAAAACCTACCTAATTATGCCACCAAAAATAAACACTATCATTCATAAGCTACGAACTTACAAAATCAATCTCCTACATATCAGAGCATAAGGATGTTTATTTCTAACTTAAAACTATTACTTGGCTTGTGATGTAATATTGTAACTATTATTTACCTTTAATATCCTAGTATACCACGGAAATATTACTTGTTTCTTGTTAGTTAGATAGGTTTTGTTTTTCCCACCACATGTTTTTGAGTTTCAAACTTTTTATTACTAATTAGTTTTTTGTGGTGAGAATAGTTTTAACTTATTCAAACACTTTTTTGTACACTTCACTTATTCCTACTCCTGCAAAAAATGCTAAAACATAAACACTTATAGTAGCTAATATTTTAAATGTTGGGTCGTAAATAGACTCTCTTTTTTCAATGTATTACCAACTTTCAGGCATAAAAAACGGATAGAAAATCAATACCACTGTAAGTATTGAAAATAATAACACTTTAAATTTTTTCATAGTTTTCTTTATTTTTCTTTTACAAATATATAAATAATTTATTTAATGTGCAAGAGAAAATTGATTTATTTTTTGAAATATTTTTTATAAACAGAAAAATACTCTGCTATTTCTTTACATACAGATACTACCTCATTCCTTAAATATTCCTCCACATCCTCTTTTCTATACGGAGTTGGTATGTAGTCAATCTTCCCTGTTAATCTAAGGCAATTTTTATCTCCTATCTGTAAATTGTTTCCTTTTCGGTCTAAGTGATTAACTTGACAACCTCCAATACTGAAACCTTCTAATTCTCTTTGATATGCATATATACGAGTTTGATAATATTTTTTCATGTCCCCATATTTTTCCATCATACTTTTAGAAGCTCCTGTCTTTAAATCCTCAATCCACCTTAAACCTTCACTATCATATTCGTGGTCGCTGAATCCTTGCAAAACGCAATCTTTCAACCCGAACGGCTCTAAGTCAATCACTACTTCCGCCTCGAACTTAGAAGAATCATGTTTTAATAAAGTGTCAATCGTTTTCATATCAAAATCTGACAAATTATCATCTTTTTCGCCGTCAGAAAAATAAGTTCCGACAAGATTTCCAAAAAAAGCAAACATTCCACTTTTTGAAGGTATCCCTAAAAAATAACCTTGGACATATTGCTCTTTATATTCTTTAAAAGAGTTTAACTGAGAATAGCTTATTTTGTACTTATTTTTATGTTGAGGGTAATTACCTAACTCGTTTTCATATTTCTTAGGTAGCTCTATTTTTTCCACAATTCTTCTTTTAGTTGTTCTATAATTTGGTCAATTTCTTTTTGATTAATCACTTTCCCGAAATTTGGGTCTATTTCAGCTAAAGATGCCCTAATCAAATTTAAAATAATCTCTTTATCCTTCTCACTTCCTTTCTTTTTGTCGAAAATTTTCTTAAAGGTTTCTTTTGATTCTCTTGTAATTTTTTTCACAAGAGCTATTTTCTGTAATAAAGGTAATTCAATAGCCGCTACCTCTCCTTCCAATTCCACTACATTTGAAACTACCTCTTTTAACGGTTGTTCTCCTTCTGCTTTTCTGTGGATGTTAACCATAGCTATTATTTCGTTGATAGAACTTCTGTCCAGTTCGTTTTCGCCGCCCTCAGATTTATATGTGGTATAAACATCTTCCCCATCAACAAAATCCGCAGGTAAATTATAAATATAAGCCCATTCCGCTAAAGAATTAGAGAACCATGAGCATCCCTTTAAATAAGATTGCAAGTCTAAGCAAGTTAAGCTCCAAGGCTTTTTTCCAAAATGTTGTAAATCCTTTGGATAATCGCTTAAAATGCCATTTTTAGAAGCTCTTGTTGTAATAAATGGTAGTGAGAAATCTGCGTTCCACACAACTGTCTTAAAACCTTTAAAACGGTCTTCGTTGTACAGATTTAAGAACCTTTGTATAATTTCTTTTTCGCCGCCTTTTAAAACTAAAGTAGAAATAACACCATCTTCTTTACAATACGCAATAGTAATACTGTAAATTTTAGCGAATAAAGGATTTTTACTTGACTCTTTATAATATTTCTGATAAGTTTCTGCTTCTGTTAATGGTGTATTTGTATTAAAATCTTTACCATACTTATTTTTAAATAAAGCAAATTCTTGTGAATCTACTTTAATATCTTCCGTATTAGGAATACTTGTTATTTTAATGTATATATTTTTTTCCATACCTACAAATTTCTCGAATTTTTATATTGCTCTTTGAATTTAACTACAGCTTCTTTTAAATCTTCAGCTCTTAAAAAGCAGAGGCGCGTACTAACACCAGAAAAAGCGTGGTAATTAATGCAGTCGTCGTAAGCGAAGTTTTTTCCTAAATAAAAATAAGGGTAGTACTTTCTTTGATTGGTATTATCCCAATCACATTTAACTCCTTTGTTATAAAAGTTCACAATCATTCTCTCCACTTCTTGAAATTTTGCAAACTCTGAAACATTTTTATAAAGTTCTTCAAAAGCTCCTTCTGTAGTATTATGATACGTATAAACTTCATCCATTGGATTTTGTTTTTTAGCGTTTTCAATTAGCTCGTTTAATTCTGACAAAGAAAATTCTTTACCATTGATATTAATTTTTTCCATAATATTTTTCTGTTAAATTTATTGAATCACAAGCAGATAACCAGCCTTTATAAGATGGTAACGACTTAAGATTATTCCTCTTCTTTATAAATTTTTTCTTAATTGTTTTTCTTAATAATGTATGTGTATGATAGTGTTTGAATCCTAAAAAGTCAATTCCGCGTTTTTCAACAGGAAATACTTGATAACTTTTATTTATTTCTAAATTTAACTCTTTTAACTTAACTCTCATTTTAAATAAAACTTCGTGTAGGGACTCTTTACTGTTTGATAAAATAACTAAATCATCGCAGTACCTGAAGTAATATCTGATTTTTAATTCTTGTTTTAAATAGTGGTCAAAATCATTTAAATATACGTTAGCTAATATTTGGCTTAATAAGTTACCAAGAGGTAGTCCTTTAGCAGAGTCTATAATCTCGTCTAATAATTTTAAAGTCGGTTTACATTTTATTTTTCGCCTAATTTTAGTTTTTAATATTTCATTATTTATTGAAGGATAGAATTTTTTAATGTCTATTTTTAAACAAAATTTTGTACCATCGATGTCTTTCAAAACCCTTCTTAAATTATAAGAACATTTATGAACACCTCTTCCTTTTATCGAACTATAAGTGTCAGCAACAAATGTTGGTGTGAATATAGATTCAATTTGTAAATATATCCCCCAATGCATAATCCTGTCAGGGATAATAAGGTAACCTTGAAATTACTCTATGTTTAGGTTCAAAAATTTCAAAGTCATTATAGTGTGAAGTTTTGTATTCTCCATTAATTAATATATTATTTAAATGTAATATATTTTGTTCTTCGTTTTCAAGATGTATTTTAACCCCTTTCTGCTTTAGTTTCCCCCTTCTTGCTCGTTTATCTGCCTGTTTTAAATTTTCTATACTAATAATCTTACTATAAATATTTCCTGTTCTTCTCATACTCTGTTTAAGAAGGTTGTTTTCGATTACTCTACTAACAACCTATTAAGGCTTCTTTTTATTTTTCACCATGTTGGTGAGGTTAATATACTTTTTAAATAAACATAGGTGCGTACTAACATCAGAATTAGTGTTGTAATTATTGTAGTCGTTGTAAGCGAAGGGTGCTACAACTATATTAACCTTGTAACATAAATGACTTAAAAATTTTAACAAACTCTTTGTTTTTTCCTATGTATTCACATAAATATCTTGATTTCAGACAGAGGCGCGCACTAACATCAGAATGAGCGTCGTAAAAATTGTAGTCGTAGTAAGCGAAGCCATCTTCTTGCATTTTCCACCAAATTTGATATTTATATTCTGAAGAATCCTTCCAATCAAAGACATACTTTTCGTTTAAAGATTTCACTATAACAATAGCTTCTTGTTGACTTACAACGTGAGGAGATAATCCAACAACAGATTGTAATAATTTTAATTGAGTTACTTCTTCATCCTCATCACCCAAGTAACTAACGGCATCGTTTAATGTTTTAATTCTTTCTGTAATATCTTTGACTACTTCTTTAAAGGTCAGTTTACCTGTGTTTTTATCAAAACTGTCTACTTCATATCCTTGTGGGATTTCAATCTTTACTTCTTTCATAATTTTTTATTTTTTTGTTTAAATACTCATTCTTCGTTTACAAATATATGTATTTATATTTTAATGTGCAAATTTTTTTATTCTTTTTTCGCGGAATTTATTCCTCATTTTTAAATCGCCCACAAAAATTATAAGTTTTATAGACATGTTCTAAATACCAAACAATGCCGTTCTCATCTACTCTTAGATTACGAGGTTTCTTAAGTTTTCTTGAACGTTCTATTACACCAATTCTGACCAATTCTTTCCACTGTTCAAAGCTACAATCTTCATAGTTTTCTCCGTGGCGAATTTTATATACTTCTTCTATTTGTTCGGGCGAATATCCGTATTTTTCTAATCTTTGTTTGTATTCTTCCCAAGGTTGTTTACTGCTGTTCATTTTCTACAATTTCAATTAATTTTTCTAAACATACTATTCTACAAAGATTTCTTGCTCATTTTCTTGCCATTCCACAGGGGCTTTTTATTTATTTCTGCAATTTGTTCTTTTGTTAATTCCATGATTTTCTTATTTTCTTTAGCAAATATATATCTTTATTTTTAATTGTGCAAATTATTTTTGTAATTTATAATGATTTTAGATAAGTTATTTTATTCACTTTTAAACATGACAATAAACTTCGACTTTCATCGAAGAATTTTTATTATTACCTACTATAGGGAGCTTACTGCTCAGATAAGAAATGGCAAAAATCAAACTGTAAGTAGTCTAACTTTTCTACTTTCTCTTTTACAGGGAAGTTTGTTGTTGTGAATTCGGGGATTAACTCTCTGAACAGTTTACCTTCAGAATACATTAAAGAAATATCCACATTGAATTTTAATTCTCTGTATTCTTTATATGTGCATTTTCTTAAGTATTTAAACTTTCTTCTTGTTTTTATTATTCCCGCGCCAACCAACTTCTTCTTCCAGTAGAAACCGTTAGATTTAGTTTTTGTTTCACCAAATTTTAATTTAGAAAAACCATAATTACTCATTACTGTTTTAGCATTAAATGAACTTCTATCTTCAGCATACGTTAAATCACTATCATTCCAAGAGTCTTTAAAATTAATCTCTTTTTGTGACAGTCTGTATCCTTTAGATATTCTCCCTATTACTTTATTCTGCTCGTAACGTCTATCTATTCGATTTTTTTGTATTTGTTCCGCGCGAATTATCCTCACTCTAAAACTGAATAATTTAGTTTCGGAAAAAGTACCTACTTCGATTGGAACTCTTTTTGGTCTTCTTAGACCGCAATATCTCTTATTAATTTTATTAACTCCCACCAAAACAAAATTACCAACAGAATCAAAACGGCACAATTCTAATTTCTGCAACTCTTTAATGTATTTTCTTAAAGTAGTTACAGACAGATTAGTTTTATCTTTTAATGTGTGGTAAATGTTTCTGTTTTTCTCTTTGTAGATTTTTATTGCGGATTTTTTCTTCGTGATATTTTCTATTCTCTTAGCAAACTTTAGCATAGCGTAAACCGCCACCAAACTATCCCCGCCTTCGGAGAAAAGTTCAGCATAAAGTTTAGAATTTATGTTAATGTAGTTTTGCATAGTAAAAATAGCTAAAAATAAAAAACCCTTATAAACGAAAGTTGAGACCAAGAGCCACCACGCATCTTAAAATCTCAACCTTACAATTTATAAGAGTAATCTTATTTATATTTGTCGATTTTTTAGTGGTGGATAAAATCTATACTTCCAATAAGTAGCGAAACGGATTTTCCCATTTCTGACCGCAAATATACAATACATACTTCAATTAAACAAATTGGTTAGTTTTATATAAATAATTATTTTTTAAAAATGTCTTTCCACGAATCGTTTAATGTTATAAACCACGCAATTAATACCATTCCTCCCACTATAATAGCTGCTATTTGAGCACCTTCTGATAAATTTTCCATAATTTTTAATTGATAGGGTTAGCTAATTGCATGACAGAGAAATTTAAATCTACAAATCTCACACCGTATATTTCTTCTTTAAATACTTGAAGATATATTTCCTCCCCTGATTTATCATCTAAAAGATGTAATTCTGCGTATTCTAAACCGTTTTTTGTTTTGTCATATTTTGTTTCCGCTATTTGTGTTAAATTATAGACAGTATTTGCTATATAAAACTTAACTTTATCGTTTTTGTTTCCATAGTTAAAAAAGATTCTTGTTTCTAAGTTTTTCCATTCAGTTTTTTCTCCCGCCGAATTAGTAAACATCGCTATTGTGTAACTTTTTACAAATTGCTGTTTTTCTTGTGCCCGCGCGAAAAAAGTTAAAAACAGAAGGACTAATAAGATTAATTTTTTCATAATATTTGGTTTTGTGTTTTTTAAAAAGGACATTCATTTTCTCCAAATGTGCTTACTGTTATATTTATTTCTTTTGTTAATTGTTTTAACTTATTTATAGTCATTTTCCGCCGCGAAATATTAAAAACAAAGGTAGAAGAAAAACAATACATTGGAATCTCTTTCAAACTATAACTTCTTCTGTTTTTAGTATAAGGAAGTCTGTATAGTTTCTTTTTATACCAACCATAAGGTGTTCCATTATATTCAAAACCATATTTAAAAATCATACTATTGTGGTAATTTTAAGTGTTGATTTTATTAGTGTTTTACCACATTGGTTGCGTCAATGAGCGAGTTAAACGATAGTTTTTCAAACTATACGGATAAACCTAATTGATTAATAGCATTAGTGTTTAATTCAAACTCAAAATCGAATCCTAATAAATCCTCAACAAGTTCATTTTTGCTTATCCAAAATCTTTCTTCGCCATCACTATCTTTGTATGTAGTTTCGAACATATTTTCCCCAACTTCAAAATCTGTGAAACAATCAAAGAAAACGCTTCCTTTTGCTTCATTATAAACCCCTAATTCGGCTTTATAGTCAAATTCAGTGGAAAAATGGATTCTTTCAGGTTCTTCCAAAATTCTTTCCGATTCATCTGTTACAGCAAACATTTTAAGTGTTATAGGCTGTTTTAAAAAATTAGCGTAATTACTAATCTTTGTAAGCATTTTTACCTCGTCATAAGGTGGATTTTCATTTAATAAATTCAAACAAAAATCTGTCATTGGAATTAGTTTCATAATCTATTTGTGTTAATTAAACCATCGTTTAACAAAGGTTTGGCGCAATAAAGCCAACACCTTCTGATTAATATTCTTGTTTTTCTAAGGCTTTACTTCGCCAAGCCTCTGGACGTTATAAGCAAGCTGCTACGTTCCTGCTCCGAATGAAAGTTCCCCATTGTTCAGCCATAGCTTTTGCCACCCCACTAAAAGTTTTTGAGCTTTCCTTTTGGCTTATATTTACAAATTGGTATTTCTGTCCTCGTTTCTTCCCTCCTGTATTGCTCGGCAAATACGGCTTATAGTTGCTCTTAATATCAGTCGGCTTTAATAGTGGCAAATTTTTCAACCACAATAATGTTCGCTTACTAAATTCGTGTCCATATTCGTAGGGCTGTATCGCTTGGTCTTGTTTTGGCAATTCAACTACTTTTAATGGTGTTGGATTTTCAATAGCAATATATTCAATCGGTGCATTTAGTAGTTGTAAAAACAAGTCCTTAGCTTCCATTGCTTTTGCGTATCTGTCTTGGCACAAATTTCCTGCCGTTGGATACATCCATCTTGCTCCAGCCCTACTCATATAAGTACAAGGTGGGTGTGCAATCATCATATCATA